GAGAAGGGCAGCCCTCCCCCCATGCCTATGCCCCCTATGATGGGCAGCCCTTCTCCCGCATCAATGAATATATCAGCCCCTGTGGCTGCCATGGTGGCTCAGACAAAGGGTGGCAAGAGAACTAAGTCTAAGTCTAAGAAGTCGAAAAAGTCGAAGTCTAAGTCCAAGTCCAGACGCTAATCCTCGAACATATACTTCGTGGTAATTTGGTTGTCCTTTGTCACGAGTTCTGGGGCGGAAGCAGAAGCAGCCGCAGCTGCATTTGCAGTTGCAGTCGGCAAAGCATACTCCCCCTTCGTATCGACAATCTTGTACACACATTTCTTGTAATACGCCTTTCGCTTAGCCCACTGCCCCTGGTACATCGAATGGCTATCGACAATATCCACAATCAATGGCGGTATTTCGCGTGCACTCTTCTGTGTTCGCAAAATGCGTCCCGTACTCTGCTCAATCTTCTTCCGTGGGCTGATCATAATCATCGTATTCAGCGTCTTGATATTCATCCCCTCCGATGCCATCGCATACGTCCCCAGCAACACTCTTGCTCCTGCTGCCTCCGTCTGCCGCTTCTCGCTGTCCATTCCGCCAATGTAGTAACTTACTGGGACTCCAGCAGGAATCTTCGCCCTAATTCGATGTAAGTGGTCAATCCGTTCACTAAGAACCAGCACAGTCCGCAACGGTTCTTCCAGAAGCTTCGCCAGAATCTGATCAATCACGCAATTCCTCGGCTCAAACGCCACTATCTGGCTCAGTAATCGGGCCAGCACAGGCTCTCCCCGAGAATCCACCGGCACCTCCGAATACTCGATCTCATCGGAATGAAACCCAACCTTTTGCACAATCACGTCGGGGTCCGCTTCCCGTGTCTTTTCCCAGTAGACCGGCTTCCCAATAAACCACTCGAAGACCCGTGTCAATCCATCATCTCGCACCGGTGTTGCACTCAGCCCCAGCATATTCTTCGTCTGCACCTTTAACAACGCTCGTGAGAAATGGGCAGCCCCCAAATGGTGACACTCATCAAAGATTGTCAGGCCGAAGGAATGGAACTCGTCGGGAGAGAATTCCCGAGATACCAGGGTCTGGATCATTGCGATACAACAATCGTATGCAACAGGAGGATCTTCCGGAACAACTTGGCGAAGACGTTCGAGGAGAACGGCCTTCGTACCCGCAAGAGGAAGGCCGTGTTTCTTGAGTTCCTCCTTTAGCTCTGGAATCGTAAGCGGCTTCTTCTCCATGAATCCCAGTTGTCTCTTATCCTCCTGTAAGATACCGATGCGAATCCCTGGCATTAGTGCGGAAAGCTCGCCAATCCACTGATCGAGAAGGAACTCCTTGTCAACGACAATCATGAACTTTCGGCCGAGTTTGGCCGCAATCTGGATGGCCATGAAGGTCTTGCCTCGTCCGCAGGGAACACAGATGAGTCCATTAGGAGCGGCCAGGAATTTGTTGACAATATCGTGCTGATACTCGTAGGGAGTACCCGTAAAGAGGAGGTCACTGCGAAGAGGTGTGCCATCAGATAGGCTGGATTCCTTAGCAGGACCGAATTTCTCGGTGGCCCATACTCGGGGAAGATAGTATTTGCTAAGAGACTCGGCGTAGACACGAAAGGTGGCGGCTTGACTAAATCGCTGCTGCATCCCTGGCACAACAGGTGTAACAGAGAGTTCTTTGATTATCATCTTCTCGTGGAGGGGGTTCAGTCCCTCTTTGGGGATGGCGTAACCTCTCCGAGTCAACATTGTGGACTTGGGCAGGTAGGGGTTCTGCTTATCAAATTTAAGGGCTGTACGGTAGATGAGAATCGATACATCAGTTGCAAGCATTGTCTTAATTCTGGGCGTTCCTCTCCTTGGTCATATAGGTCTGTCCTTCGAGCTTGCGTCCAATACGCTGGTCCGCCTCGCCCTCCTTCTCTATGTACTCTATTCCACAAGCATCTCGCCCCTTGCCGGCCTCCTCGCTGTCCTCGCAGCTGTAACGGTGATAGGTGAACGCAATTTCCGGGCTCTCAGTGGGTTCCCCTTAGCGAACAATACGATTCCCTATAAAAAGGACGTGGTGTTCGAGAATGTGGCGGGGACCCAGTCGCCTGTACTGAGAACAGCAGACAGCAACGAGGAACAGATCTATACGGACAACAATCCGAGATTGGCGGCTGCGCCTACGGGGGCACACTCGGCAAAATTCTTCATGGATCACAAACTTTCCGCGTAACTTACTCTTCCGCCTCTGAGAACTCCTTCGCATAGTCTACATCTGCTGCAAGCCGTTGCAGAGTATGCACCAGATCTTCCAGCTTCGCATTATACTCGTCGCTTTTAAAGGTGTTGCGCAGCCACGCCTTTGATTCACTATCACTACTCATACGCCGAATCCAGGCAAGTAAGAGAGTCGCCATCTTTTGCACATTCCTCGCATATTCACCAGGAACAAAGGTGATATTGACATCTGAGTCTTGAAAGCTAAAGTCTCCTCTTCTCGCCCAGAGAAAGGTGGCAAAACTCTGACAGAAGTTACTTGTGCCTGGTTGTTGTAAGTTCGTCTTATAGGAATTGTATACGGTTCTAGGAGGAACTACTTCAGGTTCGTATCCAAGCCAGTGACCACTCTTATACACAACCCCTGAGAAGTCACTCGGCACATGGGAACCAAGTCTCCTCTCTAATGCACTTAGATTGCCGTCTGGACTAATTACCTTCATACCTTCTCTGCCGAGCATGTCGTGGGCGATGCTGTCCAATACGTTCTCCTCGCCGAGAGCATCGATAAGCGGCTGAAATTCGGGGTGATATTCCGTATCGAAGTCATCCAGCTCATCCAGTTCATTTAGCAGGGGATTACGTGCGGGTTTCTTCTGCATGGCGAGTGTCTTACTGAGAGGGACCTTCAGACTTTTACGCAAACTGTTTTTATTTTTCTCAAGAGTTTTCTTAGGGATCCTCGCTCCACCTTTACGGGTTGGATTCTGCTTTTTCTTCTGATTCTTCTCCTTCTGCTTCCTTGTCATACCTCGAGGAGCCATCTAGTTTATGTCAATTTTAAAGTACAGATGTCGTTTTCAAGGCTTGCGGTGAGAGTGATTTCGTGATCGTCGTCCGTTCGAGGATATTGCAAAAGGTGTTCTTCTTCGCATCGGACCACGAGGCAGAATTATCGAGGTTGTACTTGGAGGATGCGTAGACCTCGGGATACAGGATCTTGATAGAGTTGATCCAGTTTTTGTAGCTCTGTAAGTCCGTGCAAGTGTAGGCGACATTCTCGGGAGAGAATACGTCGATATATGTATCGGTAGGTGCATTCGGGCGAATGCGGGGAGGGCCTGTGCCTGAGACCGGAATAGTTAGTGTCCCCGTTTTGCCCTGGACTGTATAACTTATAGTGGCGGTTGGTACGGTAGTGGGGGCATAGAATCCACAGCCAGGATTTTGGCATCCTGCATTCGGTATTCCGTTCAGCGACCACACTGCTCCTCTTGGATCCGTCCAATCACCTAGGGCTTTTACTTCGAAATACTGGCCTGCCAAAAGAGAGGGAGGGCCTATTAGCTGTACTCCCGTATAACGATTCGAAGGGGCTGCCTGAGAAGGAGAAGCTGCAGCTGCAGCTGCAGCTGCAGGACAACTGATAGAAACCGTGTAGTTTTCATTTGCTGCGGGACCATAATTCTTCGTCTCATTGGCACCGCTGCCACAGGCGTAGGTGATTGTGAATCCTTTTGCAGTATTTTGGCAGGGGTCGCCAACAATATCATTAAAATGTGCTGAATAATTCACCGATGTTTGCCCGTCAAATTGTCTCTGGAAATAGGCCGTGAGGTCTCGTGCACCACAGTTTGCAGCATAAATAGCTGATTTTACATTGATGGTTGGCTGATTCGTCGGCGGGGGCGGCGGAGGGACGGGAGGAAGAGCTCCAGGATTCGGACCAGCCGGTGAACTTGGCTTGTTCCCCATTCTAGCGTCGTGTAATATTAAAATTATGTGTTTTAATATTACATGTAGGGACGATTACGTATAACGTTTTTACTAGTTATTTAGGATCGTTTACATTCATAAGAATGACTTCCTGGCCACGGACGGTACCCGTTACGATTGCTACGAGGTTCCCACCCTGCAACATCACTTCCACCGTGAGCCGCATCAACCTGCGAGGTTATACCTGTACATTCTGGATCACTTTCACAGTTTGCTTTTGCGATTGAAATATCTGACACATTACATCTGCCTTTGCCCCACGAACCCGATGAACCAGGCGGACACTGGAGACTATCGATACTCATATTCTTTAGTTCGTTCCACTCACAGCCTGGCTTTCTAGGAGGAGGAGCAGGATCAGGAGCAGGAGCAGGAGCAGGAGCAGGAGCAGGAGCAGGAGCAGCTCCAGGAGCCGGCGGAGCCTCAGGTATTACAGGAGCGGCTGCCGGCGGAGGGGCAATATTCGGCCCACCCTTGTACCATCCCTGCCCTGAGCGCTGGCATCTGCACACCACCGGTTTCCCCGTCACCTTGTTGCACCCAATATTCGGATCCGTAGGCGTTCCAATACAGACCGCCCCGTTCCAGCTCATCGGAAGCTCTCCATTCCACGGTTTTCCGTAGACGCCCTCGCAATAATCCTGGCATGAGACGCTGCCGTCGTTGCCAATGACGTCCTGGTAAGGTATCGAGGCCACTGTGGTGCCCTTCTTAACACTCTGCATGAGATTGAAGTCGCATTCCACGAACGGGCTCCCCATCTTGTTCGGAACTAGCCTCTTTGTAACACCTTCCACCTTGGTCGCAAAACAACGGGTCGCATCAAGCATCTTGATGTTCGTGCAACTGTCTAACTTTTCCATGTCATCCTTTTCACTGTTATAGATGATGCAATGGGGATCGCCCCAATTGACAGGGGCCTTGCCGTCCGTGGTAATCTTGCCGGCTGTGCAGCCACGGACGGAAGAGTCGATGTTGTTTTCAATGCGCAGGTCCTGAAAATAGGTCCGCATAGATGCTGGGCACTTATTATATCCGTAGGATGCAAGGAGCTGGCTGTAATAGGTGCTGCACGACTCCGGGGATTCTTGCGGGACCGATAAGGAGCACATAGGCACTCCCTGGTCGTAGCAATACGTGTAGGTACTCCCCTCGGGAATGCGAGATGTCATTTGAATCGACGGGTCCTCCTCCTCGGGTGGACAGGCGTAGAGTTGTATCCAGGCACCCATAAATCCTTCTACGGGTTTGACGTCTACGTATTGTTCGTATACCTTACAGCCGTATGTAAAGAAGAATACAATGAAAGAGAGTAGTAAGAGCACTACAATCCAACTGAGACTCAATCTCATCTAAGAGGGAGGGGCTTTTTTAGTTATCTTCTGCCGACAAGCGGGACTGCACCTGGGCGAGGCGCAGGCGCAGGGGCAGGCGCCGAGGGACGAGGTGAAGGTGCAGGAGCAGTAGCAGAACGAGGTGAAGGTGGAGGTGAAGGTGGAGGTTGGCGTATAGGTTGAGGAGCAGGTTGGCGTATGGTAGGTTGAGGAATAGGTTGGCGTATCGTAGGTTGAGGAGCAGGTTGTGCTACAGGTTGAGGAGCAGGTTGTGTTACAGGTTGAGGAGCAGGTGGAGTTACGGCCTTTGGATTTGGTTGGGAAGTCTTCGGATTGGGTTGAGGAGTCTTCGGATTGGTTTGGTATGTATTTGATGTCTTGGGATTGGTTTGTAATGTCTTTGATGTCTTTGATGTAATTGCATTTGCAGCCTTTGGCTTGGCTTCATCATTTGTCTTTGGTAGTGGAGCCTCGGGCGGCGGATAGGTTGAACCAGGGGCCGATGGGGTATAGCCTTGGTATGCAGGATATGCAGGATATGCAGGATATCCAGAGTATCCAGGATATGCAGGGTATCCAGAGTAGCCTCGAGGGTAACTCTGAGGGTAGCTCTGAGGGTAGCTTTGCGGGTAGCTTTGCGTCATTTGTACTTGTGGTTGAGGCATCTGCATCTGCATTTGCGGTTGGGGCATCTGCATTTGCGGTTGGGGCATCTGCATCTGCACTTGCGGTTGTGCAACGCTAGGCCGTTGAGAAGCAAGTACAACCGTGGCTACAGCTCCAGCTCCAGCTCCAGCTCCAGCTCCAGGTCCAGGTCCAGCATTTACAGATTCTACTATACTGATATCAGACCCAGATGAACCAGAAACAACCGGATTGGCAATCATTCTGTGCTTGAACACCATCGTGATAACCACGTACGTGAAAAGGATCAGTAAAAAGAGTATGGCAAGGGCCAGAAGTAAATTCCAGTAATTGAACTGCGACGTCGTGGTCGGAATCGGCGTGACTGACGGCCGTGTAATATCCGCACCCATCACCTGAGCCAAGTCAACCGGCTGGGCCGTCTGCTCATCCACATAAATCCCCCCACCATTGTCCATCTGTGACACCAAATCAATGGGATAACACTTGACAGAACTGAGCTTTCGCACATGGTCCTTCGGAATCTTCACGTTCATTAAAAAGCTGACGGGAATTGTGTAAAAGGTGGCGAGTGGGTACGAATTCGGTGTGATCTGTCTCACGTGTTTATCTGGGCTCAGTTGCAGGGGAAAGGACGGGTAGGAGAGATCCATGTCGCCGTAGGCGGCGAAGTTGAATATGTGGTCATATGCCCAGAAGAGTGTGTACCTGAACTCGGGGGCCGATCTGTATACGTCAGACATACCGAAAATGGTCTGGTCGTAGACGTCCGATGTGAAGTTCGGCATGATGTGCGGGGTTTTGAAGACGCATAGCTTGTATCGGCCGGCAAAACGATTCGTTGACAGCTGGTTGTAGTTTGCCGTATACGTGAAACTGTCGAACTCGGCCACGGTCGTCGAAGAGAAGTTGAAGAGTTGGTTGACAGAATAGTTCCCCGTTGGGTTCTTGTCATTCAGGAGCCACGTCCGCAGAAAAGGATTCACATTTGCAATAGGTGTATTGTTCATATAGAGCGGAATTATAATGTGGTAAATATCACGTCCGTTGCGAAACACGACCGAAATATTAAACTGCTGCCCTTTTACAGGCAGTTTCGTCACATAGTCATATGTGCCATTGAGCAAGTCATTAATGTGAACTGCTATGAACTGGAGTTCGTAGCGGGGAGTCGACGGATCCACAATATCAACCAGCGACGTGGCGGGTAGATAATCTTTGCCAAAGAGGATATTCGTTAGATTCACGGTTCTCGATGCATATAGGGTCGGGTCCGTTGAGTTCGGCGGAGTTGCTTGAATCTGCTTTCCGTTGTTCACTTGCATCGAATCGATCTTTGTATACATAGTTGCACTTGTCCGATTCATAGGGGGGATCGAAGTCGTGGATCCCTGGATAACGAACGGAGGTGCTGTCACAGGTGTCGTACTGAACTGGACGACATTTGGGTCTAGGGAAAAGGTATCGACGTTTTTCACGATTGCCGTCATATCTACTAATCTATGGTGCATATCTTGGTCCATCAAATCCGTACAGAGTCACCTTGGCCTTCTGGCCGAGGGGGCCGAGGTCGATTTCGTCGCCATTCGATACTTCCGCACAGCCGACGTTGTCCTGGCAGTTGCGTCTTTTAAATTGCACCGGAACTGCAACGGGGTTGTAGGTATCTGTCCGTGTGTAGTAGTTGAAGAAGTCGCTTCTGGGGGCCACACGGCGGCCGTAGAGGGGGAGAAGCTTGCCGTCGCCGCTGTCGACGATGCCCATTTGCTGGTAGGATTCGGGCGGGCCTCTGGTTGCAACGGGGTCGAGCGCACCACGGATGGGCACTTCGTAGCGTGTCTGCCACTCACGTTGCGGTCGGGGGGCCATTGTATATCTGTCGTCTCCGCCTCTCTGCTGCATTTGCATTTGCATAGGCATTTGCATCTGCATAGGCATTTGTCCTTGCCCTTGTCCTTGCTCGCTCGGAATAACAATAATCTGTTGTCTCTGCGAGAGGTATACGGCGCATACCAATATAACTAAAAGAACAACTTCTAGTGATATTTGGCTCATTACTACTTATTACATCTTTAATGTATTCTTGACAGTCTCCAGGGCTCCCGTGGCCTCACCGCCAGGGGAAAACATCTGCTGAAAGTTGCTCATCATCTCCTTGCCTTCAGACATCATCGGCTTGAACGACTGTAACATATTCATCAACGTCTTCTGTGTCTCGATCAGCTGCTTCGTGTCACGGGTCATGGCACTAATCTGGTCAGGCTTGAGCGACTTCAGGGCATTCAGCACACTGGAGCCGGCGTCGAGGTGGAAGCCGCCCTTCTCATCGACAGGTATCTTACCCCCTTGAAAGAGACCTCCATCGGACGGGTCTACGAAGTCTTCCTTGTTAATCAGATCCGCAGGCTGTGCTACAGGGGGGACGCCCGATTCACTGATTTTATTGGCAGGGGCATTTGCATTCGCAGTGGCAGATGCCGGCGTCGAGGTGCCTGTGAAGGAGGGTGTGTCTCCGCCAGCCGTAGCCGCTGAGTGAGATGCCACGCCAGTCACTGGTGCACTGACTGTAGGGCTTGGTACGGGGCTCGGACTCGGGCTCGGACTCGGGCTCGGACTCGGACTCGCATCTGCAAATCCCTCCACCTTTCTGTACATACATACCGGTAAGACCACTGTTACAATGAGAACGGCAAGAAGGGCCGCCTCAATCGACTTCAGCATGCCATACACAACGCCGCCGATCGCAAGGGACACGGCGTATTGAACCAGGGGGAGGCTTACCATTCCGTATAAAACGTATACAGCGAACAGCACCTTTGCCAGCATACGTGTCTGTTCTGTTGATTTAATCCCCTTCATTCTATTCTTGTTCAACGAATATTCATAGCGAAAGAAGAGGTGCTACCACTCTCTGTAGGAGCCAAAAGGTTGAAGCCAGAATCAGCGATACCAGGGCAAGACCAACGGTAGAATATTCACCCGTCTGTTTCACAATACTCGGAATATAGTGCGAAATGACGATTCGCATGGGAGGAAGGGAAAAGAGGAAAAAGAGGATGGCGACGAGAAGGGGTGTCTTGATCTCGTCAAGGAGAAAGCCTGAGAGCCACGACATACCCTTCTTCTGGGGCGCCTCTACGTATACAGGGCCCGCACCGGGCATGACGCCGACGGGCATGGTGTACATGGCTTCCTGGGGGCGTGCACCCGCAACAGCAGCAGCAAAGTCGGCCGGGGAGGGGTGCTGATTTCCTATCATATGCGATGTCGGAATCGTGGAATCCATAGTAAACTGCGAATTACCCGGTGCCATTCTCTGCTCTGCCATAGGGGTCTGGGCGGGCATGGCGGGCGGGATGGGGCGAGGTCCAGGGGCCGACTGCACGTTCATGTCGGATAGGATTTTCTGTACTAGATCATTGTCTCCACCGGAGGTTGAATCTAGGTCTTGGAGAAGAGTTCCTGCTGCGGCCATAGTTCTAACATTTCTTCTGGCTAGTTCACGGGCTGTTTCTACGCATCTGGCCTGTGGTCTATGGTCTATGGTCTACGAACCAGGCCTTTGCCTGTGGTCTACGAACCAGGCCTTTGCCTGTGGTCTACGAACCAGGCGTCCATATCTGAAACGCCTCAATATATCCTGAGGCAGGGCATGCAACGATGTCGTGCTTGAATTGGTAGCACTTGCTACCTATCCTAAAGGTCGTCTTCTTCATCTCCTCGATCGACGGGGCCTTCTTTATGTAACATGCATCGCCCTTGCAGAGAGGGATTGTCATGGCCATTATGGCAAATCCAACGAGGAAGCTGAATATTATGTCGAACTTCGATGTCTTAAGTATCTCAAACATCTTACTAATTAGTCTGTCGTAAGAAATAGAACAGGCATGGATATCGGGTTCTGGCATTTCAAGCTTGTACCCCTTCTTGCTGGCTTAGCTGTCGGTGCCTTTGTTGCACACTTCTATAAACCGGAAAAACAGGTCATCCATCAGTACCCGCATCCCTCCGATGCGAACACGAAGACATTCAAGGATCATAATAATGTATGTTACACGTACACTAGTAATGAAGTAAATTGCGATGCAAATGAGGCTACGATGAAGGACTACCCTGTGCAGGCTTGACGCTTGAAGCTTTACACTTTAATGTCTACGCCTGTAATACCCCTTCAGTATATTGGCACGAACTGACTTGACATCTTGTACCGTCCTACCAGATTCCAAGACTGCCCCACCCGACTGTACAGCCTCCTCCTCAGCAGGAAGTCCCTTGCGCACCGCCTGCCACGCCTGGCCAAGAAGATTCTTGGCTCCATTCCACTGGCTCGGATTAGCAGCCTCTTCGCCAGAAAGTCCAACACCGAGAATCTTGTCGAGGGGCTCTGCGTATACGAGAGTGTCGACTCCCGTTTTCCGAAGAAGCGGGGCATAACGGGCGTCCTGCAGAACAAGAGATTTCACGATATCTGTAAGAAGTTCCAGCGGCATATCGATTTCCTTCTTCTCCACACCAACGACACGAGATCCGATGGAACGGATTGTCCTCGGGTTTACCGATTTTAACAGAGTTGCACGCATATCGATGCGACCCACCTGGGTTGCACGCTCCACATAGTACGCCTGCAGAATGCTGGTATATTTGGTTGTGTTATAGACGAATTCCACGGGAGTTTCGGGAGAGAGGATTCCATATTCGGGATCCTGGGGAGGCCCGAACACCACGAAGGATTCCTCCTCGGCTTCTTCTAGCTTTGCGTCGTCTGCTAGCTTTGCGTCGGGCTTCGTCTCTCTTACTCTCACCTCCTGCTCGAAGGTATAGGGTCTTCCGACCAAGCACATAACATCGTAGCCAAGCTTCATATCCTGATTTTTCTCATCGACAACCGCCGTCTCGTGCATGAGAACAGCCTTAATAGTCGGGTTCTTAAACTTATTTCCCCATCGAATCGGGCTACGAAGAGAAGTTCTTCTCGAGTCGAGAGCGAGAAGCTCCTTTTGAAGGCGGACGGCATCCACATAATCGCCCGAACTCTTCCATTCTTCCATTGCCACGTGGAGCTGGCGAGAAAGTTCGTCGTATTCCCGTTCCACCGCCAAAATATCGTCCCGCCGCTTCGTGTCGATTTCCTTTCTTTCTTCCGGGGTTGATTCGCTGTAATAGGGAAGGGCTAGGATCTTTGATTCCTCACCGCCGATCGGGGGAACAAGAAGATTTCCATCCGACGTGAATTTGAAGCGGCCAACATCTTTTGCACGGGCTCTGAAAAACGATTTGCTATCGGTGGGCTTAATTTCTCTTGGTTTACGGGCACGTTTTGCAGGGACTACTGCTCCTGCTCCTGCTCCTGCAGCAGGGACTGCTGGTTCTGCTTCTGCCTCCTCAAACTCCTCGACGACCTCCTCGGCAATATCGTGTATGTTGTTCGCAGCCTCCTCTGGGGGAAGTATGGCGTCACGGACTATATTGAGTAAGCCCTTCTCTTCTTGTCCGGGTTCCATCTCTCTACTTTCAACCGAATATAACCTTAGAATGGCTCCCGTGACACCTGTTTCCATTATACGCCCATCTGAAAGAAGTAAACTCATAGTATCGGTGATATACGGAGGTGTGCTTGCTGTAGCAGGCTTCCTTATACCTTATTACACGGTTGATAAGCTGACAATAGGAGCATACATGATCCTTGGTTCCTTCTTAGCGGCCTTCCTCTTTACAGGAATCTTCCAAATCCTAACATGCCCCTTCAATCCCCTTTCTGTTGCAATATCGAGCGGGATTGTTTCGACGGTGGTGATGTTATTTTCCATTGTCCTGTATTTTGGCTTTAGTGGCGATTTCCTAATGAGCATTGTTACAGCGGCGTTTCCTGTTGAATGGGTGGATGATATCAACTCGATGAATATGCAGACGTACTCACGTGGATATTCGTATTGGATGTTCTGGGCTGGATTACTGCCGATCTATATCTTGCTGGGAGTGGCTGGGTCTTGCTAATGCAGAAGGACCAACTAAGAAGCCCTACTCATTCGGATTCTCTTGGCCCAGGTATACGTATTTGGGGACGCCGGCCAGGCGACTCGCCTTATTATTCAGAACATAGTACCCCTTCGGTAATTCGACTGGCCCAGACGGGTGGTTTACTAACTCTTCCCCGTTCTCATACGAATTTCTCTGAGGATTCTTCCCAAACCCCTCTAACACCGCAACCAGGGTATATGCAAGAATGGCCCAGACAATGCAAAAGAGCCAGAAGGGGCAAAGGGTATATTCATCCCCCTTCTCAATGCCAAACTCCTTCCATACCCCATCCGGAGTAAACATATACGACGGACGAATCAACAGGACTATGGCAATTCCAAACAAATACACAATCCCTGCCACAAGGAATGTCCACATCTATCTTATATTGATAGTTCTGCAGCGCTTAAAAAATCTCTGCGTGCACTTTCTATGTTGGACCGGCTCCGAAAGGAATACAATAACTACTTCGTAATGCTACGAGCCACTTATGCAGATCGCATCAGTCCCCTAAAAAAGAGGGCCATCTCAGATATCAATCGCTTTGCCGATAACAAGCTCCCCCTCTTTTGCTTCGACAAAATTCAGGGGAGTCGGCATATAACACTCGGCATACTAGAGCTTGATCTGATGACAGCTGCCAAGAATGGACGGACCTTCGTAGAATATCCCCTCAACTCCTACCTGTATCAGGCATGGAGCGGAGACAATGTAAGTATGTTAAAGGGGTGCTATTATCTCGATTCTGTAGGCGAGATTCCTGGTGCCCCCTCCTATATCACCTTCCTGCAAGAACACTTCGAGGGACTCATCGTGAGATTTACTGAACAAACAAGTATGACTGGTTTGTTGCGTATTGAAATACCTGTCTAGAGTTGCCTTCTAATAATCATCCTCCGCCTGTTGATCATGGTCGTATCCAGAATCAAGAGCGAGACCCTCCTCGACAACTCCACTATCAAGTCTCTCCTGTTGCTCCACCAAGAATCTCTCAGGGTTGTACTTGCGAATATCCTTATCCTGCACGGCCCACTTGCCGATTCCCAGCTGCTTGTTCATCAACTCCACCTTTCTCCGCTCGGCCGTCATTCCACCAATGGATCCGATAAACAGCTGCTTCTCCTTCTCAATACGTTCCTCCAGGCGTATGCGAATCTCTTCTTCGCTCGGCACACGGCTTCCCGTGCTATACTTGTACATCGCCTTTCCGAGACTCTTGTAGGCCTTTTCGATGGAAAAAGGAGTGCTAGACTCGGTATCCTCGTCAGCAGATACCGTGTTCGGATTTATATAACCACTGACAAACCCCATCAGGCAGCCACGCACGATATATCTCGCCATTGTCGCCCCGCCCCGCAGAAAGATGGGTCGTATCTTCGGGAATACATTGCGGCACGCATTCGACAGACCAGCAACCATCTGCTCCACCTTGGTCCGTAGAATACCCGTCGGCGTATCCTCTGATAATCCCTCCAAGTGTGCCCCCATCCCCTTCACCATGATCTCCGCCTCTGCAACCGGGTCCAGACCATACGACTTGAGAATACTGTACGAATTCCCATCAATCCCCTGCAGCCACCTCTGAAACGGCACTATCAAATAGGTCCGCACATACTCTGTGCACTGGGCCACGCTCCCCCCCGTCATCGAAAGGAGGGCGTCACGAACGGCAGGCCCCATACGCTTGGCGATCTCGTCCTCCATTTCCAAAACCCGTGTAACAAAGGGTTCAGCAGCCTTGACAATCTGAATCTCCGTATACGACTCCCCAATCTCGCCTAGCGCCTTGTTCGCCGCCAGAAGCATATCGCTCCAATCCTCGAACGGAGGGTTGGTCATGCCAGCAACACTCTGCATAGTGTCGATCTCTACCCGCTTCGGTCTGGGCGTCTCCATCTTCGCCAGCCGGTGCGACGTGAAAAGCAGATCATTGAAGGCATCCGGGCTCACATCAATCCCCTGTTGCTCCAATGCCCCCTTCTGCAGCGCCCTGGCCTTTTCCGCCGCTACCCGCTTGCCCTCCTCCTGCACTTCCGGTTTTGCCGACGTGGGAATATCGGAAATTACGGGCAGATTCGGGTTTTCCTCGAACTTCAGGCCGCATCTGAGGCACGTGAGTCCGAGGCCGAGTTCGTGCGGCAGACCCTTCCTCGTCCCCTCGTGACAGAGGTCAAGGAACAGTTTGTACATGTTCTGATCCTCCACCTTGCCGACCACCTTCTCCTTCGGCTTGAAAATATTCTTGAGCGTCAGTGTCTTGGTCCGTGCGAGCCGTCCCTCGAACTGCTTCGGCGGCAGCGGCGGCATCGACGTTCCCTCCCAGAATTCATTCGGCCGAAGAATGGAGTGCAGACACGAAGTCGTCTGCGATAGAATCGAACCATCACGGAGATTTGTATTCCCCTTTACAATCTCGTGCGCCTGGCGAATCCACGCCGTCGCCTGGAACAGCGGGGTCGCACCCTCCACAATAGGCGCCTTTGCCGCCTCCTCCTTAGCAACATAGGGCTCGGGGCGAAACGAGGATGCGAACGTATCCACTTTTGCACCCGTCACGGTTCCGAATGTCTTCTTCATGTATTCCCGCTTTCTCTTGATGGCCGCTTGCACGGTCGGCTTCGTCTCCACGTACTCCTCGAGCAGCTTGACAACGATTGGCTGGAACACCTCACGCCGCTTCGCAATATCAGCCACCTTTTGCAGCGACGTCATATTCCACGGGGCCTCCTTGTCCTGGATTCCTGCAACAATGCTGCAGAGGCACTGGACGCCGACCATGCTCTCATCTCCCGAAATCGGGAAACCCAGAAACCCGTCCTTGCACTCGGCACGTGAATAGTAAATCGTGTAATCGGGGATGTGGCACTGGATATTCAGAAGAAGCACTGCCGTAGCAGCCGCCACATAGCGGATGTTATAGTAAATATCGTAGTCCTGGCGAACCCGCTTGGCCCTGAGAAGTTCGGCGTACTCCTCCTTCGGAATGAGAGTCAGAAGATATTGACCCACCTGTTCCACCATCGCACGGAAATCGGCCACATCGGGGTGAATTCCGAGACGTTCCGTGATATTTTTCAGGACTCGCATGTGTCTCTTCTCGGACTCATTCATGTTAGCTTCGTCCTCGTCCTCCTTGATAGCTTCCAGGACATCGGAGATGCCTTCGGTATCGACCTCCTCTTCCATGACAGCACGGCCCATGAGAGGGTGGCCCTGGTCATCGAACTCGAGAGTCGTGTCAAATTCCAGATCGCCGATGAATTTGCCGCACCCCTTGCACATGTACTTGCCCGAGAACTGGCCGCCCGAATAATTCAGCAGGAGTTCCTTGTGCAGAATGTCCTTTTCCTTGGGACGCATGTACTCCTGCACTTGCAGGAGCTCGTGCATACAGATGAGGTGCTTCTTGCACTTGCGGCAATCAATCCAGGAATCGACTGTCTCTCCACGATACTCACCGAGAAGAGCAATATATTTCTTCATCTTGTCCACGTCGTCGTCGGCCTTCTCGATGGCATAGAGGCCCTTCATGTGCGGGCACTTGTTTTCCATGGGCGGCTCGCCACGAAATCTCTCTGTAACAGAATCAAGGTAGGCGTTCTGAATGACTTTCAGAATCGAGTTTCTCACGTGGATATGGCGGAATTTGGTGACGACGGGGGCCGACTCGCCGAGGACGGCGAGAAGAAAATCGGGATATTTCATGTATAGGTACGTAAACCAGGCGGAATCTATCTGGGCTACGTCGGGGCCGACTTGCTGCTCGAATCCCTTCATCATCTCCTGGAGACTCGGCTCGTTGAGAACACGGGTATGGAGGCGACCGTTTCTGTCGACGGGCAGTAGATCGTTGCGTGTAAAACGGAGATTGGCGAGGGCTGTGCGACTCTCTTCCCGTTTCTTTGTAATGTAGAGGCGCAGGGCGGCAATTCCCTGCTTGATCTTGAACGAGAGAACATCCTGTTGCTCCTTTGTGAATTCGATCTTGTCGAGCGAATAGCCGACGAGTTCTTCGTACACGTCGCCAGGCCCGAAGAGATGGTAGTTCTGCATGTCGAGCCAGGTCTCGAGGCGAATACCCCCAGGAACACTTCCCTCGGGGCCGATACTGAGAATATCTTTGGCCGTGGGGAATTCTGTAGGAGTGCCGAGCTTCGACAGGAGATCGTAGGTGGAGTTGGGCGATTTCATCCCGTAGCTGATATCACGGGAAAGACGGCCGCTGCGAATGGGGCCGAGGTCTCTGCCCGCTGACCTTGGGAAGATGAGCGTGTTCGTTGTGCTGGCAGAGTCGCCGGACTCGATGATACGCATGGCATCCTGGAGTTGTACGGTGCGGGGCTTGAGCAGACGGAGCATAGAATAGGGGACCTGTACCACGGGAGGCTGGGTATCGCCCCCCCATCTTCCACGGGCAGTGACGGTTGGCTCAGTGTCGAAGGTGGGCATCTCATTACGGAATGCCTCCTCATCTACCGTCACTGTCTTGTTGCTCGGTTGCAGGATGTAGGGGGACTGAATGATGGCACGGTACTTTTCCATGTTCGAGTAAAAGGTGGGTAGGCCGACCTTGACGCCGCCCTCGATGTCCATTTCCTTTTGCAGGGCGGCGGCACGGGGGATCAGTGCATCGTCATCTTCGACACGAATATCATCTTCATCAACGTCGACTCCGTTCTTGGCATAGAAAACCTTCGTTGCGCTCACGACTTTGCGTGTCATAGGGATGTTGGTGAACTTCACGTACTCTGACATGGTTTCGACGGATGTATTGCGGAGACCTTGCGGCTCGCCCGTGATTCCGTAGTTAACGACCTTCTTTTGCAGAAACATCAGGACCTCCATGCGGCGACGGACGGCTTGGAGCTTGATGGGGTCCTTTTGGTCCTCGGGGGAGAGGGTTTGGATGAGTTGGGTGAGCAAGTCGGATTTCTGGAAGACGTCGAGGATGATGCGGTCGGCGGAGTCCTTCTTCTTGAGGCGGACTTCGACAGGCAGCGTTACCTGCTCGATAATCTCGAAGGGGAACTCGTCGTCTTCTTCTTCTGCTTCCCCCTCGTCCCCTAGTTCCACGTGGTCTTCATCTGCAGGCGCCGTGTTAACAACCATCGATACACCTTCCCCCTCATTTTCCACTTTGACCTCGATAGGCGACTCCTCGACCTTGTCCTCAGCGCTCTTCTCCTCTGCGCTCGCAGCAGACGCTGCGCTCGAAGCAGACGCTGCGCTCAAAGCCGGGGCCTCCCTTGCACGGAGCACCTCAAAGTCGAATTCTCCTTGCGGGATTCCACTGAACCCAAATACAATCGGCACCTCCTCTCCCGTTTCCGTTAGAAAGACAGCAGAGTCCTCCTCCAAGTCCAAACTCTTCACGCTAAAGACACCCTTCGCCGTTCCATCCGCCCCGAAGGTCTGAATCATATCACCCGCCCGCATTCCGCTCAGCTGCAGAAAGCCAGGGCGAGTGGCCGACTCGAGAATATCGAAGGCCTCAATCTCCAGCTCGGGGTCAGGTGCCCCATCGATGAGCGGGATGCGTATAATCCGATCTGTTACACCATCGGGTAGAATGGCAAGGTGATCAGGATACATTCCATATAGCCTTCCTCGTGTTCCGTCCAGGTTTCCACCTGTAATTAATAGTCTATCTCCAATCTGAATGCCCGGCGAAGCATCTTCTTCGCTCATTCTACAAATGCATACGGACAAAAAATGAACAGAAGACCCCGTACATTGGCCTAAACCTCTCCTGCTATGGTTGTTTATAAGCGATGTCGAAGGGTATTGCAATCGGTATTGACCTCGGAACGACCTACAGCTGCGTTGGTGTGTGGCAGAATGACCACGTTGAGATCCTTGCAAATGATCAGGGAAATCGCACGACGCCGTCCTATGTTGCATACACCAGCGATGAGCGTCTGGTCGGCGATGCCGCAAAGTCACAGGCTGCGACAAATCCTACGAATACTGTATTCGATGCAAAGCGTCTCATCGGTCGCAAGTTTAATGACTCGGTCGTCCAGTCCGAGAAGAAGCTGTGGCCGTTCCAGGTCATTGATTCGGCCGGCAAGCCGAAGATTCAGGTGGAGTGGAAGGGCGAGAAGCACGAGTTTCTCCCCGAGGAGATCTCGGCCACGGTTCTGCAGAAGATGAAGGCGACGGCGGAGGCGTATCTCGGTCAGACTGTGAAGGATGCGGTTATCACGGTCCCTGCCTACTTCAACGATTCGCAGCGCCAGGCGACGAAGGATGCGGGTGCGATTGCCGGCCTCAATGTGCTCCGCATAATTAACGAGCCTACGGCCGCTGCCCTCGCCTACGGCCTCGATCGTGTTGGCACTGCGGGTGAGAAGAAGATCCTCATCTTCGACTGCGGCGGTGGCACGCACGACCTGAGCATCTTAAGTCTTGACGACGGCGTTTTCGAAGTGAAGTCGACGGCCGGCGACACGCACCTGGGCGGCGAGGACTTTGATAACACGCTAGTGTCATATTGCACAGAGGAGTTCCGCAAGAAGACGAAGCTGGATGTGAGCGGCAACCCTCGTGCCCTGCGTCGTCTTCGCACGGTGTGCGAGCGTGCGAAGAGATCTCTGAGTTCTTCCACGCAGGCGACGATCGAGGTCGACTCCCTGCACGAGGGCCAGGACTTCCAGACGACGCTGACACGTGCCAAGTTTGAGAGCCTGTGCGAGTCCTTCTTCAAGCGCACAATCGCTCCCCTCGACGGCCTGCTTCGTGATGCGAAGATGGACAAGGGCGAGATTGATGAGATTATCATGGTTGGCGGCTCGTCCCGTATCCCCAAGATTCGCCAGCTGCTCTCTGACTACTTCGGCGGCAAGAAGCTGAATGACAGCGTGAACCCTGATGAGGCGGTTGCCTACGGTGCGACGGTGCAGGCCCACATTCTCATGGGCGGCTCGGCGAAGACGGAGGATGTGATTCTGCTGGACGTGGCCCCCCTGTCCCTCGGCCTCGAGACGGCGGGTGGTATCATGACTCCCGTGATTAAGCGTAACTCGACGATTCCGAAGAAGGCGAGCCAGACCTTTAGCACCTATTCGGACAACCAGCCTGGTGTTCTCATCCAGGTGTACGAGGGCGAGAGACAGTTTACGAAGGACAACAACCTTCTTGGCACCTTCCAGCTGGAGGGCATTCCGCCTATGCCCCGTGGCCAGCCGCAGATTGAGGTTACGTTCGACGTTGACGCAAACGGTATTCTGAATGTGTCGGCGTCGGAGAAGAGCACGGGCAAGACGAACAAGATTACGATCACGAACGACAAGGGTCGCCTGAGCCGTGACGAGGTGGAGCGTCTGGTGGAGGAGGCGGCGAAGCACGAGGCGGAGGACAAGGCGATGTTTGAGAAGGTGGAGGCGAAGAACAAGCTGGAGGCCTACCTGTATAGTGTGCGCAACACCCTGGAGGAGAAGAAGGATAGTTATGGCGAGAATGGTCCGGCTGCAGTGGAGTGCGTGAAGGCGGCTCTCGAGTGGCTGGAGGCGAACCAGGATGCGGTGTCTCAGTCAAAGGAGGTGTACGAGGCTAAGCAGAAGGAGGTGGAGACGGCGATTCACGATGTTATGCTGTTCCTGCAGGTGAGCGAGGACCCTCGCGTCAAGGAGGCTCGTGCCAAGAAGGCGGCGGAGGATGCGGCTTCTGCTTCTTCGGCCTCGGCTTCCGCGGACGCCGGCCCCAAGATTGAGGAGGTTGACTAAGCTAAACGGAAAGAGTAAAGAACAAAGAACAATAAAGGAGTAGATGAGTGTTCTCGATGACTGCAAGGCACTTGTTACTGCTGGGGACCTTAAAGGTCTCCAGGAGTATTATGCGGACGTTCAGGGTGACGTAGCTTCCAATTGGCAATACCTCTACCAAAAGGTATATTTACACGCCTGTCTTAAGAAAAAAGTGGAGATTGTCGATTGGCTCACGAGTCTCTTTCCTAGCTTTGACCCTGTTTCTCAGATAGCGATGCGACAAATGTTTCCGTACGGTCGCCATCTTTTAGCAAGATAAGTTTGTTATTAAGAGCAATTTTATTCTTTATCTTTTTGATTGCGGTATTCCGCTGCGTACAATATTTACAGAAAGGGCCACTACTATCAAAGGCCCGTTTCGACTTACTATGTACAGTACCACATGTACATGTAAATGTTACAGGGGATTTTAGTATATCCATCTATAAAAATAAGTAATATAGTAATTACTCAATTTTTATACTACGGCCAAATGCGAATAATCGCCCTGCAATGTGTGCACTCCGTTTCTGTAAAAGGGTTCGGCAGTGTAACAGGGAGTGTTACCTTGTTCAGACAGCTAATGCATTTACGAACGTAGTATACTACGGCTGGGGGCATATCTACTATACCTTGGCCTTCATCTTCATCTCGGCATGTGCCTCCCACGGCTTCTTGGGTAGGCCTCCCTCTGCGCCTACGGCTCCTTCTGTTCTTACAGAACGACCGTTCTCCGCCGCAATGACCGACCACTCCACCGACCACTCACGGTACATGTCAGCCAACCCCTTCGCCGCCGTCGCCAGAGTGTAGCGTGCAGCCTTCTCATCGAACTTCTTCGAGTCCTCCACGCCCAGGCGAACCACCATCTCCTTACGCAGCGGGTGCGGAATCTTGTAGCCGGCAAAGTCGACCCCCTCGCCGACCGTGTTGGCAACAATCCACGCCTGTAACATACTCCCAAGCGTGTGATCCTCCCCACGGAACCAGAGGTCATAGCCCTTCATGGCACCCTCGGCAGGGCGAATGTCCATATTATCAGGCAGCTCACCAACATCCAGGGCCGTGTACTTCTCGCACAGCCTCGACAGCTCGATAAGCGCCGTGTATACCATATCATACACCGACAGGGTACCCAGAGTCTCGACGGTGAAGTCATAGCTATACGGCTCTCCATCTGCGTCAATCTTGTAGGAGCGGTAGATCTCGAGGCTTCGGAACTCGTTGTTCAGCTGCTTCTTTCTCGTCTCGTCCCCCTCGAGATCCTTGATAGACACCTTCTTCTGGATGAGCCACTCCTGCCATCTCTTCATGATACGTCCCTCATCTGTGTCACGAGTATATCCATAGGCACACTGCGACGACGGGTTGAAGCGAGCGTGCTCCTTGCCCTTGCCAGGCGTGGCCCATGCGGTCAGCTCGATTGCCTCGGGGGACTGGCCCGGAACAAAGGGCTTGAGGACGGCAATGATGCAAGTATCCCCTGTAACAGGGTCGGGGTGGAAGAACTGGGTATTCGGAATTCTCACCCGCTCGTCGGAGGTAGGAACTTTCTCGAGACACTCAATCATGCCGGCGGTTACCAGCATAACGTCCTCCGTCTTATTCTCGACCGCAAGACGGAAGAGGATGCGCTCCTTGTCCCAGGACTCGATGTTCTTGGGGGTTGCAATGGGCAGAAGACCAATTCGGTCAGCAAGCATTTCATTTGACATGGGCGTTGTATTCTTGGTTACCTTCACATCGGTTGTCGTACCGGTGTCGGTCATGTCGGCACGGAAGCCGAGGACGCTGACTTCCGATTGGATGGAGCGCCGAAGGCAGTTGGCATATGTTACATTGGTGGGAGAGAGTGTAAAGGTGGTGGTCTTTGCGTCGACGTTCTCAACGGAATGGAATACAGACGTTGACGACATTGTAGGACTTCTCTATGGAATCACCCGGATTTCAACTTTATAAGCCGAAGGCGAACAGTAAGCCGAAGGCGAACAGTAAGCCGAAGGCGAACAGTAAGCCGAAGGCGAACAGTAAGCCGAAGGCGAATGCTAAAGCAAAACCCTTTGCGTGTAAGTGTTCTTAGAAAGAATTTCCAATTGGTTAGATGAGTCAAAAGCGGAACACCTGTTTTTACAGTAATAAGGATAAGTGGTCAAAGGCCTTTATCGAAGAACTGGCCAAAACTCCTTGGATCAGGGAATTCGACTTTCGATGTGTAGATCCTGATGCACAGGGAAATCGGCCCACCCTTCCGAAGTGGTTAAAACAGGTTCCGACACTCGTCATCGAAGGCGACCAGTCTCCCGTAAAGACCGATACGGAGGTTATGAACTGGCTCTACGAAAAGAAGATGAAGGAGCAGCCGTCTAAGCCTGCCGTGACATCTCCCGCTCAGGCTCTCGTTGATGGTCCTGCATCGTGGCTCGGCAGTGAAATGACCGGCTACGGAGACACGGGCTACAGTTTCGTCGATGCCGATATGTCGACGGCTGGCGACGGCGGGGCTACGATCCCCGGGAGCTTTACCTTTTTAACAGGATTCGGGGACAAGCAGAGCGACGCCTCCTTGTCGGCGGCGGTTCAGAACCAGGGAACTCGTTCGAAGAAGGAGGCCATCTTTGACAAACAGATGGACATGTACAAGCAACAGAGGGATCAGGGAATTCCTCAGGGTCCGGCGAGACAGTAGATGCAGTTCATCTAAAGAAATATTACAATGACATGGGAGAGATGTCGAAAGCCCCTACGCCCCTTGGCCTGTTTACCGATAAGCTGATTGCCTTCTTCCGTGATCTGAAGGACACGTATCCCGAGGAGAAGGAGATTAAGGCGGCACTAGAGGGTCTGGAGGCTGCAAAGAAGGTGAATCCCAGACTGATTCACGACTTATTCGACGAGCATGTATATAAGCCGCTCCGTGAGGATATCCTGGCGGAGGATGTCGACAAGATTGTTGCATACACCAAGCTGGCCATCCAGACGCAGTTCAATGAAATTTACCCGGCACTCAGTATTTTTGAGAAGTACTGGCCCGATATGTCGGATAGCAACCGGTCCGCCATTTGGAAGCACCTGAAGGTGCTGGTTCTTCTCAGCGAGAGGGCCTCGAGGGGCTGAAGCCGCTAAGGCAACGGCGTAAAGAAACACCTGTAAACTATCCTATATAGTCTAGAGATGCCTGATATGTTCATAAGCAAGTACACTGATTTTGCAAATGATTTGCTAAAAACGTGTCCTGAACTGAAGGGGGATATTGATATGGCACTGTACATTTCCGATGTCGACAAGGTGGCCCAGTTCAAGGAGCGGGTGCTGCCTACCTGCTCTCCCAAGCGGGACCAGGCCAAGTGCCCGGGATGTGTGCTCCCTGGTGTCGTTATCACTGAGGAGATGTGGTCGTCGTTTAGCGACAAGACCAAGGCCGCTGTGCAGGAGCATCTGACGCTTCTTTCCTTCTGTGTACTGATCGATATCGGGACGAAGGACGACGTGTTCGGGTCTGACTGGACGGAGAGCTGGGCGAAGACGATGATGGACGACATGAAGAGTAAGATGGGTGGTATTGACTTTGCCGACATTACGGAGAAGATGAAGAAACTGTTCGGCTCTATGCCTGGAATGGCTGGAATGCCTGGAATGCCTGGAATGCCTGGAATGGCCGGCGGCTTTCCCCAGCTGCCTGAGAAGTTTCTCAAGGGCCAGATTGCTCGCCTGGCCGAGGAGATCGTGAAGGAGTTAAACATCGAGGACTTCGGTATCAGTCCCGCCGATGTGGAGGCAACGAAGAAGGATCCGTCCAAGACTCTCGAGATTATGCTCGGCCTCCTAACCAAAAACCCGGCAATCCTCCAGGGCACGGTACAGAAGTTGTCAAAGAAGCTGCAGCAGAAGATACAGTCCGGTTCTATTCGCCCGAAGGAGCTCATGGCCGAGGCGGAGGAGCTGATGAAGGTATTTAGCGACAACCCGCAGTTTGTCCAGATGATGGAGTCCTTCCGCAATGCATTTGGTGCGAGAGAGGACGACTTCGAGCGGGCGGCGGGCCGTCAGCCGAACGGCAGACTTTCTCTTGTCAAGGAGCGTCTGAAGAAGAAGCTTGCAGAGAGAGAGAAGAACAAAAACAAGTAGACGTTAGATGGACTTATGCGACCCATATTTTTGGGAAAATCCCAAATATATAGTTCAGTCACTATACCCCTCCGATAAGCCGTGTGCGAGTCATATGGTTAACAGGGTCTTCTTTGTATACCTCATTTCGACCCTCATTGCAATCATTTTATACAACATAACGTCAAATACTGCCGTGTATTATATCCTCTGGATTCTCACGACAATCAGTCTTTTACCGACGTATATGGCACTGCAGAGATTACATGCTGTGCGCGAGGGGTTCAATTCACAACCGAGTGAGGTGGAGTTCATAAATCCCTCGGAAGCTGTCAAGATACCTGTGCCAAATGTGGTTGGCTACGATGAGTCGACGGTGGAGAAGGCGAGAAACCCGTTTCAGAACGTAACGATTGACCAGTATTCATATGCTCCGACACGTGACCCGGCACCTTCGCTTCAGACGCAGGAGGCAAAGGAATCGATGGATGCCCTGTTTCGTGTACAGTGGACAAGTGACCCTACGGACGTGTTTGGCAAGACTCAGAGCCAGAGAATGTTTGTAACACAGCCCAATACCTCGATACCGAATGACCAGGGAAGCTATCAGGACTGGCTCTACAAAATCCCGGGGAAGACATGCAAGGAGGGGAATTCTGCGGCTTGTTACGGCGGTACGAACGGCGCTGCTCTCCCTTGGCTAAATCTTTAGAGCCTTCAAGCCTTCATGGCGTTCATGCCTTCATCTTCTGTGTGTAGAGCTTGGGGGTCCCATTGCAGGAAAACTTCTTCAGTGTTCTCCTCCGGCTTTTACCTTGTATAACTGACTTCACGCAGATAGCGATCGCAGAAGATTCTTTGGGAAATCTCCTAGTTTTCCAAACTTTCTTAATACAGGAACAAAAGCGTTCAGGCATTGCGGACTTCAGTCCTGCTGAACTCGCCTTCATTTCTTCTACTCTGCTAGAAGAATGGATATTAACCGTCTTACACATATAAGAGATGATTCCTCTGGAATCACATCCTATTACACGCAGTCGGTCGGTCCCGGTAAATATACTACAATGAACCTGGTCCCTGATGCAAGAGAGGTGAACCCCATTTCCATTGACAATGTCTTTGTCTACCCGAGAGAAGGGTTCGGTGCCAACAACAGCCAGATTGACTCTGAGTCGTCGCTGCTCCACGCCGAGTTCAAGAACAATAGATGCCTGATCCGCTCCCAGGCGAGACCCTTCTTAACCGTCCCGTTCATGGGCACGGGGCGTGGCAACTCTGACGTGGAGTCGATGCTCCTGCACAGCGAGCAGGTGCGCCAGGGCAAGGAGTGCGGTGGTGTTACAGAGGTTGGCTTCGACGGTGTATTTGAGCCGCTCATCAAGCCCGTCAAGGACAATGTCCAGAACCCGAAGCACTTGGTGGAGGAGGCTGCGGCAAATGGCTGGATCCGTGGTGGATTACCGAGCAGAGCCTACGCCCGTGACATCAATAACTAAATGAATATATACGTGTTTATCAAACACTGTTACATTCATATTACACCGATCCAAGAATCATATTATAAAATGCCTTCGGCTGACTCTCGAGAAAGGAAACCATAGCCTCCTTCGTTTTTACATCATATCTTCCTATGGCACGATGGGCGACCTCCTTCAGATTATTCACAAACTGAATCTTTTTCAACTTGGGTATATGCATCGAATGAAAGGCTTCCACGGACCGCTTGTACTTCTCCCTCAGTTGCATAAATATGTCCTGATTCGGATCGCCAGTCAGGTCTTCCTCACTTAGTACGGTTATCAGACAATCAATGAGAAAGTCGATGTTTATGAAATCAATATTCTTCGGCAGTTCGATCTTAGCCAGGTCGTTGTAGAACTCGAGCAAATTCAGTGACACTGACTTATCAGCATTCTTTACAAAGACGGCCGCATACTTGGTGTAAAACATGAGCATGACGTTTCCACGAATCGCATTTCCGTGTTCAGCCATCATCGCATGAAACGATGGGAAGACGGCACTCCCAGCCTTACGCCCTAGGGCCCCCTCCGTGAGTCCATTATCGTAGATCCACGCATCCGTCTCCTCACATTTGACATATGTAACAAAGTGGTTCTCATTCTGCAGGACGATCATTGCATCAAGATAAAATTCCGTAGTATCTGTCACCTCTTTTACAGCCTTGCCCCACGCTAGCCAGCCTTCCTTACCCTCTATGGAGGGAAGCTGGGGCTTTTCCACCCCCTGACGAAGGGTCGGCAATGTTATAGATTGAAGCGGCGTTACTTCGTAATGATGTATTTCGCCGTCATTCCCGAGCTGGCGTCCGAACTGCAGGATCAGGGTGGACATTTCGGAACGGAGTTCGTTTTCCTCCGGTAGGAAGTCATAGTACGACTTGAGAGTGCCCGATGCGGGGCCGTCGGTCTTTTTCGGCAGCCCAAAGTACAGGCCGTGTAGGTACACGTCATATAGGATAGCTAGCTTGTTGTCGGCGGGAGATGCGGTAACAATGGTGTAAAAGGGTGATGCGCGAGGGGATAGGTACTTCAAGATACCCTCTAACAAATACTCGTCAGCCGCCTGGAAGACACCTGAATCATACTTGAACTTGACGGCGAGGGGACTGGCTTCTTTTGTCTCGGCTTCTTTTGTATCGTTTGTCTTCATTGTAGCGAGTATCTGAGCCGCCAGCTGGTCACGAAATCCCTTTCGGAGTAGCTCCATATCGGTAATCGTATTTCTTCCCGTATAGTGATCATAAATCTGCTTGAAAACATCTGTTATGACATCCCCTTTCGCATGATCCCGAAAGAAAGCGTCAAACTCGGGTCGTGACTTGTGAAATATGGCCAGATTCACCGACAACCACCAGCAAATTGTTGCATCATTCCTGGGAACATGCAGCCCTGAAAGTCTATGACAAGCCATCTTCTGAAGAATCATTTATTCCGCCAGGATAGAACATGGATGCAATTGGACCCTATGAACCTCATCCCTGGGAAGGAGCCGAAAACCCCCAGAGCTATGAATTACAAATATCGTATGGTCAACATCCCAAGCCCACGCAACATAGCCTCGGTCTTGTCGGAGGAAATGAAGTGCCGTACCAGACCCGGGAAAAGCAGGTCAATATCGAATCTGACCTGCGTGGCATAACTCGTGCTCTTACATTCACCCCTGCGAGACAACACCTTCCTAAGGATGACAAGGGCACCGTTGTGAATAGAGATACGCCGAAGCAGAAGGTGGCCATTGACGTATCGGGCAAGCCGCTGAAACAGTCTCAGATGTGGGCTTACCCGGCGACTCTCGCCCCTGAGCCCTTTGTTGTGGAGGTGTGTAATCGACCCGAAAAGTACTAATCCCTTATAGAGATGTGTACCCCCCGACAGACTGCCTTCACACGAGGAAAATGGGATGACGTACATCAAGCAGACGATATGAGAATTACATCATATGCTGGAAAATATGCCTTTGTGCCCTTCCTTAATTGCCCTGCCACATTTCCCATGGATTCGACGACGAGACTTCAACGATCCGGTGGAAGCTGGGTTGCTGGTATGTGGAAGACAGAGGTGGAGTCGGACCTCATGGGTATCGGCCGCCCGTCAACCCGCTGGCGCGAGGACGCCCTGCAGTACAACCCGTCGACGAACGAAGTGAATCGTCGGGCACTGGCCCATGCTGCCGATGAGAGCTCGCCACTGGTATTCAACCATTTAACAAACCCGCCGTGCACGCTGCGAGCCACAGGATGGAACCGCTGGGACTATCCCATCCACGACCCGCAGGAGACGTTCGAGACCCCCTTTGACTTTTTCATCCCGTCGAGAGATGTCGATAAATACAAGAATCGGACCCATGTTCCTGCCAAGAATACATTCACCCACGATGTACTGCAAAAGGTGTCGGCGGAGCCTCCTCTGAGATAGGGCTGAAGGGCAGAGGCCGAATGCCAAAGGGCCAAAGGCCAAAGGACAAAAGGACAAAAGGCCAAAAGATAAATGTAAAAGGGAAGTACGTCCCACTTCCTACCCTTTTACTGCTCACTTGTTAGTATGGAATTCGCGGCCCTTGCAGTTTTAGGAGGTGTCGGCCTTCTGCTTGCACGAACAACAACCCCTGCTGGGCCGTATCCCACCAAACCCCAGGGCTCAAACCCTATAGCACGTGCCCAGCTTCCCATTCGTGAAGCATTTACGGGAGGCGCTGCAGATGCAGAAAATCCAAAGACAAGCCTTCGTGGTTCAGCCGCTGAACTCGACCTCATGTACAAGGGCCTAATGGGCGTCGGCACTCCCCCCATCGAACCAAATCCATCCGGCGTCAAGCGGGTTCCTACACAAATTCCTATCGAGGCTGCGACGCCCGATGTAATGATGAATTCCGGTGGCAAGGAGCTGACCCCTAATTACATTGACTCTGATTACGTCACGAGTGGCCTCTCGGGTCAGATTCTCCCGTCAAAGGATTTTACCCACAACAACATGCAGCCCTTTTTCGGCGGACGCGTCCGTCAAAACGTCGACGCCTCTGCCAACAGCGGGAGACTTGACCGCTACACTGGCAGTGGTGTAACCCAGGTGAAGAAGCAGGAAGTCGAGCAGATGTTCGACAACACCCAGGTGCCTTTCGGCAATGTGTATGGCATGGAGGCGTCGTCCGATTTCGTGCACAGTCGTATCAATGAGCCGAGAAACCGTGCGGGTGAGAAGCCGTTTGAGCAGATCCGTGTAGCTCCCGCTCTGAATGAGGGGTACGGTTCAACTGGCAAGGGCGGATTCCAGCAGCTGGAGGTGAACGAGTTTATGATGAAGAATCTAAAGAAGACAGAGGACCTGCGTGTCGAGACCAACCCTAAGAATTCGTACACGATGCCGGTCGTCGAGGGCCAGCAGTTCATTGGCAAGTCGGCCGAAAATCCCGGCGAGGTGAGAAAGTACCGCCCCGACGCCTTTTACACAGATGCCGACGGAAAACACTTTGGTGTGGCTGGTCAATCGGAACAGACGAAGGAAATGGTGCGACCCATCCAAATCATGCCGGATCAGAATCGTGCAGATACGAGTGTCGAGTACAAGGGTCCGGGTGCCAGTCAGGATTTTGGCATGAACTACGTGGTTGGCAGTTACAGGAAGCCGGTTGGCCATCAATATGGCGGGGCGGGCTACAGAAATGCCGATGGCAGCCAGTATTCATCGAATCCTTCCGACGACTATGGAAAGAGTTCCTATGATGCACGGCCCAACGAGAGATTCTATACGGGCGACCGTGTCATGGGCCTGAATCTGAGCCCGGCGGAGGCGGGGGCTGTGACGACACACTTCGAGGACGAGTCACGCCCCACCCGCCGCAGTGAGACGATTGGTAATATCCAGCAGGCGGGAGTTCCGACGGGGTATGCGAGTGGAGCGCCCGCTATCACAGTCTGGGATCCTAGCGATATTGCTCGCACGACGGTCCGTGAGGGAACCATCCACAATGACCGCTTCGGTATCATGGCGGTGGCCGATGGGCCTACACGCATGACAGCCTATGACCCGGAGGATATCGCCCGCCCGACGCAGAAGGCGCAGATCTCGGCCAAGTCCGCCTATACGGGTGCGCCTAAGTCGGCGAACGAGAAGATGATGAGCCACAACGCCGCCTATAACATGAGACTTAACCCCAACAAGCAGGTTGTGGCCAAGGGCCGTCAGGCGATGGGCGGGAATATCCAGATGTTCAAGGGCGACGAACCCAATGTTACATCCCGCAAGCTTGATTCTGACATCCGCAATGACAGAGAGCTGAGTGTAAATCGCAGCGTCGACCTGGGCCCGGGCTCCTCAGACATTGGTCGTGTCAAGTACAGAGTCCCCTTTAACTTAGATGTGCCTACAGAGAGAAACACGAGAGAGATTATTGCTGCCACGGAGGACAATCCGCTGATGCAGAGCCTGCATATAAATGCCTGGAAATGATAAAAGTAGGTAGCATAGCTACTTTTCTTTATCGGAGGCTTAACGTTTCGAGACGTATCGCTATACAAAGACAGGGATGCCTCAACCCGCATGGCTTGTCTATGGCCCCCCTGGTTGTGGAAAGACTACTTGGATCCTATCCCATGTGAGACAGTCAAAGACAAAACTGTATCACTGGAATGCACGGACAGATCGCACGCTGCGTGAAGGGAGAGAGACCCTCCATAGGCAAGTGAGAAGTCAGGAACCGCTGTTCGTGTGGATCGAGGGTGCAGATGACCTGACGCCCGAATCCCAGGCATTTCTGCGACGTATTCTTGAGACAGTGTCCCCCTCGGTCCAATGTATTCTTGAATGCAGAGACCCGAACCGTATTACACCTGCCATTCAGTCACGCTGCGAATGGAAACAGCCGGTTGGCCTCGAGTCGTTCCGTAAGGCTGCGAGACATATGCCGAGCAAAGTGTTAAAGGAGTGTTCGGTTAGCGAGTCATTCTCCCAGGGAGAAAATCCGATCGAGATTATCCAGACTTTCTTGGCAAAGGAGGAAACGTGGGAAGAAGCACTTCTTGCCTTGCGGGCAATTGGGGCAGGGAGTTCGCCCTGGGCACGGCTACTGCATTTGAAGGCATGCGGTTATAACGTTGCATAGAGGAAGTCTATATACTCTAGAATATGAGTGGGGACGGAGATTTCTCGGTCTACGGAGAGGCAAAGGGGGAATATACGCGTCAGCTATGTGTATTTTTAGTTCCTACACTTGAGACGTACATGCTGGAGCTCCTGGGAACGGCAAAGGGAGAGGCCCCGACACCGACGAAAATCCTGTGGCAGTTCCAGGTCCTCCTTCAGGGAATTCCGGAATGGAATCAGGACAAGGTGATCCGTGAAACGGAGAAGCTGCAAAAAGATTGTGCGTGTGATTATCTGGAGGAGCTGATAACGGCAGTGTTTATTGCACACACGAAGGTGCTGTCGGCGATCCGCTTATCGACAAAGCAGAAGAAGCTGCAGATTACTATACCGAAGATTGACCACTTTTTACACAGGGTTTTGTCAGAGTCGGCTCGCAGCCTCTGGACGAATGCCTACCTGTTTGCTGATACGAACAGTATTGAGAAGCAGAAGAATCTGCGCCAGGTGTCGTCTCTTCTGAACGACTCGGTGTTACAGGCGATTCGGGGACTCTTACCGGTAAAGTCTATTTTACGTGAGTATCTGCACGACGACGATGATGAGAAGGATGAGGCTTCTGCTTCTGCTTCTGCTTCGGCCGAGCCCGAATCTGCTCCTGTGCCTGAGCCGGTGACTGCTCCTGCTCCTGCTCCTGCTCCTGAGCCTGCTCCTGCTCCTGAGCCTGCTCCTGAGCCTGCTCCTGAGCCTGTGACTGCTCCTGCTGCTGAGCCTTCTAGCGTTGCGTCGGCCTCTGAGCCTTCTAGCGTTGCGTCGGCCTCTGAGCCTTCTAGCGTTGCGTCGGCCTCTGAGCCTGTAGCAGAGCCCGTGGCTGCTGCTGAGCCCGTGGCTGCTGCAGAGCCCGTGGCTGCCGTTGAAACGAAAGAGGAAGTAAAGGCCTCAGAGGATACTAAGACTATCCCTATCATCAATATCGAGACGAAGCCCCGAGTCACCTTCTCTAACAGCCACGTACTCTTTGACTCAGATGTTCTCGAGGAGAATGGCATACAGGATATCCCGTTTGCCGATGAGAGCACGAGCTTTGAGGAAACCGATGAGAACTTTCCCATGGAGTTCGACGAGACCCTAGAATAAGGTGCGTATCCATTGGAAACCCGAAAACAATCCATGCGGTAGAATGGATTTCACAAAGTCCGGTATATGGAAGGCAGTTCTCGCTGGAGGCGTGATAATTGCCATTGCAAGTTACATATACCAGATGTATTCAAAGGAACCAACGGAGGAAGTTAGACTTCGTCCGGTACTTCGTGACTTTTGCTTAGGAGCCTCCGCAACAGCCTCCCTATATATGTTCATCCCCGAATCCTTTGACTCGATTATTGCATCTACGTCGACGCTTGTAGCTACAACCGTCGCCGCACCGGTTGATATTGAGCTACAGACGGGCCCTGCTCGATTTTAAGACGCAGGCTCAGTTCTTTCAACAAAACAGGGAATACACCTTCTCTTTTTCAGGAACCTCATTTCTTGAAATAGCGTAGCCCTTAAAAATATCCTTCTTCACCTGCTCCTGCGGCTTTGCATTCATGATGTGTGTGGCAATACGCTCATATAGATCAAAGTTCGGGTAACGTTCCATCCCATCCTCCTCCCGAAGAACATTCTTCCCCTCCGAGTCAACGAGCCAGGTCCACAGTAAATTCCACAGCGGCGACACTGTCTCTCGCACAATCCAGGACCCCTCCTGGCTTAGGACAGCCCCATCCTTCTTGTCGTCCGGTACATTCGTGAACAAGGCCTCTATGACACTTACAGCATATCTGCACAAATCAAAGGACGGGTTCGGGTACACATCTGGAGAATCACCCACCTTAAATTCGCCAAAGGAATACTGAGCCTGAGCATCACCACCTTTTGCAAAATCATCGCTCACATACCAGGCCTCGCCAATTCGAAACACCGATCTGCCAAAGTCAATAATACGCAAGATACGACCATACGTCGGCACCTTCCAGACTGAGCCATCCCTCATCGTGTAGTACAGAAACTTGATATCAGTATTACTATACAGAATATTGTTCGTGTGCAGGTCATTGTGTGTGAGGCCAAAGACTCCCTGGGCTACGCAAAGTGCCGCAATAACCTGGAATGTCCACGCTGTCCACTTCTCTTCAAAGCCATCATCGACCTCATCGAGCTCCTTGTCCATAATGCCATCCATCTTTTCCTGGAAAATGAGCATCGTAGGGAACTTCTTGAACTCGGAGAATACGTGGGTCGATTCCTCATCTGAATCGTAGGATTCCGTCTCAGAATTCGAGCCATTCGTCGGAAAGGATGATACCGACTCGAGTTCATCGAGGCATGTGTCAGCGCCAGCATATTCTAGAAGAGAAACATGACTGGAGTCAGTTTTGTCAGAAGAATACGAAAACGAACGGGTGTGCATGACAGACCTCATCGTGCTATCCTCATCAATTGTTTCTCCGTCATGTGTGATATAGAGGCTGAAGAGGCCGCTCTCCTTCTTCTCCCAAAATCGTTTGTAATGTCTATAGGATTCAAAGGATTCTGTAATATTGTATCGGTATGTGTCGGCAATGCCCTGAAATCCTCCATAGAACATGCAAAAGTGGGGAGAAATGTCCCTCTCGCGCAGTTGCCCCAGCAAGTAGTTCGCTAAGAAATCAATGTAGGCCTGATTTGTCGTATATGACCGCTTTCTTTCAGCACGCTCTGCGCCCTTCTCAGGATCGTCGTAGTATCCCTGTATCTTACGAGTGGGATCCAGGATATGGGTGACCTTGCAGTAGGCGTGCTTCTTCTTCTTGGAGGCCGTTTCCACAATGCATTCGCCGCTTCCGTCAAAGGAGTGGACACGGGCAAAGAATTCATCCGATTGGAGCTGGCCTTCGGTAGCTGGAAGGGTACCGAGAAGACGCTCAAGAATGGGTATCTTCGTGGAAATATTTGTATATCCAGGTATTTTGGGAACTCGACTATACGTATTCCAAACCGGCAATGTAATTCCGATCGACTGATTTAAACATGCATCCATTCTAACATCCTCGGCTGGATGATTCTCGGAGAATTAACCGCAATTATTTTATGTAAGAGGGCAGAATCTCATATGACAGATCCCGCTTCCGCACTGAATGTGAATATCCGGAAGTTTGATATGAAAATGATTCCCCAGGATGCGGTTTGTGTTTTCATAGGAAGAAGAAGAACGGGTAAATCTACACTTGTGCGTGACCTCCTGTTTCACCATCAGTCGATGCCTCTGGGCACCGTGATCAGCGGCACCGAAGAATCGAATCAGTTTTATAAGAAGTTAATCCCACCGCTGTTTATTCACGGCGACTACAATCCTGTTATCATTGCCAATTTCTGCAAGAGACAGAAGCTAATTATGGCAAAGGTGCAAAAGGAAATGGAGGCTACGGGGACGTCTCGCACGGACCCTCGCTCGTTCTTAATTATGGACGACTGTCTCTACGACGACAGCTGGCTCCACGACAGAAATATTCGGTATCTTTTCTTGAACGGGCGGTGGCTAAAAGTTTTCTTTCTTATTACGATGCAATATCCTCTCGGTATTCCGCCTATGTTGAGAACGAATGTTGACTACTGCTTTATTCTACGAGAGCCGTATGTGACAAACAGGAAGCGTATCTTTGAGAATTTTGGGAGTGCCTTCCCCAGCTTGGAGTTCTTCTGTCAGGTCATGGATCAGTGCACGCAGAACTACGAATGCATTGTCATGAACAATAACTCACAGAGTAATAAGCTGGAGGACATTGTCTTCTGGTACAAGGCGGAGATGCACGGAGAATTTCAGATTGGTGCTCCGGAATTCTGGAAGCATTCGATGGAACATTACAAGGAGAAGGGGGAGGAGCAGGGCAATGAATACGATGCTACGGCGAATCGGCGACTGAAGGGACCCCTCATCAACGTCAAAAAATTTTAAGGAGTAAGTATAGTACAATGTTGCGTGTAAATGATATGATAAGTACACTACTTCTCATATTCTTTCTTGGTCTTGCCCTCGTCATGCTCGAGGGGCTGTCGAAGCAGCCGGCGGTTCAAAGAATGCTGTCGAACGATGCCATTTCGTGCGGCGTTGACAACCCGTGTGCAGTTGGCCTGAAGTGCATTAATGGGTTTTGTGCAAAGACGGAGCGGCTCCGTATGTACGAGCGTGACTTGGAGAATGAGGCGGAGAGCTATCCTGGCACAGCTGCCCCGTTTTTAGGTCCTAAGTAATAGATGAAGGGTATTCATCGTGGTACACGTATGTTAGCATTGACTACGCTGCTGATTATAGTGCCAGTAATTTACACTTTAACATCACTATATGGTCAAAAAAAGGAGACATTCACTGATCTGAAATCGTGCGGGGTTTCTTGTTAAGGAGAGAAGAGAAGCAAAACATTTGTAAAGAACAATGTGTTCCTTACAAATGTATATAGGTTCTAGTCTAGAACTTAGTCGAGGGCAGGGGCCTGAGTCGCCTGAGCAGCTGCAGCCTCCGCCTTGCGCTGCATCGCCAGGTCAGCAGGGCCAGAAAACATACCGTCATACGATGATGCCGACGTGGCACTAGGGGCAACAACTGTCTCAGAAGAAACAGCAGACACCGTCGCCTGCACACGGTCCTTCTTCTGCTGGTTGTAGAACTGGTCACGAGACTCCTCGTTCTCCCTGTACTTCTTCATCAGGCTGTTCAGCTCGTCGTTTGCGTACTCGCTCTCCCCGACCTTATTCGGATCAGGCTCCCAGGCCATCCACTTCCCGACACTGCCCATGTAGATGTTGAACGAGGGATCCGTCTTCTGGAGACGCTTTGCACGAGCAGACGCCTCAGCCTCCGTAGAGAAGACACCACGCACCTTGATTCCACGCATCGTGGTGCGGAACTCATTGAGAGCAAAGAACTCCTCCTCTAGCTTCGTCCCCGCCGCAAAGAGGAAGTCATCGTACTCCTCCTGCAGCTTCCGCTGCGTCATCTCCGCCAGGTTCTCCTTGACATAGGCCTGGTACGACTCTACGAACTGATCCGGGCGAAACAGGCTCTCCTTGATCGCCTTGGCAATATCCTCCCGCGAGGTCTCCTCGTTGGTGGCCGCCGTGGCAAGGGTCTCCAGCTTGGCATTTGCCGCACGAAACTGCTCAGCAACCCACTGCTCGAACTTGGTAGTCTTCAGCTGCAGGTCATACGTTCCGAGAAACTTCTTGAAGAGGAAGATATCCTTGTTTGCCAGCACCTTCTCCGGGCTAAGAAAACTTAGAAGCACAATCTTCTGGCTGGGCAGCTCGGCATCCTCCATCAGGTAGTCCTCGACTTCTTCCTTGCTCATTCTAACCAAATAGGCATACCTTATCTTTAGACGGGAGCCAAAAAAAATATTATAAATGGATATATAGAATGGACGTTAATGACCTGCTTACCCGCCTCATCAAGTATGTCGTAGAAGGTGTCGCTGTAGCTCTTGCCCTCTTTTTCATCCCTCGCAAGGCCCTGCCGATGGATGAGATCCTGTCCGTGACGATCGCCGCCGCCGCCGTCTTTGCCGTGCTCGACATCTTTTCCCCCTCGATTGGCGTTACGGCCAGACAGGGTGCTGGATTCGGTATTGGTGCCAACCTGGTGGGCTTCCCGATGGCGCGTTAATCGAATAACTACGTTACATAGGTCGCAGTACCTAGGATGCCGTTGCATGATATCCTACGTAATGCTTTCGGCAAACCGCCGCATATTTGTCCTTTCCACCTACGCAAATCTGTCCCTCGGCTGAAGCAAATCGCAAGCTAAATATGCCAGGAGTACCATCCTTGCACATACTGCACAATGCAGTCAGCTTCTCACAGGTATCCGCCTTCGAAATAAGGCGCTGAATCTGATCGAACGGCATCCGGTTCGAATCGCCGTCGAGGCCCACAACGAGCACCTTCTTCTTATACCCCTCAACCATCATCATGACTGCCTCATACAAATCGGGAAAGAACTGTGCCTCATCAATAACAACAAACGAAGCATCCAAGAATGCGACAAGTGTAAACGCCTCCTGTAGCACATTCAATCCGATGGCAGGATAGCCACCAGACTCGTCGTGCGTCTGCAGCGATCTCCCCGCAGAATCATAGCGTGTATCAAGAGCCGACGTAATAACACAGCACTTCGTGTTCAAATACATCTCCCTCCGAAGACGCTGAATGGCAAGAGACGACTTCCCCGCAAACATGGGCCCCATAACGATATCAAGGCTCATTTCAAAAGCTGGACATGGCTTCCTGGCCTAAGGTCGCTCAATTTTTTAGGGCATCAGTCTAGATGTCTGCGTATCAGATCGTCATCCCCACCTATGGAAGAGCAGATTCCATAGCAGATAAGACACTCGCCCTTTTACATACATACGGCATCCCTCGCTCGCAGATAACTCTCTTTGTCGCAAACAAGGAGGAGAAGGATGCCTATGCGAAGGTGCCCGCTTCCCTGTATGGTTCTATCGTCGTAGGAGTCCCTGGCCTCGTCCATCAGAGAAATTTCATTATGGACTACTACCCGAAGGGGACCCACATCGTCTCCTTTGACGATGACGTGAGTGGTCTCTGGGAGCTACAGGGAGAGAAGCTTGTACCTCTCGTAAGTCTGAAAAAGACCATTACGCAGGGGTTCGCATTGTGTAAAAAGATGGGATATCACATGTGGGGTATCTATCCAACCAAGAATGCCCTGTGGATGTCGGCAACGCCGTCAACGAACCTGAAGTTTCTTATTGGTCACATGTATGGTATTATTAACAGAAAACTCCAATTAAAAATGCCATTGAAACACGACTATGAGCTGACGCTCGAGAACGCTGTACGGGACGGGGGAGTCATTCGATTGAACTCTGTAGCAGCCACCACGAAAATGGGGAAGAAGGGCGGCATCGGTGCATCGGTCGAGCAGCGGCAGGCAACCTATGGCAAGGTCGTCGACTACTTAGTAAAGAAATATCCTGGACTCGTTCGAAAGAATCCGAGAAGGGAGGGGGAAATTCTTCTTGCGAGGGAGGTTCCTGCGGAAAAATAGGGGCAAGGGTAGAAATGTTCCACCTCTACATGTCGCTCTTTATTGCCGCCCTCTTTTTTGTCCTCACGCCTGGAATTCTTCTCCGTATCCCCAGCGGAGGTTCCAAGGTAGCCGTCGCCGCCACCCACGCCCTGGTATTTGCCCTGGTCTTCCATTTTACATACAAGCCGGTCTCGAAGTTCCTCTATGGCACAGAGGGATTTGCTGCTCCCACAGATGCCGCTAGCTGTGCCGCTGCCAAGATGAATTGGAATCCTGCCACCAAGGTCTGCAGTGCCTAAATAGACCTGATAAACTGCCAGCGCAGGTCAGTGCAGATGCGCTCCCAGATCTTGTCCTGGTTGTATAACTTGTCCCTGTTTTTCAGCAGAGGAAAGCACTGCAAGTAGTCGTCGAGTTCCAGGAGCTCGCAGAACTTATAGAGCACATAGGAATACGAGAGAAAATTACTACGTGTCTTCGGGCAGTGCTTGACGAAGGAGCTCTGGATTTCCTTGAACATAAACCGCAACTTCTCCTCGATTTCACGGGACATCACAGGAGCAGTCTTTCCATTAATTCTATTCAGTATATAAGGTACGTGCTCGTAAAAATTTGTGCATTTCAGTTTCTTCAGAATTTCACGAATTTTCACCTGTTTGATGTCCTCTACGCTCACGATACGCTCCTTCTTCAGCTCCTCCAGGATCGCCTGAAAAATATCTTCCGGTATTTCCGTGCTCTCCTTGGCCTGGAACTGAGCGAGCCATTCGTTGAAGTGGTTGATACGCTTGTATGCATAATATGTCACCTCTCTCGGCGGATCCTTATAGCTAGGCTTGTCGCTATCGATCAGAACAAACTCTTGAAATCCGCAACGTTCGCAAAAGAAAAGTGCCTCTATCGGACTGAACTTCATTTCTATGTCACACCTCTCACACATACCATGGGGGTCTTCTGATATATTGGGTTGTATTTTCGCATTTTCAGGATTCACCTTTTGCATATACTTCTCGAGTAAAACATCCCTCCCCTCCGGCTTGCCCTTTGGCACGAAGGAACCGTGGGCCTCTGTGGAAGGGGCTTCTGGTTCCTGCAGGGCTGCCAGTACGCTTCCCGGCTTGACCTTGGCCTGCTTTGTAACCGTCGACATACCACCCTGGATCTTGTCCTGGAGGTCGTAGTAATTGAAGAGAATCTCGCCCGTCTCGAAGAAGTAGTCGTATACAGACTTCTTTGACTCAAGATCGTCACGCCGCTTCCGAAGGTACAGGAGCTCCTCCTCCTTCTGGGTTCTGGCCACGACATCGGTGATGCCTGAGAGATGTGCCTCGAGCTTCTCAATGTGCTCTGTGAGTGTTGACACAAGTGACTCTTCCCGACGCATATCTGCCATTTGTACTTGGTGAAGATTGTCGAGAGTTGTTTTTCCTTCGACAACTGTTCTTTTTCCAAGGCGAGATATACTCTGAGGTATACCCTCCATATATACTGGAAAGATTTGAGGAGTTTAAGTCTTATATACTAAACCCTCCCGGTCTGTCTTAAAATTGAAGGAAGAGGGTAGGTTTGTATTTGCAATGAAATATACCAGGGAGCTTCTGGAAGCGATATTGGCTGAAGGGGGTGCAAGCATTCCGGCTGAGTACCCGAACTACAATCAACGGTTGAAGGTTACCTTCACCTGTTCCTGCGGAGTCGCTACGACGAAACGATTCGAGATGTTACAGGTCTACCGGCTACCCTACTGTGAGGAGTGTAGTCAAAAGATTATAAATGAGCGGGGGAAGAAAACGTGTATGGAACGATATGGTGTTGATAATATTTCAAGATTACCCCATATTGTAGCCAAGATAAAAAATACATTTGAAACACGATTTGGAGGTCATCCTAAGAAGACAAAGGAGGTGCAGGATAAGTGGAAGGCTACATGTTTAGAAAAATATGGAGGACACCCGAACCAGAATACGGATGTTCAGATAAAGTCTGAGTCAAACTCTTATAACTATAAGGACTACATGATGCCAAGTGGCACTATCGTAAGATATCAAGGCTACGAGAATGTCGCTTTAGATGAACTGATTCAATTATATGAAGAAGAGGAAATTAGTATTGGAAGATCGAACATACCGAGCATTGACTACTATGTTGGAGATGTAAAACATGTATACTTTCCAGACTTCTTTATTAAACATGAGAACAAAATAATTGAAGTAAAGTCCGAGTGGACTATTCAATTACGGCGAGGTAATGTGGAAGAGAAAGCTTTGGCAACTAAGAAAGCCGGCTATAAATACGAGATTTGGGTATACAACGATAAGAAGGTGAAAGTTGAGACGAAGATATACTAGACCCTCCCGGCATATGCATTCTGTATAAGGGTGTCTCCCGGCAGATTCATCCAGATTCTTCGCCAGTTTTCCAGGTTTTCGGCGATTTTTTCCAGTTTGCCAAAATTTTTTTCTAAGATGAGGGTATAACATCATGACAGGGGGAGGTCTTATGCAATTAGTGGCGTATGGTGCTCAGGACGTGTATTTAACCGGTAATCCCCAGATTACCTTCTTCAAGCTCGTGTACCGCCGCCACACGAACTTCGCCATGGAGTCGATCGAGAACCCCTTCAACGGCAACCCCCGCTTCGGCAACCAGGTGACGTGCACGATCCAGCGCAACGGCGACCTGATCCACCGCATCTACCTCCAGGCCACGCTCCCCGCCGTCGCCCTGACGTCGGCCGACGGCAGCGGCGCCCAGTTCCGCTGGCTCAACTGGGTCGGTCACAACCTCATCGACTGGGTTGAGCTGCAGATTGGCGGCCAGCGCATCGACAAGCACTACGGTGACTGGCTCCAGATCTGGAATGAGCTCACGCAGGAGGCTGGCAAGCAGGCCGGCTATGCCAAGATGGTTGGCAACGTGCCCCAGCTCACGAACCTGATCGTCCAGGGTGGCGAGTCGTGCTACAACTACTGCGCCGGCGGTGAGCCCCTGAGCTCCTCGTCCCTGCTCAGCTGCGCCCCTGAGTACACGCTGTACGTGCCGCTCCAGTTCTGGTTCAACCGCAACCCGGGCCTTGCCCTGCCGCTGATCGCCCTCCAGTACCACGAGGTGCGCATCAACCTGCAGTTCAACGACCTGCAGAACCTGATGTGGGACTACACGCCTGGCGTGGCCAACAACGCCCACGCCGTGCGTGACCGCGTGAACGCCGCCAACCTGGTGGCCGCCTCGCTGTACGTCGACTACATCTACCTGGACACGGACGAGCGCCGCAAGTTCGCCCAGGTCAGCCACGAGTACCTCATCGAGACCCTCCAGTACACGGGTGCCGAGTCCATCAACAGCTCCTCCAACAAGCTGAAGCTGAACTTCAACCACCCGTGCAAGGAGCTCATCTGGGTTGTGCAGCGTGACTCCTTCGTCAGCTGCGATGACAACGTCATCAACGCCTGGAAGGGCCAGCAGCCCTTCAACTACTCCGACTGGTGGGACCGCTCGTGCCTGGAGTCTGGCTACTCCGTCACGCGTGTGGAGGGCATGGCTGGCAACAACCCGGTTGTCACGGCCCTGCTCCAGCTCAACGGCCACGACCGCTTCACGGTTCGCGAGGGCCGCTATTTCAACGAGGTGCAGCCCTACCAGCACCACACCAACGTGCCGGCTGTGGGCATCAACGTGTACTCGTTCGCCCTCTCGCCCGAGCAGCACCAGCCCAGCGGCACGTGCAACTTATCGCGTATCGACAACACGACGCTCCTCCTCACGGTGTCCAACAACGCCGTGGGTGTCAGCACGTCGTCCCAGGTCCGCGTGTACGCCACGAACTACAACGTGCTGCGCGTGATGAGCGGCATGGGTGGCCTTGCCTACTCCAACTAAAGAGTTGGACGGCATCGCCCAAAAAGGAAAAGAGAAAATATCGGTCCACGTATTCGTGTGTGTCCCTAGCCTGTAGCGCATAGCAACGGGCTTAAAATTTGCATATTCCCATTGAATGGTAATATGCAAATGAGGTAATTATAGGTCAGTAATGTAATAGCAACACTTGGAGTATACTACCATATAGTTAATTAAATGATATATAATTAGAATGAATACAAGAAAAAGGATAATATGTTACACTGGAATTGCTGCTAAGAAAAGCGGAAAGCATAGTGTTAAGAATTTTAGAAAAATTACAAGGAAAATATATACTAAACGTATGTGCAACGATATGAAACGGGGTGGTTTAAAAGAATGTCCTAAAAATCTAAATGGCTGGGTTAAATATTTTGGGGCTGAATACAGGACTCCAAAGGAGTGTGATTCGATTGTTAAAAATAATAAATTGATGTAATGATATTTTTGTGTAAGCGCATAGCCACAGGCTACTGTATACATTCAATGAAAATGTATAAAGTGCGGTCTAAATAAACCAAGCAACTATACTGTAATGAGATATTCAGGCGCAGGAGTCCTTTTTACAAATGGAACACACGTCTTAGCAGGATATCAACCGAAGAAGGAATCGCCCTGTATAAGCGGTATAGGAGGGAAACGAGAATTACGTGATACATCGTACATTTACACGGGCCTGCGAGAGTTCCTCGAGGAGATCTTCGATCTGCCTGATACACTCCACGCATCCTGCATTGAACTGATACAAGAACACATAACGCCATTACGCATTGTTGAGTTAGGGGTGTACATAAATATTGTTTATACATTCGAAAATTTAGAAACAATATTGACTATCCTGACACAAAACAAGACCCACTCACCCCTTTATGACACTTTCCCCCAAACCATGAATGATTTGCTGTATAAGAGAAAGATAGGCGACCAAGAAATAACCCATTTGGCCATCCTACCCCGCATTTCTAATCACGGAGACTGCCCCTTTGTCGGCAGAGAATTTATCAAAGATATGAGATTTATATAAAATACCTTACCGTCTACTCTTTGACCGCTTTTTTGCCTTTGCTTTTGCCTTTGCATTTCTCTTTCTCCTTGTCTTGACCTTTCTCTTTCTCTCACCACCATCCATACTACGAGTGTTTTCCACGACAGGGGGTTTTCCAGGTATATTTTTTGTTGCAGGATTATACTCAATATCCATTACACGACTGGGGTAGTCATAGCCCGACCGACATGTTATAATATATACTCGTATAATCCCATCTTTATCGGGTACCTGCATAAACACATTTGAATCGAGTAATTCACGCAAGCTAAATACTTGAAGGCCGAATGTAGTATATAAGTAGGCAGTCCTCGATATATTTTTTCCACGAATAGGGGTTGGATAGTCCATGGGTCCATTATACTGGAGTTGGGCGACAGATGTCTCATATACGCCTAGAACGGCGGGCTTATGGGCAGGATTCACCTCGGAATCATTGACAAACGAGAAATCCAAATCTGGGCATTCGGTATTGTTCGGCCCGAATCTTGCTATGGCTGTTTCATAACCATATCCTAGACGAAACGATTGTTCACGCCCAATATTCAACCAGCGTGATGTTAGAATATCACCCTCTGTATAATTTGTTCGAAGCCACTCAAACAGAAGATATGTCTTTTCTACACTGAGCGCCTCTCTTTGCCAGGAAAATATGATAATTTCCATATTCGGCGGCACTGTGCATAGTTTCTTGGTATTTCTGCCGTGGCATAAAAAATTATAGGACGCTGCTGGCCTATCGTATTCAATAGTCATCGACATTTATTATAGATATATATTTTATTGTCTCTACGAGTGCCCATCGTAGCTGCGATCGTGGGTAAAGAGGCCGGGTCCAAACACGCAGGTATATCGCTTTTTGGCCCAAATAGCTGTAAGCCTATCTTCAATGTTCTCTCCGTCAACTAAATGGGGGAGAATCGCCTGCTCAAAGAACCCCTTTTTACATAGAAACGGATTATTCGTGTAATTGCATGAACTGGAATCGGTCGTATACCATGCGTCAGACCCATGTTTGGGCGGAACCCTCTGTATTTTTGATGGGTAGACCAGGTCAGGATCTTCTTCCCAATGTGAGCACTCGCACAAATGGGTATGGTGCATGAAGGTGTGGGGTGACTCCTTGCTCCAGAAATCTGCAGCATAATTTGGCACTCCTGCATTCTTTCGACTGCGTCCTCTCACGATATCATAACGCTCTAAGAAATATAAGGCATTTGTTAAAAAGGATGTCACTTCTTCCTGAGTCCCATGAATGACGAAATCATTCTCGAGGGGGAGAATGACGTCGGTACGTGCATTCTCGTAAATGGCTCGGAATCCTGAGGCCATGCGGCCGTTGGTAGGAAGGAGAACGGACCGTACGCCAAAGGAGTCACAAACCTCTTTTTCCTGGAGCTGTCGTTCCGATTTCTGTATAACTACGAAGAAGTCTTCTATACTATCGAGGAAACCGGCCTTCTTATAGGTTTCCAGGGTGTGCTTCAAAGTCTTCGGGGCGAAATACGTGAGGACCCCTGCAGAGATGGGAATTCTCTCGGTAAAGGGTTCTCTTACGGAACGGCCAAATAAAAGGCATATGATACCAAGAAGAAATGCCAGGAAGATAATTTCTACTTCCATACTATTCTGAATAGACAATTTCCAGCCCCGTGAGACCCTTCTTTTCAGCCCATTCCATCGTCAAATCGAGAGCCCGCTTCCTGCGCTCGAGGGGGTTTCGTATATCGAGTCTCCTGGAATAATGCTTCCAATGCCACTCGAAGGATAGGGCAGTGGTCCAAATAGTAAACCCTTTTACATAGCATATGCGATACCATGCACCAGGGCGGGTCGAGGTGGCCCGTGCCCCGCCCGATAGGAGGCCGTTGTGTTGGTCCAGTCTCTTGTCGACATTTGTTGTTGCACCGACATACGTTTTTACTGGTTCGTCTATGGTTGCCAAACAATAGACGAAACACTCCATACTACTTCTCGGGACGATTAATGAGTAGGGCTCGTTGACGCTGACGCCGATGCAGGGCTCGCAGAGGCCGCAGGGCTCGAAGCCGTGGATACAGATGTCGCAGGGCTTATAGATGCAGTTTTTAGAGATACAGCAAGGGCAACTTGTGTAATAAAAGCAATGCCGATGATAAGAAAAATAATGGGTAAAAGAACAAGAATCCACGAGAGTGCCGTGTACCCCCTCTGACACAGAACATTTAATAAGACCGTCCAAAGAAGGGTAAATAGAACAGTGGTAAATATATTACTTCCCGACATAGACTTTGCCGTGAGGACGAACGAACTTGCGCTAAGAATTAAATACACGATAGCCGGCGTACAGAGATCAATCTAGTTAGATAAAATAATTTATATCACTTGCCCGTGCTACCAAATCCCCCCTCTCCCCGCAGACTGTTAGGAAGAGCATCTACTACCTGCACCTTCGCAAACGTCGTCATATCTCGGCTAACAACCTGGACGAGGCGATCGCCCGCCTTTACCACAACCTCACGGTCAAGCGTATTCCACAGGGCAGCAATGAGCTCGCCACGATAGCCCTTGTCAATCACACCCATCGAGTTCATCATCATGAGTCCCGTCTTAGAAATCGAGGAGCGAGGGGCCAGCCAGTACGCAGAGCAGTCGTCACCCTCGACAACTGCGGCAGACGTACCCATTCCTACGAACTTTCTCTCGCCAGGAGCAAAGACAACATCGTTCGGTACATAGAGGTCAACACCAGCGTTCTCGATAGGCACATGGCTCTTATAGAAGGCGTTTCCCTTAGGAAGTAGACACAGTATGCTCATCTACACTACAGCTCGTTGAACCTTTAGATGTTTTTTCGTGAAGAAGCGTACTGCGTAGAAAACTGCAACAATGACGGAAAGAGCCGTCATAATATAGACCACGGGGAACAGGAGGCGAAGCATATCCATAAAGATAGGGTTTATCCACGACAGTTCATGTTGGTGATCCATGATACTGTCCTCTTTGGGATTGCACATGGGGTCCAGCGAGAAACATGGCTCGTAGAAACGATTATCAAGAAAGACAAGTTCATCTCGGTGGCGTTCAAGTACGCTTTCAAATAAATGCGGCCCAGTTGTGTAATAAATACACATTTCCTTTGTACTGTAGTGTTCCTCGACCTTCGATTGTGTTATAGTATCAATGAGATCCTGTAAAAAGGGGTGGCGGGGGCGAGTAAGAATGACGGCATTGTTCGTGCGACCTGTGAGATTCAGAGGAAATGCACCCTTGCTGATCATACAGTCAGCCAAGTCGATGTAAGGAGTTGTATCGATTGGATTCAGGGATTTCATATCAGTATCGACGCTAATTCCCCCGTAGGTGTATAAAACAACAAAGCGTCCAAGGTCAACCTTCTGTATCAAATGCGGAAAGGAGTCGAACTTTTCAAGGACGGCGTGGCCGACGAGGGCACACTCCCTTCGCAGGGATTCCTCGTCCCAGTGCATGTGCGTATATCCAGGATTCTTTTCGGCCAGAAGGCGTGCATTTTCCTGGAACTTTGCGGGTAATTCATGCCAACCCTGTAACCAAATCTGATGTGTTATACGTGGTATCTGGCTCATCTCTCTTATACTGGGGAGAATGTTTCAAGGGAGCGAAGGATCCAACTCCTCGTGCTCCATCGTCTCTGGATAGAAGAGCCGGTCACATTCTTCTATCTTTTCGAGCGCCTGTGCCTCATAAAACCGTGTGTTCGGTATATACCTCTCCTTAACCCCCTGTGACAGAAAACTCATGACCCAACATAGAGTACTGTTACTGTGTATAAGGCGGGGGGCGGTTCGTAGCAAGCAACAGTCATGTGCGAAGGACTCTTGTAAGATAATCGGATTCCAGGGAAGGAAGTGTTCCAGATACTTTTTTTCCCATACATGCCGTATGGTGTCACAGATAATATACAGACGGTCAAAGGTACCTTCCAGCTCCGTAAGAATATCGATATAATAGGAGGGATAGGGAATATCGCTTTTCGGATGCCATGGATTATGCATAAAATCATCCAGGCGCAGCGATATGCAGAGATCTCGAGGGCCTACGGGCACGGTAGCAACACCTTTTACAAGGGATCGGATATATACGGTGTCAGCCGCCTTCCAAAAATCTTCGTTCGCTGGATCGTAGACCATGGCAAGAAGTTCTTTACGAAAGGGGGTGAAGAACTCGGATCTTTGAAAATAGCCAGATAAACGAATGTTTGCATACGACAATTCATAGGGCTTTTCTCGTAGTATGGTTGCAAAGTTATGTTCATCGATAGTAACTGCATCTATAACGATTCCTGTGTCCCCTGTATACGTATGTCCAAATATATGTGATACAACCTTGCAGGCTAGGTATTGAATGAGCTTATTACCTGTTCGAGCATTTCCGGTAGCATCAAAGGTCACGAATGGCATCATGGCCGTATGACCTTCTACCTATGCGAAAAGGCATAAAAAGCCTAAAGAAAACGCTCGAACTAAAAGTTGATTGAGCGGACGGCTTAGAAAGATAGTCCAAACTATCATCAGATGCCGGCCGGGTTTTATGCTCCATCTTCCGAGATAGAACCGATTGTCGGTATTCAACTTTGCGTCTTTAGTCCCGATGAGATTGAGAAACGCTCAGTTGTTGAAATTACAAATGCAGGCACGTACGAGGGAAATGAGCCAAAGATCGGTGGCCTCTTTGACCCTCGTATGGGAGTTATCGACAACGGCAAGGAGTGCAGGAGCTGTGGTCAGACGAATCACAAGTGCCCTGGCCACTTCGGCCACTTTCGTCTTGCGAGACCTGTATATTACATCCAGTTCCTGCCCTTCATCTTAAATATTCTCTCATGCATCTGCATTCGCTGCTCGAAGCTCCGCATTGATAAGAAGTACAGAAGCCACTTTCTGAAGAGAAAGGGCGAGGTTCGCTGGCGTGAGGTGCTGGCTGCATCGAAAGAGATTCACCGGTGTGGCCAGGAGACCGAGGACGGCTGTGGTGCTCTTCAGCCGACCCGTTTCGTGCGGGAGGGAATTGCTCGTATCATGGCCGAGTGGGATGATGATTCGAATGGTACTCGTTCGGGTAAGCAGGTACAGATTCTTGAGGTTGAGTATGTGCTCCGGCTCTTTCGCAAGATCCTTGACGAGGACGTCGACTTCATCGGCCTGAACCGCTACTGGTGCAGACCCGATTGGATGATCTGCACCGTGCTGCCGATTCCTCCTCCTCAGGTGCGCCCGTCCGTCATTCAGGACAACAACCAGCGTTCAGAGGACGATCTGACGCACAAGCTTGCCGAGATCGTAAAGACGAATAACTCGTATCTCCAGACGAAGATCGATGCCAACGCTGCCAAGTCAGTGATTGACGAGTGGACGAACGTCCTGCAGTATCACATTGCCACTCTCGTGGACAACCAGATTCCTGGTGTAGCTCCGTCTGCCCAGAGAAATGGCCGCCCCCTCAAGTCGATTCAGCAACGCCTGGGCAGCAAGGAAGGACGTATCCGGTACAACATCCAGGGCAAGCGTGTGGAGTTCTCGGCCCGTTCCGTTATTACTCCTGACCCGAACATTTCCATCGCCGAGCTGGGCGTTCCTGAAAAGATTGCCATGAACCTGACTCGCCCTGAGCGTGTGACCGTGTTCAACCGCAACAAGCTGTACCGCCTGATTCAAAACGGCCCGCTGAAGTATCCTGGTGCGAAGACAATTCGCCGTGTGGACGGTCGTATTATCAGTCTTCGTCACGTGAACACGAAGGAGATCGTGCTCAACCTCGGCGACATTGTGAACCGCCACCTCATGGACAATGACCCTATCCTGTTCAATCGTCAGCCGACTCTGCACCGCATGTCGATGATGGCGCACCGTGTGAAGGTTCTTACGGGCAAGACGTTCCGCCTGAATGTTTCCGTGACGGCTCCCTACAATGCTGACTTTGACGGCGACGAGATGAATGCCCACGCCCCGCAGAGCATTGAGGCGGCCACGGAGCTCGAAGAGATTGCGGCGGTTCCTCATCAGATTCTCCGCCCCCGTGACGGCCTTCCCGTCATTGGCATTGTGCAGGACACTCTTGTTGGGTCTTACCGGCTCACCCGTGACACGGTGCAATTCAACAACCGTGAGTTCATGAACATGATGATGTGGAACAAGCGGTTTACGGGCGTGCTCCCTGCGCCAAAGAAGGATGCCCTCCACTGGACGGGCCAGCAGGTCATCAGCCAGCTGCTTCCTCCTATCAATCTCGACATGATGAACAGCGGCAAGAAGCGGGTCGTCATTCGTGAGGGCGACGTCGTGGAGGGCCAGTTCGACAAGGGCATCTTCAGCAAGGCCAGTAAGGGCATCATTCACATGACGTACAATGACTATGGCAGCAAGGACACGGTGCAGTTCATCGACTGCCTCCAGAACACGGTGGCCCAGTTCCTCATTTACAATGGCTTCTCGGTGGGAATCAGCGACCTGATCGCTGATGCGAACACGAAGAAGGAGATGAACGAGAAGATTCAGGAGAAGAAGAAGCAGATTGAGACGGTTCTGCTCGAGGTGCACCAGGACCTCTTTGACAACAATACGGGAAAGACGAACCAGAGTGAGTTCGAGGACCGTGCCTTTGGTCTTCTTAACAAGGCCATGGAGAATGCTGGTGAGATTGGCCAGAATACGCTGTCGACGGAGAATCGCATGATTGCGATGGTGCGTGCGGGCTCCAAGGGTGGCCCGATCAACATCGCCCAGATGATTGCGTGCGTAGGGCAGCAGAACATTGAGGGCAAGCGTATTCCCTATGGCTTTGAGGACAGAACGCTGCCGCATTTCAAGAAGTACGATGATGGTGCAGAGGCACGTGGCTTCATCGAGAACTCCTTTATAGGCGGCCTGACGCCCACGGAGTTCTTCTTTCACGCCATGTCAGGTCGTGAGGGTCTCATTGATACGGCTGTTAAGTCAGTCACAGGGGACACGAAGATAGTCATTTCAGAGAAGGGTGTAACAAGGTGTGTTGCGATTGGCGATTGGATTGATGGGCATCTCGCTAGCCGCCCTTCTGATACAGAACACTTCCCCGAAGAGAATGACCTTGAGATGCTACAGCTAGATGGCGACTCTACATATATCCCAACGGTAACGGCAGAAGGCAGTGTCACCTGGGGAAAGATAGCTGCAGTTACACGCCACGATCCTGGGCAGAGGCTGTATGAGGTAACTACCCTCGGCGGCCGCTCGGTGATTGTCCCCGAATCAAAGTCGCTGCTGGTCTGGCAGGCGGATACAAAGAAGTTTGAGCAGATGCCTACTCCCGACGTGCGGCCCGGCGATTGCATGCCTGTCACTATGAGTCTGGCTGCACCGCCGATTATATGCAAAGCAGTCGCCCTGGAGAACTACCTTTCAAAGGATGTATACCTATATGGCACCGACTTCAAGGCCGCCCAGACGGCAGTCGCAGATGCAATGGTGGACCGTGAGCATATTCCCTCGGGTTGGTGGGGGGAGAACAATGGGAAGGTCTTCACTCTCCCCTATGAAAGCAAGGGACGCTTCGTCCGTACACTGGCTCGGTCTAAGACGGACAACATCGTCCCTGGCTACGTCTACCCTTTTACAACGAATCGTGACCATGCTCGCATTCCCGAACAGTTTGCGCTAAATTCTGATAACGGTCGCTTCATTGGATTGTTCCTGGCCGAGGGCAATGTGGATGTCAAGAGCGGCTATGTAGCTATTACAAATAACAATGCGAATATCTGTCAATTCGTCCACGAGTGGTTCGAAGAGCAACGTATTCGTACGACAGAGGATATCAGGGTAAATTCCATTGGCGGTGTGACGACCACTGTTCGTGGATATTCAACTGTACTTGCGAAGTTCCTGGATGTGTTTGTCGGCCACGGTGCTGCGAACAAGCGGGTGCCGGCCGAAGCATTTGCGGCACCTGAGGAATTCATTTCTGGGCTCTTGGACGGCTACTTCTCTGGCGATGGTACCATTTCAAACAACTCGGTGGAGGCTGGATCTGCATCGAAGGAGCTGATTGAAGGAGTTGCAATGCTTTGCTCGCGTGTTGGCATCTTTGCAAAGATATTCACATCGCAGCTACTATCCAACAATCTCGGAACCGAGAATATCCTACCTACTCATCGCATTTCGATTCGTGCACAGTGGGCTAGGCGATTTGCAATGTGCGTGACACTCATTGACGATGCCAAGCAGGCGAAGCTGAATGCACTGAAGACGTCAACCTATCACCGCAACTTCCCTTGCCAGAACGATGTGGTCCTCGATGAAATTGTAGAAATAAAGCCTGTATCTGTGGATGCATATCCCAAGTTGTATGACCTGACGGTTCCTGGAACATTCACATTCGGCCTTGCGAATGGCCTGCAGGTATATGATACTGCAGACACGGGATATATCCAGCGCCAGATTGTCAAGGCGATGGAGGACTTGGTGGTGCAGAACGACGGGACGGTGCGTGATGCGAACATGAACATCGCCCAGTTCCAGTACGGCGAGGACGGGATCAACTCGACGAAGATTGAGTCGCAGCCTCTTCCCCTGGCCACGATGACGGATGCCGAGATCGACAAGGAGTTTGGCTTGAAGGAGGTCGATATCACGGAGATGCTGGGTGTGGCACGTGGCGATGACACGGCGGCCCTCGCAGCCTACGTGAAGCAGGTGTATGCTGACAGAAAGATGATCGTGGAGGAAATCTTCCGTGGCGGACGCCAGGGAACCATCTATTCGCCGGTCAATCTGGAGCGTCTCATTCTGAACATCAAGATCAAGTTCGGTCTGGTTCCTGAGCAGAAGACGAACCTGACGCCGACGACCATCCTCAAGGGCATCGAGGCCGTATTGAAGAAGACGCAGTCGTACCACGTCATCTGGGGCGCCCTGCTCCGCTTCTACCTGTCGCCCACGAAGCTCATCGTGCAGGACCGATTCACGGAGTCGGCGTTTGATACGCTCTGCGAAGCCCTTGTAACAAAGAACTGGCAGGCATGGGCGCAGCCTGGTGAGCACGTGGGCATTATTGCCGCCCAGAGTATTGGTGAGCCGTCGACGCAGATGACGCTCAACACCTTTCACTTAGCTGGTGTAGCTAGTAAGTCGAATGTGACGAGAGGTGTTCCTCGTCTCAAGGAGCTGCTGAAGGTGACGCAGAACCCGAAGGCAGTGTCCCTTACAATCCCGCTGAAGCCCGAGTTCAGGAACAGCAAGGAGAAGGCCCGTGAGGTGGCCCAGGATCTGGAGCTGACGCTGCTGCGTGATATGACAATCAAGACTGCAATCTACTATGACCCGAATGATAGTAACACGGTGCTCAAGGAGGATGCCGAGCTGGTGGCCTTTTACAAGCTGTTCGAGATCACGAGTGAGCCAAATCCCAGTGCAAATGCAAATGCAGCCGAGGCCGAGGAGGCCCTGTGGAGCAAGTGGATTCTTCGTCTGGAGCTGAACCGTGAGAAGATGTTTGACAAGAACGTGACTATGGAGGACATCCTGTTCGTGCTCCGCCGTCTCTTTGACACGAATATCCGCATGATCTACTCGGACTTCAATAGCCAGAAGCTGATTATGCGTATCCGCCTGACCCTGAAGAGCATGGACGACGGCAAGAGCGACCCATCCTCCCTGGATGCACTCTCGGCATACAAGAAGTTCCAGAACAAGCTGCTCAATTCGGTGATTATTCGTGGCTTCCCTGGTATCAAGGCAGTCACGTTCCGCAAGGGCGACGAGCGGTTCATATATGATACGAAGGAGGCTAAGTATGCGGCGAAGGAGGAGTATATTCTCGACACGGATGGCAGCAATTTCCTGGAGGCAATGAATCATCCCGCCGTCGACGGTACACGTGTGTACAGTACGAACGTGCACGACGTCTATGGTCACCTGGGCATTGAGGCCACTCGCCTGATCCTGTACAATGAGATTCAGACTCTGTTCGAGGACGGCCAGATCAACTACAGACATCTGGGCTTACTCGTAGATGTGATGACCCGTGCCGGCCGCCTCATGTCGGTTGACAGATATGGCATCAACAAGCTGGACATCGGTCCTCTTGCAAAGGCGAGCTTTGAGGAGACGGAGAGAATCCTGCTGAAGGCGGCAGTGTTTGGCGAGATTGACCCTATTACAGGAGTATCTGCAAATATCATGACGGGCCAGCCGATGCGTGGTGGCACTTCCTTCACGGAAGTCCTGCTGGACGAGGGGGCATTCATGAGTCTGCAGAAGAACATGCCGGCCCCGAACCCTGGCGAAAAGGACGAGGACGAGAGAATGGCCCTTGCGGACAGACTGGGCACGGAGGACGACCTGTGCTCCCCGTCACGCCTGAAGATGAATCTGACAATGCCTTCGAGCGCAAAGGTGTTGGATGAGGACGACATCGAATTCGCAGTACTGGAGGAGGATGACTCTATCTAAACGGACCCTGCGAGTACAACGTAATGGATGCTGCGAATAGCATCGGCTGCCACATTCCCATGTGGAAACTCTTTCAGAGTATATCATATACTGACCCCCCGCCTGAATTTGTAATTGTTCAGGATGGATGGAAAGAGGACGAGCACGACAGTATTTTAAAGAAAAAAGACTTGATATCTTCCTTCGAACTGGCGAACGAGTGGGAGCTGCGGAAAAAGATAACGAATCCATACGAGGCTATTTTTTCCACGTCAGACACCAACTCTTTTCCGAGTATCGCCCATGTGAACCCGCTCAGTCGCTCGTATTTCAAGATGGTGGAAATGCTCTATGTTTCTGAGTTCTGGAATACGGCCACGACTCCTCTAACGACAGCACACGTCTGCGAAGGACCTGGCGGATTTCTCCAGTGTATTGTTGAACAGGCCAAGGAGCGTCGTATGAATATCGCAAATGCGTATGCAATGACGTTGAAGTCGACCAAGTCGCAGATTCCTGGCTGGAAGAGGTCATCCAAGTTCCTCAAGAAACACCCCGAGATTCAGCTGCTCTATGGGCCTGATATGACCGGAAATATACTACTGAAGAGAAATCAGGATGCCTTCTGCGAAACGGCCAAGGACGCTGCTATTTTCACAGCCGACGGGGGATTTGATTTCAGTATGGATTATTCGAAGCAGGAAGAGACTGCCTTCTCGCTTGTCGTCGCATCCTTTTCCATGGCTCTGCGTACGGTCAGAAAGGGAGGCATTTTCATCATAAAGCTGTTTGATATTTACAGCCCGGTTACGGTGGATCTCATTCTAGGATCAGCCGCCTTCTGCACATCCTTTTACATATATAAGCCGGCAACAAGTCGTCCGTGCAACTCGGAACGGTATTTCATTGGTCTGGGTTACAAGGGGCGGAGAGAGGCTCGGGAATGGATTGAGCATTTGGAAATTGCTCAACGCAAACATATTGAAAAACCGTTGACACGTTTGTGTAATATACCTGCAACGTCGCCCTACATTCTGGCTGTGAAGGAGCAGATTGCCTGGCAGGAACGGCTACAGATATCGAGTATTGAGGCGGCTATGTTCATGAAAAAGGAGGATATTGCGGGGCACGTAGAGCGTGCGATTAAGAAGAGCGTTGAGTGGTGTAGTACGTTTGGAGTACCCTATGGCCTCTAAGCATTGCTCATCTTCGGCTTGATATAAATATCATGAAGCCTCTGTCCAACAACTACAGAGGCTTGATGCTGTGACATATTCCCCGAGCCCATCTTGTCGAGGAGAGAAAGCATCGTGCGCAGCGATGCATCATTGTACGAGTCGCTGAGAAGCATCTTGAAAAGTCCCGGGTACTGCGTCGAAAACGTTCCGGTCGCATCGCGTATAGTATCGAGCGTCGAACCATTTCCGTGAAGAGCCTGGATCTTCGCCACGGTTGCACGAATATAAGAAGCTCTCGCCTTTGCGACATCAGGTTCGATGGGAATAACCGGTTCTTCAGGAGGAAAGTTGGGCGGCGGGGGACGAGACATTCTAACTATGCTTCTAGGCAAATCGAAGAGAATGTACGCATCATCATTTTTATAGTATTTCCCACTAGTAAATGGTGACATTCACTTACCCAGCAGCAGCTCTCCCTCCCGCAGCCGTACCGGTATCAGTGGTACATGACGATTGCGGAGAGGACGGGGCCGACCACCCTGTTACAGGGCGCCCGCAGTGTATTCTGATGCGTGAAATTACGTCTATCAATGCCCAGGCAGTCTCAGACAAGATATTTGACTCGAAACAGAACCCCTACGAGCCGTTTACCAATCCGCCAAATCGTTTGGTATCACTATCCTATATCGTGCTCCTCCTCTTACTCCTATGCATCGTTGCCGTATTCACGAGCAACCTGGCAAAGATACGCAAGCACACTATCCTCGTGTTTGCGTTCATCCTCATTTTGCTACTTGCCCTACTTCAGAAGAGAGATGACAGAGTCTTACAATACGACCAATGATTCCATCAACCAGCGTCTCGAGGCGATAAATACTCTCTTTGAGAAGTATCATCAATCCCTGTTACAGAATTCTACGAGAACTGACCATAGCCCTGCAGCAGTAAAGAATGTTCTACCGAAGATGCAGCATGCCTCAGATACGTTAAAGATGTTTCTGAACAACTTCTTAAATGAGGAGACTCGGCCAGACTGCGAAGAATCGATTAGCACCTATGATGCTGACAATGAGCTGAAGGCTCTTCTTACAAAGATGTGCCCCTTACTTCTTCCGTGGCACCCGCACCTTTCGACCCTTGTACACTATATGATTGTCGGACGTTTTGAAGAGAACAACCCCTTTTTACCCAATCAAGTGGCACCCACGGTACATGAGAATGAAACTCTGGGCCCTGTAGCTGAAAACCTTCCCTAACGGTAGATGGATACCTTCTGTCGTCAGAATCAAACAAGACGCCGAGGATATATGAGAAAAAATGGTGTATATGTCAAGCCGACCTGCGTCCCGAAACAAACGAAAAAGACTGCATGCAGGAATGGAGAAATCCCCCGTATCGCACATACACGTAAGTACAAGGAGGGAGGTATTGTAAAAACTGCCCGTATTCCGGCAAGTTGTGTAAGGCGGCAGGATCTCATACGTCCTCTTCACAAGGGCGATCTGAAAAAGTATGGATATTCCTACAAGAAGGCGGGCGAGGAGCGGAGAAATGCATTGCAGAAGGCAATCAAGGCGTATGGCCCTCTTACAACCTATCACAAGCTCAATGCTGTGACGAAGCTGTCTGAGAATAAGTACCCTGGCATTTCCAAAATCTTTGCTGAGGATCGCAATTGGGTGCACATGACCTATGCGAAGAATGGTGTGTTACATTAAGATGGGAGGTCTTCTCTACATTAACTGCTGTGCTCGCAGAGCACCAGTTAATTTAGTATTTCACGGTGATGCACAGCATCGGCCCCTCATACTAAATTAACTGTGCTCGCAGAGCACCAGTTAATTTAGTATTTCACGGTAGAGCATTCTAGAATGCAATGTGAAGCACCAAGTCGCAATTTCTTTGGTATTATATTTACAACTATCGTTTTAACCATGATACTCTTTGCAGGTTCAAACTACACAAGTTATAGGACTGTTGTTGATAATTGGCCCGAGTACAGATGCCAGGTAGAGATTATGATCTTCGCATCTCTCTTTGGCCACAATACTCTGGAAAATATGCAATACTGTCTGCAAGCCGGATTCGACAGCCGTGCCGGTTTCACCGTAAAACCCTTTTACGATCTTCTGGGGGGATTTACTATGACCCTTTCAACCCTATTATCAAGTGTAAATTCAATCCGCTTAGTGTTTGCCACCCTTGTAGGGAATATCAGTACGGTATTCACAGAATTTTCACAGAGAATGCAGGCATTAATGTACCGAATCCAATATACTTCCATGCGTCTTCAGTTTTTGATGAAGAGAGTGTATGCAACTATGTATTCACTCACCTTCATGGGCATGTCAGGAATGAAGGCTGCCGAGAATTTAACGAATACATCCATGTTCAAGTTTATGAGTTCGATGTCATGTTTTCCGCCTGAAACGATTGTGGCCATTGAGAACAAGGGACTGATCGAGCTAAAGGATGTTCGCATTGGAGATGTTTTCAAGGGAACGACGACCCGTGTTACAGGGGTTGTGTCGATGCTGGGAGATGGGCAGGAAATGGTTGATATTTCTGGCTGTCATGTGAGTGGAACCCATTACATTTGGGAGGGGGGCTGGAAGTATGCCAGAGATTCGGTTCACGCAAAGAAGATTGCTCCCTGGATCAGCGACCCTGCCCGTCCTCTTCTCAGTCTGAATACGTCGACACACACCCTGCCCATTGGGGGCCATATCTTCAGTGATTATCACGAGACAGAAGAAGCCGATGTGCAGACTATGCGAATGGTGCTCGATAGATTGAACGGGCAGAAGGGCTCAGAGACCTCGCATCCAAATTACATAACAGGAGTTGCACTTGACACGGAACTCCGTCTGGCAGATGGCACCTGTATTCCGGCACATAGTATTACTCTAGGAACAAAACTACGTCATGGAACTGTCGTAGGAAGAATAGTACGTGAATGTTCCACCTTCAGCATCTACGAGGGAGAACGCTTTGGATCTGCTACGGCAGTCTGGTCAGTGGCGAAGGGGATGTGGGAGAGGGGAGTGGTAGATGAGTCGACGCCTGCACCCTGTATTACATTTGCAGTTGACTCTTCTGCGACAATGGAGACAAAGGCGGGAACTGTCTTCCGTGATATGTTCGAGATTCACGACTTTGACACGGAGGAAATGTATAAGAAATATATGGAGGAGTTCTTACTACGTTAATGCGTACAAACATGTAACTATGTTCTACACTAACAGAAGAATGGGGCAATATGTTCCTCTGTTATTTGTTACATTTATATACATTTCTGTATTTGCGTATATCATCGCATCTACGCAAATCGATACATTACGGGAAGACTGGAATGCAAAACGATGTACGGTAGTTGGTATGCTTTTGGCATCCTATATTCCAAATCCAAACGACCCTGATGTACGTCCTTCGAAATTCTCAAATGAGAACTTTCAATTCTGCGTATCGGAATTTGTAGATGCATCTATTGCGGCTGTAATGGTTCCAATTATGGGAATGATGTCGACGCAGGTAAATGTTGCCCAAACTGTGAATAGTTCCGTAAATAATCTGCGATTTTCATCTGCCACCGATGTGTTAAGTCCGTTTAATGGGTTAATTAATGTGGCATGGCAGAAACTTCAGATTATATTGGCCCATATTCTTCGAATAATTTATAGGCTCAATAGCGCATATCAGCGTATCTTTGGCATTGTCATATCGGCAATCTTTGCAGGTGTATCCATATTCACATCTATCAGTAACTTTATAAAGGTGTTAGAAAAGGTTATTGCCATCATTATGGCCATCATTATAGCTATATTATTTATCCTAATGTTCGTAATGATGTTTGCTTTTAGTTTTCTTGCGCCTGTTGCAACTGCCAGCGCCGCAGGAACACAGGCGGCAATTATAGGGGCAAATGTAGCAGCTACAGCTGCTCGGGTTGGCGTCGTCGCAGCTCGTGCTATACCTACTGCGGTTCGACTTGGAACGACCGCTGGTAGGGTTGCTGCTACTGGTGCAAGAGCTGGTGTAAGAACGGGTGTCGATAGTACAGCCGGTTTAGCAGGAGTGAGAGCGGCAAATGCGAATACTCAGTTGGGAAGATTTGCGGTAAAACCTCCAAATACTGCGTGGAAAGAATTTGCGAGCGATCCTACATTATTAAAGAAAAATCCTTCCAATACGCTGACAACTATAATGGCTGATAGTGTTCCGATACCCGATTTCAGTTCATCGGACGCTGACCAAGATTTCTCGGAACCAGAATCCTCTGGCCAAGTATTTGCGACAAAGTCGGATCCTAGCTCTGTTACTGATTCGATTTCGAACGCCACGAGTTGCGTGGCAGCTGGGACTCTGGTCCACTGCAAGCGGGGCCTGATCCCTGTAGAAGAGTGCAAGGCCGGCGACCTCTTGGACGAGGGGGCCATTCTAGGCATTCTTGAAGGAGAAGCTGGGCCCTGTGTCTCGATTCATTCGGTAGTCATAACAAACACACACATTGTCTACGACGAAGCAAAGGGCTGGGTCTTTGCAAAGGACCATACGCATGCCTCTCCTGCTCCTGTTCTTTCACCCTCTCGTGTATATTCTCTGGCAACCACGACTCGTGTATGGAAAGTGCAGATGGCAGATAAGGAGATTCTTCTTCGTGACTGGACGCATTTATCGAGAGACCGCAAATCAGATGACCTAGCCGAGGAGTTCACCCACACCCTGTTACAGAAGAAAGTAATTCCGCAAGTCATTTCGCAAGACATACCCTTCAAAAAGAATCCCTACAGCGGCCTTCTTGTACCAAGCAGTCTTGTGTGGAAGGACTCTCTTCCTTTGTCAATCTACAAGGTAAAAATAGGGGACATGATTCGTGACGGAGATGATGTGACTCGTGTCACAGGTGTGTATTCGTCGATTGATATCGGTACTGGGTCCTATCTCACATGCACGGGAGAGAGAGTGCGATGCGATAATACAGCACAGCTACCCCTCATGCACATTATAACCGAATCTGGTAGCTTCAATCTGAATGATACCCGTATAAGAGATTTTATCGAAGTTGGCTCAGAACTACAGGCCTTAGAGGATTTCCTTCTTTCTCTCCTTAACAATAGAAATGGCTAAGAGAAATTCCCTGCTTATAACTGCACTGGTTGTCTTAATAGTAGCAAATATTCTTATGATAGTGCTGGATTCTCCGGCATTTAGACCGACTGCTGAGGGATTCACTGCCTACATGAATAAGAAGGCGAAGGAGCACTTTACAAATTACTCTGCCAATGCGGCAGGGGCCAAGGATGCGTATGTTCCGATGGGGCAGTTCGACGGTCTTACAAAGGAGACTGGGAACCCTATCAGCAACTGGAGAGCCACGTCTCCTAATGAGCCTCTTCTGGCACCGAGTGAGCCTCTGGGTCCCGAGAACATGTTTATCTTTAAGAATAACCAGTGCAAGCCCTCTTGCTGCGGGGCTTCGTACTCCTGCAACGGCGGGTGCGTCTGCACAACGCCTGAGCAGAGAGAGTTTATTAATACGCGCGGCGGAAACCGCACACGCCCTGAATCAGGTGTGTAAATACCTTTACCGGCATATGCCGAGCCAATCGATGGTAAGTTGAGTGCTTTAGAATCAGTCAACTTTCCAACCATTAGATAGTAACAGATGAATACGAATGCAAGAAATTCACGTATTCTGAATAGCATACTTCCTGTAACAGATACTTCGACGCCAGGTGTCTACACATCATCCGATACGTCCTATATACCCTATATCATCGGGTTTACACTGATTGCCGTAACGGTTGGAGTGTTATATTACTTCCAGGAAGAGGTAAAAATAGGGTGGACTGGATTTAGCGATAGCATGTCGACATTATTCAATACGGGAGTGGCTACGCCGTCGCCTTCGCCTTCGCCTTCGGCCACGCCGGCCCCGCCCCCGCCCATGCCCGCTCCTATGCCTACACCTAATCAATTTGTCTCAGCGCTCGAAAGAGTCCTCCCCCCTCCTGGCAGCGAAGTCTTCAACGTATCATCCAATAAGTATTCCTATTACGATGCTGAGCCTCTTTGCAAGGCCCTCGGTGCCGAATTGGCCACCTATGACCAAGTGAAGGAGGCCTGGTCAAAGGGTGCCGACTGGTGCAATTACGGCTGGGTAAAGGGACAGATGGCCGTGTATCCTACTTCCCAGGATACCTTCGCAAAGGCCCAGCTGGGGCCTGAGGAAGAGCGTGGAACCTGTGGCCAGCCTGGTGTAAACGGCGGCTACTTTGACAATCCTGAGTTACGCTATGGTGTGAATTGCTATGGCAAAAAGCCTGCTGAAAGCAACCACACAGTTGCCGATCTGAGCCGCAATACACCGAAGTCTCCGGAAGCGGTGGCGTTCGATAAAAAAGTAGCCAAGTTCAAGCAAGAAGCTGATACAGTTGGTATACTGCCGTTTAATAATACGAGATGGGCTTAGGCTACAATCAAGCCATCGATCCATGATAGCCCGCTGCAACATCCTGTAGGTAGATATCGACCTTCTTCCCCCCATCCGACTCCGTATCCGACCCCTCTAGCCAATCGGCAACCATCATGCCCTGAGGACTCGCCTCCAAATCAATATATACCCACAGCAAGTTCTGCAGCTCATCCCATACAGCACGCCCATCTGCAGTGTCCTTGTCAAAGTCAGCGATATGTGACCATCCCTCTAAGAATTCTGCGAGCGACTCATTGTCGATGGTATCACGAAACTGATCCTTGTCTTCCGGCCAGCTCCGATGCAGAACATCCGGATACGGATGTACCTTGCAAATGTTATACGAACAATGGAGCCCGTACATCCAGCGTGCTACCGTGGCTGAGCTCCACCTAGGGTCCAACACATACCCATTGGCCTTCATATAACTCCGCAGCGCTTCCGTAAAGACTGGGATATACAAACTTCTGCTCAAATTCTCCTCGTATGATACGGGAAGAATTTGGTCGAGCCAAGACTGGAAATTCCAGTTACGCATTTATATATGTGCTATAGGACTTGTTCCTAGGGTGCCGGGGCGCTTCAACTTTTTTTACACCTTACTCGTACTTCTCCAGGAGTAGCCGAATGGTATCGGTGTAGCCACCAACGAAGGCAGGCGAGAATACCATCGGAAAGCTCGTGACCTCCTTCCCTGCCAAGCCGGCAATGAACTTCAAGAATCCAGCCTTATCGGTCTCCAGATACTTGTCACAGTTCACATACGTGAACTCTTGCTTGTACTCTGCAAGAAGCGTCTTCACCTTCTCACAGTAGCTGCAGTCAGTCTTTCCGTACACCGTGAAGCCGGATATGGGGAAAGGAAACTCCATGGACCTATGGACTGCATGTATAGCGACGCAAACTATCATTTTTTGCCTACGTTTTCTTGAGCATACGCTTGGCCACATACTGGCGGCTGGTACGAACATGTTTAATGATATCGTGTGTCTCGTCGGTACTACCCGGCGGCTTTTTCGAATAATACTCATGCAAGAGATCCTCAAGGCGGGTGAGTGTAAGAGGTTGGGTATGTTTCTCTGTATGGATGTTCAGGCGGGCCCCTGAGATTTGTATGACCGACGTCTCCATGTTACGCTCGGTGAGGTAAGAGATAATCTCGGTTTCCCATCTTGTTTTTGCTACACGGGCTTGCTGGAGTTGACGAGAAAACTGAGCGGCCAGATTATCAAAGTAGACCCAGTTCTTAACCTTATCCCCTATAACGGTGGCAATCGCCTGTAAATCCATCTACCGCTGCTACTAAAATTAACCAAGCTCGCTTTGTCGCAATAAGAGAACGATGAGAATACTGATCAAAAGCAAGATCATTGATATTACTATGGCACAGACCAAGAGGATATAAGGAAAGAGTCGCTCCATTGCATATTGTAAAAAGGGGTCGAGTATCATCAGTTTGATCTTTTCACGAAGTATATCATTCTGAAGAAATCCGATCATGGAATCGAGTGTTTTTTCCAAGATACTTTCTCGATAGGACGATTTCATATCTATTGATCAACCGGCGAAAGCAACGTGTGTTTAAAACGCATCATAAATAATCATGCATCCAGATAATGAAGATAGGCAGACCGGTTTATTCTAAGGAGACGCAGGTCTATGTGTGCGAATGTACTGGCGACTCCTTCCGGTTTGAATCGGTTGTCGAGGGTGGGCAGTGGAAGCCCGAGCTGTCGACGCATTTGGAGAGTAGCCGTGAGCAAATGATAGCGACTATTGTGGATGGCACTACGGGCTGGTTTTCCAAGCCGCTTACACGGGAATGGCTCCAGTCGAAGTTGGTGTATAAGCTTCCGACGGATGTTCCGACAGAGTTTGAGGGGGTTGTTCGGTGGAGGATGAACAAGCTGCATATTTCGAAGGAGACCTTTACCTGCGAGTTTGTTGTCTATGAGCGAGTAATGAATGCAGTACCGCTCATTGATTTACATGAGGAGGAGAAGGAGCAGGAGCCAGTAAAGGAGCAGGAGCAGGAGCAGGAGCAGGACCCTCCGAAGAGCCAAGCCAAGAAGGCAAAGAAGGAGGCTGCTTTGCTTGCCCGCCGGCGGGCAGCTATGGCCCTTTTAAAGGCCGAGCGGCTAATGCAGGCCTATTCCGAAGAATTTGGGGAGGATACTGAATGGGAGGAGGAAGAAGATGAGTTTGTCCCGTAAAATATTGCCTACCACTATTTCAGAAGCACAAATGGCAGGTGGTGAAGTTCGTACTCTTGTATTAACACTTGCGATTATTACGTTATTGGCGGTTGGTCTATACCTGGTTGACCCTACCATGTGCGGACTGGTTCGCAAGGAGGGATTTGCTGATGCTCCCACCATGCAGGCCAATGCCACGGGAACAAGAGGTGGAATGAACGCGGTGAGTTCTGATGTATCGGGTAATTCGCAGGTAGGTGCCATGATGGGCAACCCTGCTGTTGCACAGATGCCGAGCCCGCCGCCCCAGGGTTTCATGAACCCTGCCAGCCCGAGCCCCAGCCCGACGCCCCAGGGTTTCATGAACCCTGGCAGCCCGAGCCAGACCCCGAGCCCCAGCCCGCATTCCAAGCTTGGCTTCGCTAACGAGAAGCAGGAGGGCTTTGCCAACCTCGAGGACATCACCGGTCCGGCAGAATTCGGCTCGACGCCTTCCCCGAGTGGATGCTACCCCCGTGACCAGCTGACCCCTGGCGAGCTCCTCCCCAAGGATGCCAACTCCACCTGGGCCCAGCAGAACCCCATGGGCACGGGCAGCCTCAAGGGCAAGAACTTTCTGTCGGCGGGTGCCCTGGTCGGCGTGAACACGGTTGGCCAGAGCCTGAGAAATGCCAACCAGCAGCTGCGCAGCGAGCCCCCGAACCCCCAGGTGCCCGTGAGCGTCTTCTTCAACTCGACCATCGAGCCTGACACGAACCGCAGAGATATGGAGATCAACTAAATACTAAATAAGTATCTCAAATATCCATCTTCAAATCACCCCTTGTGATTAGAAGATGAGTGATATTCAATCAATATTTGCGAACACGATGAACTCGTTGAAGAGTATTGTGTCTTCTACGTCAGAATACCCCCTTGTACAGGTAAGAAGCACCGTCGACAATGCAAACTACCTTGTTCGAGATATGCCTGATAAGCAACAGGCTGCAGATTTAATCGCTAGAGTACGTATTAAGATACAAAATCTGTATGATTACATATTAAGAAAATTCCCCGATAAGCCGCAGGTGAAACAGTGGAATCGGAACTTTGTTCCGGACCCTACACGCTTCCTGGAAGCAACTCCTGATGCAGAACATACGAGTTATAGCGTAAACAAGGGGGAAAAGGTACATCTCTGCCTCCGACAAAGAAGTGGCCAGGACGAAAGTCTCGTGAATGAAAACATTATGGTGTTTGTAACACTGCACGAAATGGCACACGCCATCACACCTACGATAGGTCACGGGCCCGATTTCTGGAATAACTTTGCATGGCTCATCAAGCAGGCAGAAGAACGGGGGATTTACAAATACGAGGACTTCAAATCGCATCCCGTCTCCTATTGTGGAATGAATATTACGGATTCCCCGTCGTATGATCCGAAAAAGGACGGTACTGATTTGTCTATGGGCTGATTCCCCTATGAGGGTAAGCGTATTTATGACATGCGATTGTATGTTTCTTTCTTAGATGGGAGAAGAGTCTTCCTACATAGAGTTCGTAGATAGTATTCTACGGCCTCCCGTACTCACAACTCTTCGTAACCCCAGCCAGAATATCCGCGTTAAAATTCAGCGGCCAGATCAAAGCGTCGATGAATTCGTCGTAGATGATATCTACCCCTTTCACACAGTTGCTGACCTATGCAGCCGCATATATGTTGAAAAGGGGGAACGGGATGAATATCACCCGAGAAATCAATGCCTTCTTCTGCAAGATAGAACAGGCAGGTACACGCATCTGCAATACATCTTTAACAATATCTCCTTGCTCATGCTGAGCCCGTACCAGCGCATGGTGGCAGAGCCCGACGGTATCTTTGTCGATCTGACGGGAAATGTCAAGATTGCAAGCATTGTTCCCAGACATGATATGCTGCTGGAAAAGACCCTGTTTACGACTGCTAAAGAGGAATACGTGGTTCATCTTTTCATCTATCGTGACATCATTGCAGCATACCCTGGTGAGCGGCCGATCGCCAGAATCGACTGGGAGGGAAAGATAAAGACATACTTCCCCGAGTATGAAAAGGAGTACGAGGACGGCTCTATTCCTATCGACGTGCAGGAATTTACTCCTACCCGTATTGAGCGATTTCGTGAGAGAACGAAACTGATCAATGTCTTCAATGAACTACTGGATTCGAAGCCGCTGCGAGTGGTTGGGGAGTCTAGGCGTGAGGAGGACATCAACGTCAGCAATATCAGGCATATGCGCATTGGATGGAGACGCAGCAAAGTGCCCTTTCAGCTCGAATCACTCTTCTATGACATCTCAGTTGGGGAGCTGGTTCCGTATGTGCGATTCTACCCCAAGTCGAACACGCCGATCAGTAAGGTGTATGTCACAGGCCCTGACAATATTCCGAATCTACCTGACCCGACTGTCTTAGTGCAGTGGGCGGGCATTCGCTCGATTACACCCGAAGAGGACCTGCTTATGATGAAAGTCCTGGTAAGAAAGGCAAATGGTTCGGTTCCTCCGATCTATGCTACCTTCTATGTGTTCGAGGACGGAAGTGCCAAGTGGATTCTGCAGCCTTCGGCAACGGAAAAGAGTCTCTCAGGCGATGTCGACCTGGTAAACCTGCCTGACACTCTGCAGACATTCTTCGCATCCCTCCCGAAGCTGCAGCCGTTCGTTCGTGACAAGGACCTCATTTTACACCCGTATACGCCAAAGAATGCGTCACTCGAAGACGCCTACATGGTTCTCTCCATCTGGCTCGAGTCGAGCGATGCCGCACCTATCACCTACAAGCGCCTGAACAAGGTCCTGCCATATTTCCGTGCCTTTTTCCAGGAAACCAGCTCGCCCATCAAGGAACAGCGCCCTATCATGTTCTTACGTTACAGGTGCGTGAATGATTTCAGAACACCGAGCCGTGAGTCGCAGTTCCTCCAGAGAATTATTGATCTGCAAAAGGTGGCGGGCAAGGCGTCGATTGTCGATATGGAGAAGTACTTTCGTGAAGAGTTCAACGTATCGGAACAGGTGGCAAAGCAGCGGGTTAATGCATTTATCGATGACATGTCGAAGTTTGCAATGGTGAACCCAGAGATCCGTGAGGTCACCCAGCTCGATAATCCTGGCATTGACGTTGCTATCTTCGGGAAACACCCCTTTTACACCTTTCACATCTATAGGGTGGATTCGTTAGAGACGCTGCAGCGAATCAAGACGCTTCTTTCACTGCTTATTACGGTGGATCAGTCGGATTTGGTTGATATGGAAGAGGCAGCAGAAGTCATGGACCAGGAGGAAGAGGCGGAGGAAGCTTCTGCAGATGCCGATGCTTCTGCAAATGCTTCTACAAATGCAAATGCAAAACCTTCCAATAGTTTTGCGAACAGAGAAGCACCCGAGGACCTCGGCTTTGAGCTAGATGCACTGGGAGAGCTTCCTGATTTCGAGGAAGGAGAGCCCCTCCAGACTCTTGTGCAAAAGGATGTTGATGAGTCACAGCAGGAACGGTTGGAACCAGCACAACGTGGAAAGGAAGTGGAAGAAGAAGAGGAAGAGGAAGGAGAAGGAGAAGTCAGTGCCAAGACGTATTTTAGTCGCCGTCTACGCAAATATGACTCTGCCCTCTTCAAATACGGAAAGGCTCACAAGAGCACAAAGTCCTATCCTCAGCAGTGCCAGGCAAATGCCCTCAAGCAGCCCGCCGTGCTGAACGAAGGAGAGTACCGCCGAATGAAGGATTTGTATAAGACAGACGTTGCCGAAGGGAGATTGCAATGGGTCGAGTATCCTCTCAAAGAGGGCTCCACCATCCCTATTGCCGTGCCAAAGAAGAAGGGGGTTGTTGCTGAGAAGGTTACGGTTCTTCGCTACGGAACAAACCTCGATACTGGTAAGGCGAATATATACACATGCTCAGAATACTGGTGTATGTTCGACGAGGTAATTTTACTAAAGACTGACTTTAATGAGACGAGAGCCCGTGATATTCGTACTGGCGAATACAAGGAGGAAGGGACAAAGCTGACGAGGACATGTCCCTTCTGCAAACGAGGTCCTGTTATGAAGCGTGACAAGATAAGTCCAGGAGAAAGTGTTATTCAGCGGACTCCTCCCAAGACACACGCCTACATTGGCTTCCTCGGCAAGGGGAATCCTACGCACCCCAAGGGCTTTCACTTACCCTGCTGCTTTATAAAGGATAAGCCCATCTTTACGACCAACCCTGCCTTTGTTACAGAAGGGCCTGAGGATGCCCCCGTGTTATCTGACAGTGGCCCCATGACGTACAATTATGAGGGAAGAATATCGAGCCTGAAGAATGTCTATATTACAGGACCCGATAAGCTGCCTCTTGAATACACTCCAGGGCACGGGCCGCAGATAGGAATGCTGCCTGCAGCAGCCGATGCCTATTTCAGAAACCCAGAGCTCGTGAAGCAGGACCACACGTTCTGGAAGATTATTCTGGACAATACCACGAGAGAGCCGAGTGTCTCAGGCTTCTTCCGTGTGGCCGTCGAGAACCGCCAGAAGTACGAGGCCGATTCCTTCTTTGCCGCAGTAGCCCCCTTTTACGGATATACAGGAGCTGACCAACTCAAGGAGCGTCTCTATGAGGTCATTACTCCCCGCATATTCATGTCGCTCAACTATGGCAATTTTCTCTTCGAGTTTTATAATCCTGCCTATGAAATAAGTGAGACACTGCCGCTAAGTCAAAATAAGGGCATACTCATAAAATTTATAAAGCAGCTGGGTATCAAAACCGCCTTCAACACAGAGGGCCTTTATAAGGAAGCAGTGGTTCGTGCAGTCAAGGGCTACTTGGCACTGAAAGGACCGAAGGCCTTTGAGGAGTACAAGGCATTCGGTTCCTACGTGCAGGACGAGGCGCAAGGAAAGCTGTTTGATAGATCGGTGCTAAAGGAGTGTCGGCAGTACTATTCTCTGTTCACTCTTCCTAATGTTATGACATGGAAGGAGGGGTCGAATATCGTTTCCAATGGGGTTCTCTTTATTATCCTCGAAATCGACGAGAAGGGGGCCTTGCAAGTGAAGTGCCCTCCCTATGGCATGTCGAGGAAGATGGCTGAGGTGTGCGACGTTGCCTTTCTTCTGCACTACAAGCAGGCGGGAATCTGGGAGCCTGTATTTTACAGCCATAATGATGTAAGTAAAAATGTGCACTACACGACGATGATCTTCTCTCGCAGGACCTATGCTGACTGGCCTCTTCCTGTCAAGCAGCGGGCGGACGAATTCTATTCCAAGTGTGGATCGACAGGGCTCGGTATTTATACGGAGTCTCCCCACGTGGAGTCATCGACGCTCATCCCTCTCTCGGAGGCCATGTCGCTGCAGGTACCTGGTGCAGATGCCTATGCCATTTTACGTGACTCTTACAATCACGTGTCGGCAGTTCTCTTTGAGGAGAATGGTTCCTTTATTTACTTACCCGTCATTGACGACGGCAGCGTATATCCTGACACGACGACTGAGATGACGTGGAGGCATTTCATGAAGAGACTTGCAAAGGCCGACGTGGTCGAGGCATTTTATAAGAAACTTGACCCACTCTTTGACAGACTTCCTGCGACTGTGCGGCCTATGTACGAACGGGCCAAGATTATTCGCCTTGACAAGACAGCTCCCGCATTTCCCGACCTATATGCCTTGCACTTGCGAGGGGGTCTATTTGTTCCTGTGGTGCGGTCTGAAGGAATGGGGGATACGGGTATAGAGAAGGGACAGGAGCTGCCGTGGATGGTCGATTCGGCTATCGTATATCAGGCTGATACGAAGACTGTGCAGACCTTCATGGACTCGAAGGATTTCGAGGAGATCTACCAGCATCTTCGCTATACGTTCTCGAATTGGCTAGCGACGGTGGAAGGGAGTGTCGTGAAGGAGATTAATGAAATCCTCTATGACAGAGATGGAAACTTGAATCTGAACCTTTCGGTGGCTGAGAAGAGAATGCGACTCTTCATAAAGATTGGAAGGACAGTGCTTGGCTGGCTTGATTCCAGTATACCACAGGTGGGAGTGAAGCCGACGTTGAAGCGGATGGATTGCCGAATCTTACAGGACGCAGAGTCGTGCAACAATAAGTGTGTGTGGAAGCAGGAATCCTCGCAATGTCTTATTCATGTGCCAAAGGAGTATACGGTTGGCAGAACATCCGTGGGGGCGAACGGGTTTATGGTGAAGAAACTTATTGAGGAGTTGGTGCGATTCCCGATTAAAAGAAGGGAGCTTCTCATGCAGCGGGTGCGTCAGTATGTGACTCTGCGTGCCCCGTTTAGAAGTGGAGATTCGTATATTGTACCCGAATATCTCCCGCAGTGGTCAGAACTGTTGCGCATGGACTGGATGAAAAAGAAGGTGGAGACGCCGAAATATATCGAGGAGTTCAGCTGGTCTGGCCAAGCTGACGCCCAAGATGAAGAACAAATGCCTGAAGAACTTCGTTTATATATGGGACCGAAGTGGGCGAACTTTTTCTTCTTGCCGCAGTTCGAGGGTACCGTCAGAGACGGGTATTTGGAGCTGGGTGTTGATACAGGGGTTTCTGACCCCTTACTCACGAAGGAGGCCATTAATGCCTTGATACCGAAGCTGCGCCTGTCGATTTGTCAGCTTGACTTCGAGCCTGACTCATTAGTGCCGAGTATTCTTGGAGGGAGAGGCTTGATGAGAGGATTTACAGACTGTGTTGTGTCAGCGAAGTTGCCTGATACTACCATTGGGTTCATATCGAGATCGCCTGATAAAATTGTAGCAATACCCTACAATGATCTCCCAGATTCAATGAAAAAGGGCTTACAAAAGGCGGGGAATCCTATCCGTCTGACGTAATGTACCTTTGTACCTTTGTACCTTCGTACGTACATATCAACGTTAATCTGGGTTGCTTAACTTTGATACTTACATATAGATGGAATCGAGTGAATTGACGATTCTTCGTGACATTGCGACTCGATACACTGGATACTCACTTGCCGAGTTTGTGGGTCCTGCAGGACCGACAGGTCCATCCGGCGGTCCGATTGGACCACAGGGTGTAACAGGTCAGACGGGGCCGCCTGGAACAGGGCCGAGGGGTCCTGCGGGTGATACGGGGCCGACAGGGCGCACAGGCTCGACAGGATCGACAGGCTATACGGGGGCACAGGGTCCTGGTGTCATTGCCAGTTTTCTCAGGGCCAGCACGAATACTGCCGTGGGTGGCCTCAGTCTTACGTCGAGCACCAGCTATCCTGTTACAATCCCTATCAACACCATCAATACATCCTTTAGCAGCGATATATATCTGAACACCGTCTCAGGGGTGATTACGTTGGCGGCGAATAAGACATATAGACTTCTGGGAGCTGTGCCGACATGGACAAGTGTAACGGCACGGCCCACCTATGGATTTTACAATCTCACGACCTCTGCTGCGATTGGCTCGATTCAGGCGGGCTATCCTCCTTCGGATGGTGGCTCGGCAAGTGCTGGCGGCATATGCGACGCTGTCATAACAACCACGACGGCGACGAATATTATTTTTGCAGTGCTTGGAAACTCGCAAGGAACCCTGGTCCAGCTGGGTGGGAATGCTGATTTTGTCATGGCGAACAATGTACCGTGGGTGGATATTCAGGTCATTGCGGGGAACGCCCCGTACATCGTTTCGTCGGCGGTGAACTATGCTCAGAATACTCCTGCACAGGTTAGTATTACCAACGGTACAGCCTTCCCTTTTACAATTGCTTCCGTCGATATAACCACGAAGGGAAATCCTATACAGATTCAGTGTGCGGTGGATTTTAATCCGGCAGCGGCGGCTGCTTGGCTGCGTGTGCGATTATATCGTGGTTCTACGCCAATTGGGCAAATTCTACAGGCTGAGCCTGCGTCATCTGGAGGAAATGCAAATATTCCCTTTTGCCTTACATTTATTGATACACCGACGGAAGGAACCTATACCTATTCTTGCAAGGGAGTTGCTGGTTCTTATGGCGGTGGGAACTTTGCATTTGGCGAAGGAAGTGGTCCAACTATTTATGCTATTGAATTGGCGGGACTTGTTGGTCCTACAGGCCCGAATGGCATCCCTGGGGGGCCGACGGGGCCGACAGGGCCTGGTGGATTTGGAGCTGGTGGTGGAAATACAGGTCCACAGGGCCCCGCAGGTTCTGCAGGTTCCGCAGGGTCACAGGGCCCCGCAGGAGCCGCAGGTGCCCAAGGAGCAGCAGGTGCCCAAGGCCCCGCAGGTGCCCAAGGAGCCGCAGGTGCCCAAGGCCCAGCAGGTGCCCAAGGAGCCGCAGGTGCCCAAGGCCCCCAAGGCCCTCAGGGCTCCCAAGGCTCCCAAGGTTCTGCATCCACTGTAACGGGCCCTACAGGCTTGACAGGCATGACAGGCATGCCAGGGTATGCGACAACTCTTACACCCTCTGGAAGCGGTATAATTCCAGTAATGACGGGTTACACAACAGGCGGTTTTACTTTTTCAGCAACATCTGAATATAGCGCATCTTACCCAGCGTGGCAAGCAGCCGTCAGTACTGGCCCCAATGACTGGGCGGCAGTGGGTACAGCGGCCGCCACCCTACAAATTCAATGCCCGTCTCCCGTGGCTATTTGGCAGATTCAGTTAGCAAAACGTGCATCCAATGAATACTATACAACCTTTTACTTCGAGGGAAGTGCAAATGGAGGTGCAACATGGACTACCCTTATCTATTCGTCAGGTGCGCTGAATGGAATTACATATCCTTCGCTCCTAACTCTGCAGGTGAATGATCCCACCTATACTGCCTATTCTCTCTATCGTGTGCGGGGCACGGTGGCAGGTTCAGGTACAGCAAATGCAGGAATTTCCAAGTTCCAAATGTTCAGCTATACACAGGCGAATAGGACAGCAACGGGCTCTACAGGTCCCACAGGGCCTCCTGCATCGGGATTCTACGCCGGCAATTATGTGGCGCAAGGATACTTAGCAACAGATGCAACGATGTCGAATGTAGATACACCAATTCCCTTTGTAGCAGAATTTGATCCACAGTCGTGGTATACCGTTGGTAACCGCCGTGTGACACCAACCATTGCAGGATACTATACTATATCATACTCCGCATGGTGGTCACCAGGCACTTCGAACAATGTACAGCAAAATGTCCAAGCATTAAAAAATACAAATACAGTATCTATCCTACAAACACCTGTACAACTAACAGTTGGAATATCTCACTCTGCTACAAAGATTGAGTATTTGAATGGAACAACCGATTATATAACATTTTCAGGTTATTCGGCAAATACTGGTGGAGGTACACTCCAAAAAGGAAATGGCCTAGGAAGCGGCACATCCTTTTCCGTTTCGCTGATCCAGGCGGGTGGTCCCACAGGACCTCAGGGCCCCCCTGGGGTTCCTACTTGGATTAGTACGGGCCCCATTATATTCAGTGCTACTACCACCGCCCCCACAGCATCAACAAACGCCCCTGTGAACAATATGAGCTATCGTCAACTTGGAACAAAGGAGTGGGAAGTCTCGCTGACCTATCAATTTGGAACTAATGCAGGGGTAACAGGGAGCGGAGATTATATATTTACCCTGCCAAATAGTCTATCCTTTGACACGAGCTTGCCGATGCAAAGAACATATCAGGGAAGTGTTACGACAAGTACCTGGGTACTTACTACGTATGTTTTACCAGCAAGTGGAATGATTAATAATACAGGTGTTGGTGGTTCAGTATATCCGATCCCGTGGAGTTCTACACAGTTTCGTATCCTTGTAACAACGTATGGAAGTTCTGTTCAGTGTTGGGGGGGTGCATATTATCAACTTAGCACCACTGCTGGTGGAATCAATATGCGCTTTTCTTTTACATCGACGTAACTTAGCCTTATTCGTCTACCCAATACGCAATCTCATTCTTCCCCCTCTTTAACGCAGCTCTTCTGCACTCCATCAAGTCCTCAATCTCCTGATGCAGAATAGGCAGGACGAATCGTTTGAAGGTGGTGTTGTTCGGGTGCAGAACCACGAGAGCGAGTTCGGTAATGACAAGGCCATAGTTCTTCTCGAGAATCCACCTGTATAAGTTGAGCTGCAGGGTGTACTGCCAGTAATTGCAGTCAGGGAAATGGCTCAGAGGACCGAGGCCTGATTGGAAGGGGTTCTCCATCTTAATCTCCTTTGCCCGCTTCCAGTCGTAAATGGCATAGGTATTGTCTGTGAGGCTCTTGAAGACCATGTCAACGGAGCCGGCGAGGAGAAGGGGCTCGTCCCAGATTTCCCACTCGGTCCGCCACGGCTCCCAGCGCCGTGAATCTTTTGTCCAGTACTTCTGGAAATATGTCCATTCCACAGAACTTGTAATAGACTGTGGAATGTCGACGTGGCCGTTCATATGCATCTCAATGGCCAAGTGAATAGCGGTGCCGGCCTCGCTCGCCTCTTTTCCATTGGCTGCCCACGCATCCTTGATCTCCTGGGGAGTCATGCCGAACCACTGACTCTGTGGCCATTTCTTTGACCGCATCATATTGGAAATCACCTGGTCTGCGTCGAAGTGGCCAAAGAACTCGTGGTGGAATTTCGTAATCGAACAATATCCCTTGGAAGTTCCGTTTACTGTATATACGTGGGTAGGTTCATCGAAATGAATATGATTATCACGTTCATGCCGATGGATACGAGCAAGGCTCATCCATGGTTGTAGGGGAGTCCCCTTGAGTTCCATATACTTCCTTTCATTCGAATATCATCTATCAACTTTTACTTCGTTCTATTTGTGGAACTTACGGTGACAGAGCGTGTTCGTGTCACAGAGCGTGTTATTGTTGCACTTGTCGTGGGCGACCTCGAACGACTGAGTGTCACGCTAGCTGTCCGAGTAAACGGTCGTGTAGTGGGGATTGCAGACTTACTTACCGTACGTGTTACAGAGCGTGTAATACTTACAGACACAGTTCTCGATACTGTAACTGATCCAGAACGAGTAGGTAAGCTAGATGCAGGAACCGTATACGGGGCCGATGGGCTTCTTGTTACAGAACGTGTCAGAGTTAGCGATACCGTTGGACTTATGGATCGTGTAAATGGCCAAGTGGTCGGAATTGCAGACCTAGTTACCGTCATCGTTACAGATCGACTGAAGGTGAGTGATACCGTTCGTGATACTGTCACTGAGCTGGATTTAGTGGGTAATGCAGATGCAGGGATCGTAACCTGGGCCGAGGGGCTCCTTGTTACGGAACGTGTCAGAGTTAGTGATACAGTCGGGCTTATGGATCGTGTAAACGGCCGTGTTGTGGGGATTGCAGACCGACTTACCGTCATCGTTATAGAGCGTGTAATACTTACAGACACCGTTCTCGATCCTGTAACTGATCCAGATCGAGTGCCCAATCCAGATGCAGGGATCGTAACCTGGGGCGAGGGAGTCCTTGTAACAGAGCGTGTCAGAGTTAGAGATACAGTGGGACTTATGGATCGTGTAAACGGCCGTGTTGTGGGGATTGCAGATCGACTTACCGTCATCGTTATAGAGCGTGTAATACTTACAGACACCGTTCTCGATCCTGTAACTGATCCAGATCGAGTAGGCAATCCAGATGCAGGGATCGTAACCTGGGGCGAGGGAGTCCTTGTAACAGAGCGTGTCAGAGTTAGAGATACAGTGGGACTTATGGATCGTGTAAACGGCCGTGTCGTTGGGATAGCAGACCCACTCCTTGTAATCGTTACAGAGCGTGTAATACTTACAGACACCGTTCTCGATCCTGTAACTGATCCAGATCGAGTGCCCAATCCAGATGCAGGGATCGTAACCTGGGGCGAGGGAGTCCTTGTTACGGAACGTGTCAGAGTTAGCGATACGGTCGGGCTGACAGACCGTGTAAAGGGCTGGGTGCTAGGAACAGGTGACCTACTTCTGGTAATCGTTAAAGAGCGTGTAATACTGCCAGAGACGCTTCGAGTTCCAGAGACCGACCCTGATCTAGTAGGCAATCCAGATGCAGGGATCGTAAACTGGGGCGAGGGAGTCCTTGTTACGGAACGTGTCAGAGTTAGTGAGACTGTGGGACTGATCGATCGTGTGAACGGCCAACTCGTAGCAAATGGACTACGAGTTCCTGTTCCACACCGTGTCACTGACAGAGAACCAGAACGACTGACCGTTCGAGTATTCGCCTGACTGGTAGCAATCGGGCTGGTGCTTCGTGTGATACTTACACTTACCGTGCGGCTTAGCGTAGTTGTTACACACAGGGTCATAATTGAGCGTGTTATACTCGTCGTTGGCGATCCAGACCTGGTTGCCATTTGCGTCGTAGGGTTCGGCGTTCGTGTTATTGTCACGCTAAGGGTCGTTGATACGGTTCCAGTAAAAGATGCGGTGAAGCTGTTCACAGACCTTGTTGCATATGGCGTAGTTGCTACAGGAGAGGGTGTAAGAGTGATAATTGAGCGAGTGAATGTGGCGGAGGGGCACATAGATATTGTTCCCTGGGAGGCTGTCTGACTCGGCGTTGATGTGGTCGACTGGCTTACGGTAAAGGAGCTCCAGGATACTGAATGCATGGGGGTAAGCGAGTAGCTGGGGATGCTTGACGATGATACTGCAGCCGTAGCGGTTCGTATCGAGGGGCTCCCACTCGTCGTAGGCGAGGCGAGACCGCTTACGGAACCGCTCACGGAACCGCTCACAGACTTTGTAAAGCCTGTACTCGACCCGCACGGGCTCGCCGTACCAGATAGTACAATCGATGCAGAAGAGGAGACCGTTGCCTGTGAGCTCGAGGGAGACGTGCTCGCCGAGTAGGTTACAGGGGATGGCGAAGAGCTACTACTGAAAGCAGTAGAGGCCGAAGGGTTTATACTTGATATCGCCGAGGAACTAGCAGTGCCCACAGATGATGCCGTGATCCCTGAGATAGAGCCGCTGATAGATACGCTCGCAGAGTTTGTTTCACTGACTGTAGTCGACACACGAGGACTTATAGTTGCCCCTGTGCCTGAAGAGTAAACACTCGCCGAGGCACTTTCACTACCAGTGGCCGACGTAGTTCCTGACGCACTTCCAGGGGGGGAAGGAGAGGAAGTTGCTAGCGCCGAACTTGATACCACCCCTGTTGCAGATACGGTATAGGGCGAGCCAGTTGTAGACGCCGTACTAACGGAACTTGCCGAGTATATACTCGCAGACCCTGTTACACTTGTCGTAGAAGTTGGCGATGAGGTAATTGTTTCTGGCTGAGTGGGTGTTACAGTGGGTTCTGCGGTCGGACTCGCCGTCGTCACAGATGGGGAAGGGGATAGGGTGGGAGCCTGTGTTGGAGTCGCAACCCCTGTTACAGAGGATGTCAGACTTACGGTGCTTGTTTGCGACAGAAGAGGGGATCCAGATACAGATTCACCCGTAGATCCTGTCATAGAACTGAATAGGGATCCAGATGCAGAGGCACTCACAGAGTGGCTGCTAGTCGTTGAACCACTTACCGATGTAGACTGGCTCGGCATCGTTGTCTCGGATTGGAGAGTGCTTCCACTGACAGATTCACTTGCACTTCTCGTAGTGGAGCCAGATACCGATCCACTGGTAGATCCGCTGCCTGAAGAACAGTCCGTGCCAGATCCACTGATGGAACGGGTGGTCGATCCTGTTACCGATGGCGACGCTGAATGACTCATCACACTTGTCGTAGGAGATACAGTTGACTGTCTACTCGGCGTCGATGTCCTTGACACACTAATCGTCTGTGTGCCAGATTTCGATGTAAGAGGGCTTCTCGAGTCGCTGCGACGAGGCGTTCCTGATTTGGATGTCGAGGGAGATGTGGTTCCTGTCAGAAGAGATGTCGTCGACACGGTCTCAGAACGACTTGTATGACCGGTGGGTGTGGAAGAAGCCGATACGCTCGCCGAGTCGCTTTGCGTCGTTGTCGTCGAGGCCGAGAAACTGGCGCTGGGCGTTTCGAGCGAGGAGGCCGTTTCTGATGGAGAGACTGATACGGAGACAGTTGTGCATTCGGTAGGCGAACCGCTAAAAGTCCCGTACGTGATAGTTGGCTGACCACTAGGCGTTTCAGCCACAGACACAGACCCTGTAACACTGTATGTGCGAATCGTTGTAATGCTCTGGGTTCGTGTTAAAAGAAGGGTGCGTGTCGATGTCCATGTCACCATCTGTGAATACGAGTAGGTAGTCGACACGGAGGAAGAGGGGAGAGCCGAACGGGACACTGTTGTGCTCTGCGAGGGTGTCTTTGACACCGTCGTACTCTGTGTAACAGTGGGTGTGCCTCTTCCAGAGGGGCTTATGGGGGGTGTTCGTGTTTGCAGGGGAGTGGCCGATACCGTTTTTGATGAGCTGATGGAGCTTGTCTGGGTCGTGCTGTGGGTACTTGTTTTAGATTGCGCAGCAGAACGGGTAGAGGACGGGGAACTCGTACTTGACAGGCTTGGCCTTGGAGCACGAGAGACGGTTGCTGAGCCTGTGGTATTTGTTGAACCGGTCGTTGTATGGGTAAGAGAGGGAGAGGAGGAGATTGACGCACCTTGGGTGCGGGATGTGCTGGGTGAACGAGTAAGCCTTGTGGAGGGCGAGTCTGTTACGGAGGCGGTCGACGTTTTACTGGATGTTGTTGTCAGGGAGATAGTTGGCGTAGACGTTTGGCTGGCCGATACTCGTATCGAGGAGGTCATTGTCCTGGAGGAGGTGGTTGTCCTGGTGGCGGTGTTTGTGTTTGTAGTATTTGCAGAGGTAGAGGAGGTTCGTGTTCCTGCTAATGTCTTTGTGCCAGTCGGACTTGTGCGTATCGTGGGAGAATGTTGGCTGGAGAAGGATGTTGTTTTACTAGGTGCAACGGAACGTGTGGGCGTCCCACTGGAGGAGGATGTCTTGCTTTGACTAGCGGAGCGAGAGTGACTCGTTGTTCCAGTGCTAGTTTTAGAGGTTGCAGGGCATCGGGTAGGCGTTATGGTCCTTGCGATAGTAGATGTTAGCTTTGATGAACGACTCGTGGTAGGGCTAGCAGATTGGGTCCTCGAGGGTGGGGATGATCTTGAAAAAGAGGGGCTGCTCGTCGATGTGCGAGAGGATCTCTGGCATGCGGTTCCTGTGGGTGAGGAGGAGGACGTTTTTGAACCGGTTCCTGAGGCGGATACGGTTTTCGTCGATGTGATTGTCTTTGAGGAGGTGGTGGAGCCGGTTGTTGTGCGTGACACTCTGGAAGATGCTGACAGGGCGGATGTGCCCGTGGATGTTTTGGAGGAGGACGATGATTGCGTCGCCAGGGCAGTTACTTGAGGAGTGCGTGACTGTATCAGCGATAGGCTTGGCAACTGGGAAGCTACGGCCGTTTTCGTAGAAGTTGTGGTGCGGGTAGATGTCTTTGATTGGGTTGATGTTGATGTAATGGCGACCCCATTTAGAAGTAGATGTCGTTCATATGTCACTGGACTTACTGCACATGTTGGTTCAGAAAGACCATGAGTCCAGGTGGATGATAGTATGAAAAGAAAATATATATAGATGAGCTTCATACTCTATCTATATATATACTATAATCTTAGACCGCTCTGCGGGCAAAGGGCCTATGGCTAAAGAACCGCTCTGCGGGCAAAGGGCCTATGGCTAAAGAACCGCTCTGCGGGCAAAGGGCCTATGGCTCTGCGGGCAAAGGGCCTACAAGCCACGGAACCCACCCAGTCTCATGAGCTCGAGACCGTATGCATTTTGGCCGTCGAGTGTCTTTGTTGCACTGCGATACGTGGCACCGAAGTAGGAGCCGCTGTTTTCGCCAGTGTAGTACACGAGAATCTTGGCCTTGTCCCGTGCAGACTCGACCGTTTTCCGCATAATGGGATCAATATCCCAGCGCTGCTTCATTGCACTCTTCAGCAGATCGCCACGGAGGGAGAGCCACTTACCCTCATCGAACTGGATATTCTTGAAGGAATAGAGGCCATCGTCGGTCGCTGACATCTTCTCGTAGACCTTTGCCATCTCCTTCTTGAGGAGGGCGTACTCCTCCACCTTTGACAGAGTTGGTTCGGCCTTCGGGTTCTTTGCCTTGACTGTTTGCAGCTTTCTCGCACGCTCGGTCAGGTACTCCTTGTGAATATCGCCTTGTTCAGTGGAGAAGAGGCTCAGGGCGAGGTGGGGCTTGTTCGTGGCCACCTTGTATAACATGCCGGCCATGTAGTGGTCAATGCTGGGGTATACTACGCCCTCGTCGTCCTTGATGGGCACGTGCGAGTAGGGGCCGAGCCAGCGAATGGCTTCCACGTCGCCGACGGCGAGTTTATCGGTCAGGGGCGAGTCGATATAGAATTGCACCAGCTGGCTAGCCTGGTACTTCATCTTGGCTCCAGCGAGGCTAGGAGCCGACAGCGAAGCAGTAGCAGGAGCAGGAGCCGCCAGCGAAGCAGTAGCAACGCTAGAGGGAGGAACGCTAGAAGCAGGAGCCGCAGGCGAAGCAGTAGGAGCCGACGCAGTAGGAGCAGAAGCCGCCTCCCTAATGTCGCCCAGCCGACTTGTGCTCTTTCTCTTGAAGATGAACCATCGGTTGTAGAATGAGTACTCACGCACCGCCGGCGACATGGCAAACACTTGCTTCTGCTTCTTAGCCACGTCATACGTGTCCGAAAACATCGCCGTGCTCCGCTCATACGGCAGACCAAGGTCAGCACACTCCTTCTTGTCGAGCAAGTAGCAGCCAATCTCATTCATCTTGTCATTGAGCAGGTCGAAGTTCATCAGGTACTCCACCTGCGCAGATCCAATGCTGATAAACTCGACCTCAATGGGAAGTCCAAGGTCCTCACGTCCCAAGAAGGTATTCGGGTACATCTTCTTAATCTTCCAGATCTCCGCTGATCCATCCTGGCCCACCTTGGTCCCTCCCTCAGGAAGAGCCCGCAGACTATTGAATACCTCCTGCCCATCAAAGCAGCAGCCAATGAACAGCCCACCCACCTTCAGTGTCTCGCTCACATTCCGCATCAGACCCGCCAAGGTGGCCTCGGACTCGAAGAAGTAGTGCAGGGCAAACATGATTGAAATGCAATCAGCACCCTCTCGCAGCCGCCCCGCCGCCTTGTCTAACACGAACGGTGGCACCGGGCCATTGGGATTTACACGGCCCAGCACGCTCCTCATGATATCTGCCTCCTCAGGTGTAGCACCCGCCTCACCACTCGCAATGTTCTTCGATGACGACCCAATTGCAAACACCATGGTACCAATGGAATCATAGCCGCCATTTTCCATGACCTGGTTCAGGTAGCGTCTGTAGATACCATTCTTCGGGTCACGAATGCCCTCGCCAGCAATATCGACGCCAAAGACAAAGCCAACGTCCTCACGAATCCACTTGACAAGATCGCCGCCCTGGCCGCACGCCAGATCCATAATAGTCTTTTTACCCCCCTTCAGACCCGTGGCGAGGAGAATGTTCTCCTTAATGAAGCGGTTGTGAAAGGCCCGCAGACCCTGCACACTGAGCAGGTCCTGCTTCGGCCCGCTTCTATCTCTGTCATAATAGACTCTCGTTATCCCCGAATTCTGGGAGAACGCCCTCGCCTCATCGGCCGAAGGCTGCTCGACTCCCGTGCGAATCATACTCCGTGTAACAGGCTCGTGAATACTGTTCCACACCCCCTCAGCAGACGTGTCCTTGTTCATCGTGCCGCCGTAATTCCCAGTCTTCAACGCCTTCTGGTATCTCTCGGTCTTGTCATAGCGGACACGCATGGGGATCCATCTCCACCCAGGCTCCTTCGACGGATCATACCGCATCTCCAGGATACTCCTGTCCTGGATGGGATCGCCGTCATTCTCGCAGCGGATAATCGTGTCCTCGGTGGCAGGGTCGGTCTCCGTACGAATGTAAGAGACCGCTGCCATCGTATCAGGAATCTCTCTCGGGTCGAAGAGAACCGGCTTGTAAGGCACTTTGACCCCCGTGCCTCGCTTAGTGGGGGCAGCCACGGGCAGGGGCTGCTGGAAGAGGATCGTTCCACGGGGATTCTCATATGCAGGGTCAAGGTCACTGCCGACGAAGAGACGCAGGGTCTTGAACTGGACGAATTCGCCCGAGGGGAGAACTGTCGTGGTAATCTCATCCTCTGTTGCAGAACCCGCCACCTTCTCAACGACGCACAAGAAGTCGACAGTATTCTCATCGGCCGGCTTCCACTTCAGCTGGGCGTGGAAAGCCACGCCTGGGCGCTGGGGAATGGGGTCCTTGTTGGGCGTTAAGATTAGACCGTCCGTGTGGTAGCCAGTCTTTGTATCGAGCACTTCCTTGCAGCGCTCGAAGATTTCCTTGTCGCCAGGGGCCGCAAACTTGAACGTCTTCATCGAGACGAGGATCTTCGACTTCTCCGTGATTCCTGCCGCAACGTCGGGCCCGCCGCCCGAATTCCAGGCCGACACCCACTTCTGCAGAAGGGCATGACGACCATCGTCGCCGGCGAAGGGCTTCTGGGTGACATCGGCGCCGTTTACCATGTAGGCATCGAAGAGGATAAACTGCATGATGGGATTTCCGTCGATGTCACGTGTAACATACTCGCCGTCCATGAGTGAATTGTTCAGCGCCTGATCGGTCAGGCCGGTTCTATATACATTGAAGGTCATGTCAAGCATATAGAGTTCTCCCTTACCCGACGTGAAGCCCATCATGCGAGTACCATCGGCCTTGTCGGTCACATTGTACCCGTCACGAATGTTGGGCACTTTCCCAACCCGGTCCTTTCGCATATTGTCGAGGATCATCGTAATGGGGGCCACACCACGGAATCGGTCCGTGCCGGTCAGAGCACGATATGCCTCGATGACGGCACGAGCCTTCGACTTGCGCAGGATGAGGTGGTGCTTCTGCATACCACGCAGGACCTCGCCCATTCCACGCACCAGGGTTTTCATGAAAGGAACGGGGTCGGTCTGCGGAGTCGTGGGGCGCATGAGCTCGACCTCGATCTCGTAGGTCGGCTCATACTTCGTCAAATCACGCTGCTTGAACGATGTCTGCCAGTCAAATTGCCCACGTTTCATGGGGGTACTGCGGACCATGCTGAGATCGTAGCGGAGCCCCTCGCCAACAAAGGTCCAGCGACGCAAGATACGGAACGCCTTCCGCTTCCCTGACCAACCCTTTAACATAGCTTTCACGTCCACGTCAGTGTTAGACAGGGGCAATTCACGACGAACCTTCACACGAATCCCGTACTCATCGATGTCAACGGTGTCCTCCTTGCCAGTTCGATCCTTGACGATGGCCTCGAAGGGGGCCGTTTCCATGGAGTCGGTTCGACAGTACTCTTCAATCGATGAGATACCGACAATCGTAAACCGCATTTGCTCGGGTGTAATCACTTTAATATGATCCTCTTGTGGAAGAGCCGTGTATCCTTTGGACGTGAGCCGCTGGGCTACCTCCATGAAGGTGGTGGCATTGACCTGGGATGTTACAGTGGATTCTAGTTCCATTGCATCATTGGCGAGCCAGGTGGAAAGAATATCCTTTACCTTGGATATTTCTTCCGGATGTAGCTCCATTCTACTATGTGACCTTATGAAAAGCTTTATTCCCTCATCAACTTTGTAGCTTATACTACCTTACTCTTGTCCCAGTAAATATTCAATGGCCTCGCACTTACCTAAGGCTTTTGCCCAATCCTCCTTCTTGGGGCGTGCTCCACCGGTCCTCGGCGTCACATTGCGTGAACTGAGTTTCTGCTTGATGTCCTCGTAGGAACCCTCGGCGACGGGCCAGTCGATGGTCCAGCCGTCCATATCCCTATCGGAAAGCCACTGGCCGATGGCAATCTCTTTTGCACCGTCAGCGGACCAGTCGAGCATGTGCTCGCATCTGGAATCAATCCATAGAGTCGAATTGGGTGCGAAGGACCATCTCCGCAGATCCTCTGGAACCGTCCAGAGAGTCTTTGCTTCGGCGTCAAAGCAGACCGTCTGCACCTCGTACAATTCATAGAGGATGAGAGCAGTACGCTTGGTCTGCTCGAGTGTCGGGGCCATTGCACTGAGGGCATCTGACATGTTTGCCTTCGTGAGCTTTCGGTTTCCTCGGATGGACGTGCTGGCCTTTTCCTGCATTTCGAAGGCCTTGTCCCGTACCTGGGATGATACGTAGGCCTGTCCAGCAAGGACCATGAGTGGATCCTTGGCGTAGAGGAATGCGGTAATTAGCTTGGCAGGTAGGAGTTTGCGAAGCTCTCCGCCCCAGAGGCTGTCCTTGGGATTTAGAATGATTTGATTCCGTGTAAAAGTGGGTACACACATACTTTTAGACGGATTTTCAGATATTTGTTGCAGGAGGACCTCCATATTAGTATGTAGTCGCAGGTTTCTCTTAGGCCGCAAGGGCCTAGTCGACTTCTCATTCAGCAATGCCCGGATTTTCCTGGGTTAGCATGCTAATCTCTTTTTCTCTCTCCTCAAACTCCGTTGTGTTTTTCTTGCAGAAGGTAATCCATTCCCGTATCTTCAGGACGGTCGAATCCTTGAGGGCAACTAGGTCAAAAAAGATGCCATTTCTATTCTCGCTCATTTCCTCGTTCTCGCGTTTTAATATGCGGAAGAGTTCTTCTTGCTCGGTGCGGTTAAATTTCTTTATTTCCTCGAACATTCTCTTTCTGCATTCGAAGTCACAGATAGGTTCTGCGTTCATATCTTATTTTGAAGGACCTCCTTTTTTTATTAGAAGTACGCAGGATCAAAGCGAGATAACCTCGTCGGTGGGAGGGGGTTCTGCAAAGGCGTTGCTACCTTCTTGCTCTTCCTCTGACTCTACCTCTTCTACAGCCTCTTCCGCTGCAGCGGCCACTTCGTCTTCTAGCTCTGCGCCAGCGTCGGCAGTAGCAGTAGCAGTAGCAGTAGCAGTAGCAGTAGCAGTAGCAGTAGCAGCAGTAGGAGCAACTTCACCAATGCGTGTAAGAAACTGACCAATACTCAGGATGTGCGGGTCATTAATCTGGAAGCGAGACTTCTTGATCTCCACTCGGATGCGATCCCCCAGCTCCACAGAATCAAACTCCTTGTTGCCAATGTGCAGGTCTCTCACTACCATCACATGCACAGCATTCTCTATTACAATGTACAAGCCAGCCTTCGACTTTCTCACAACTTCCCCCTCCACGACCGTACCGTTCGGCGGATTGTAGACCCGCCCCTGGGCCTTTATGTAATACATACAATCCGCCGTAAAGGTCCCCTTCTCCATGTAACCGTACGAACGACTCAGAAGCTTCAGGGAATTTGGGATAAGAAAGCCGTGCTTCGTACACTTCCCCTCAATCTGCCGTCTCATCTTTCTCATAAGAATATCATCGAACGACAGGACCTCGTTTGTCATGTCTTTCGGCGAAAGAGCGACCTTTTCCTCGAAGATAGCATCCTGTTCCATTGGACCTTCTCTAACGGAGGTATCCGATTTCATTTTTAGACACCCGTCCTTATCTCAGAGGATGATTGAACAGGTGGGCCTCAATACTTCTATAGAACCACCGTTTGCCCTGTACCCCCAAGGCATCCATCATGCGAAGAGTCAAATCTACAACTGTGCACACACGCAAACTGTTCAGAATGGGTCTTCTTGCAAGTTCATCTGTGTGCAAGCCCATATCCGAGAGCCCTTCCTTCCGTAGGATAATCCCATACTCCTTTAACGCTTCAATCTCAGTGCTCGTAGAACTATTGTTTGCACATTCCGCCCCTCTCTGGACTTTTCCACCAACCGACGGCGGCTTTCCCTTCTTGAAGACGAGTGCCTTCTTCTTCGGGCTGAAAATTAGGAAGCCATAGTTAATTCCCGTTGTCGTTGAATTGATAGGCCTCTGTAACAGGGGGTCTCGCCCTCTTTCTCTCGCTAAGACTGACACGATAGCAGGTGTGCAAAGAGTATATTTTCCACCATCTACACATAAGTACTCTAGGACATTTGTTTCCGAATTCAGAACACGTAAATACTTACTCCCCTCAAAGGTCCAATAGGAATCACTGGCAACTTCCTCGAGAGACGGATCGCCTGAAAAGCCTGCGAGCAGCTCTCTCTTTTTCGCCGTTGTTATGTACTCATCCCACACGTACTTTCTTACAACGGCGGCATACTTCTTTCGCAACCCCTCGTTCCCCGCAACCGATATGTACAGCCAGAGGATATTCTGGAATTTCTCTTTCTGGCCTTCGAAGATTCCGCTACTGGCCTTCAACTCCCGCAGTTGTTCGAGGACTTGGGCAGGCACCCTCTCAATGCTCGCATCACCCTCCTCCATATCCTCCGTCCACTCTTTGACTTCCTCCCACAATGCCTCGCTCGTATCATCGGCAGGAGCGAGAATAGAATATGCCTGGGCTCCAACAGCAGTCGATACCTCCTCCTTTTTCTCCTCGTATTGCAGCGGCTTGAATACGTCACGGGGTATCGGTACGTGACGTACACGGAGTGCAATAGGGATGGACTCGTCGGCAAGCTCGTTCGGCTGATAGAGGTAGTATCCATTGCGGAAGATGATGCGCCCTGAACCACGCTCTGTCTTAATATAGAATGTGTTCTCCATGATCATATCGTTCAGGATTGAAAGAAGAAGGGTTCGTGGAATCGTCTCAAACTGCTGCTGGATTTTGTCGAAGGTCATATAGTATTCACCCTTTGCCAACATATCCTGAAGATAGGCACGAATCGTATGAATATGGTAGCGGGCCGTATACTCATCGTAGGTATTGATATCCTGCATATCAAGCGACGGAGGTGCCGGCATAGGTGTACCGAGCCCCGTTTTACACCCGTAGTCGCACGTATCGAGCCAGTCGCACATAACCGTAAATGGCACGTCATTTATATCAACATCGGTGCGTTCCACGCCCTGGCTATCATACAGGCTATCAATGCTGGGAATGCCCTTCAGCACGATTGCCTCCCTGTTGAGTGTGCAATCCATGGCATGCTCCTTAAGAACACGGAGCACTTTTCCTGCCTGTATGGCCTTTTCGAGGGCAATCCGATAGGAGTACATGTCGACCGTTTCTAGCGCAGGATCGGACTCGTATTTGTTTACTAGGAGCACGACTGTACAATTCCGCATCTTCTTATCAAGCAGGGCATGGGAGCAGTTACGAATACCTCTGCCAATCACCTGTTCCAGCTTATTCAGATGGTACCAGCTATCAAACACGATAACTTCACGTATATACCGCAAGTCCAGACCCTCTCCAGCCACCTGGGATCCTAGAACTACCTTTACCTCTTCGCCAAGAGTATTCTTTGTCGAGCGGCAAGCGTCAATGGAAGCGGCATTATTCGGAGAAAGCTCGAGGGAACCAGTTAAGAGCACGTACTTTGCCGGCTTGAATGCATGGCCCGTGTGCCCTCTTTCTCTGCTGGGGCACAGGGCGCACTGTCTGCCCAGATCGTCCTGGATACCTGTTGTTAGGAAGCTATCTCTCCCCCATGGAGTGTATCCATTTGCCTCGAGGGCAAGTGCTAGAGTCAGGGCCCCTGACGGGACGAAACGACTATAGACGAAGGCCATACCCTTGCACTGGGCGAGTCTATCAAGCAGAGCGGCGGCCTTTCCGCTAGCACGTGGTAGCTCGGACCGCAGGAGCCATGTGGCATCTTCTTGCGGGCGGAAGGTGACAAGGCTCCCACGCTTTTCCTTTTGAAAACAGGAATCGAACCCCCGCTGTCCTATCTTCTCACGAAGGAGGAGGCCCGAATTCGGGAACACCCAATTGCCGCCCTGGATCAGTGTATCCATCGATACAATTCCGAGACCCTGCTCATTGTTCACAATCTGATATGCCTCCTCCTTGTAAAACTCCTCCGTCTCAGGGGAGAAGCTGCAGGGGACACAGGGCAGGCCACCCTTATCGCTCCCTTCTTTGGGCACCAGGCGAATACGCTCGACATCGTCGATTGCTCCCCCCTTCGGATCTTTCGAGGGCCACGACTGTACCCTCGCCGCAATAGGGGGGTCGAGGCGGAGGGGGAAGGAAAGAGGATTCTCTCCTCGCATGAAGGAAATGTAACAGGAGGCCACCTTTCCGAGGACACGCTCACCTGTCTCGGTAAAGGAGCCGTCCCGTACATCAAAGACGTCAGAAATGCGCAGAGTTGCGAACTTATCATTTAACAGGAGCAGGTTGAGCAAGAAGATAATCTCAATGTACGAGTTGTACATCGGCGTAGCTGTCATAAGTACCAGGGTGATTCCCTCGCAGACAGTGAGAACTTCCCGTAAATAGGGGGTTAGGCGTTTGCCGGCCTTGGCTTCCGCCGTTTCGGTCTCGTTGACATCATCACGAGTATCATCGTCCGTTTCTTCCGGGTTATCACGCAGATTGTGAGCCTCGTCAATAATGAAGAGACGATTCGAGAACTGATTGCGAAGAACCTCACGCTTCAATGTCTCCGTTGCCTTGCGTTTTTCCAGGGACTCGATGAGGCGTTTGATATGATTGTAAAAGGATGTGTAGCCGAAGAATTCGTATCGGGAGTTAATCATCTTGTCGACACGGCTTTCGATGACCTTCGGGTTTTTCTCGTGAAAGGTGTTGGTCAGGGAGAGATATACATCGCCCGTGCAGCCCTTTTGGCTGTTCGGCATACTGCCCTGACCTATCTTCAGCGAGTTGATGTCGAAGATGGTGCGGCGAAACCCCTCTTGGATGTTGGGGGGTGCAATGACACAGACCTTTTGGCCAGGGTACATTTCCAGGTAGGACTCGGCGACGGTTATCGAGGCACACGTCTTTCCAACACCTACGCCGTGGTACAGGAGGGCTGAGCGGTAGGGAGTACGGGGGGAGAGGAGACGTTGTACGAAGCGTTGCACTGGCGTTATCTGGAAATCCTCTGTTGCACGGCACTTGTCGACGCTGAGGTCACGAATAGCTGGCTGGAGACTTTCCAGGAATTCTCTTTTTCTCATTAATTTCGGCAGGAAATCTTCACTGGGAGAGGCACGGAGGGATTCGGTGTACCATTGATTCCATTCACTGCCCTTCTCAGAGGAAGGCCTTGGTAGATTAGGGTCCGGATAGAGACCGCCCTCTGTTTCCCATAGGGGATGATCTTCTCTCGGAAAAATATTGTTCTCGAACAAGCGTTCCAATGCGTCATATTGTTCCTTAATATCAACTGCACTTCTCCATGCTGCGAGAAGTGCACTTGATTCAGGTACACCCGCCATTCTATCTATGGATAGGAAAGGGACATAGGTTTCTGAACAACGATGCCGCGCGTAAAAGGACCTCCTTCTTCTCGATATTTTCGGGCCGTATGCGTGCTAGCGCCTGGTCAAGCGAGAGCCACTGGATGTCGCCGATTTCACGTCGCATATGGTCATTTTCGGAATTGAACTTGATATTCACAGAGGGGGGTACCCAGACAATGAAATACTTGTGGCAATAATTCACATGGTTGCTTCCAAAGAATGACTCGTTCAAAGGTTCGATATTCTGTATGGCGACAACGTCTCTCTCTTTTACACCGGTCTCTTCTTCCATCTCACGCATGGCACAGATATAGTCGCTTTCCTGTGCATCTCGGCGACCCTTTGGGAATCCCCACTCGGGCGTATCCTTTGGCGGCTCTGCTGATGCAATTAGGTCGTCTACTGTCCAGAGCTTACCATTCGCATCGGTGACTCCCTTGTGAATGAGTTCCCACTTGGCCATAGCTGTCTCGAATTCGTTCTTGTAGAGGTGCGAGTGATTGAGCCCCCACATACTGTTCCAGAGGACGTCAAAGGGGCCGTCTCGATACCTCTGTTGCTCATCCTTTGTAATACCGCCAAGGTGAAGGCGGATATAGTCGATATCGGTGGCCTTGTATCTTCCTCGGATCAGCTCAATGAAGCCGAGGCTGTCCCGCCTCTGAATGAGCAGGAACTGGAGTGCCTCTTGTTCCATGCCAGTAACGGCAGCGGAGGAGGATACTAGGCACTCCTCGAGATTGAAGGGGTTCGCCGCACGAACCATGATGACTCCGTAGCTTGTAACAGGGGCTATGCATTGGCGAAATACATGACCGTTGCCGCCGCAATTTGTACAGAAATTTTTATGTGAGCCCCTGTACATATACGCCATTTCCTATAGGTATAGGGCGGATGGGTTTAGACCTGGCCTTGGCCTTTGGCCTTTGACCTTTGACCAAAAGGGCAAGACAAACGTCAAATGCGTAATCTATAACTAACAAATTCATACGCAACATTAGAAATGCACATACCTCCCGAAGTATGGGGCCCCTTTTTCTGGAATACCATCCACATTGCCGCCCTAGGCTACCCGCCGAATCCGACTCATGCTTACAAGAAGTCAGCCAAGGAGTTCTACGAGAGTCTGGCCCTGATGATCCCGTGCCCTATTTGCCGTGTGCATTATTCGGAGCACCTGGTCAAGTACCCTATCGGCCCCCACCTGGATAAGCGGCAAGATTTATTCCGCTGGACCCTCCTGTTACACAATGAGGTGAGCAAGAGTATTAATAAGAAGACGTTTACGGAGGAAGAGTCACTGAATTATCTGAAGCGGCTCGGTGAACTCGGCCGTTCCCCCATTTGGTCGGCCGACGACTTTTCCGCTGATGACTGGAAGTCACGGCTACAAGGACTGGTAGCTGGCATTGCCATGGGAGGAGCCGGGTGTGCTCTTTTAATGTATCTTGTAAATAGTAAGTGATGTCTCTTACCAAATTTCCCGAAGAGATTTACACAGACCTCGCTGTCTACGACAAGGCCCGTCCTCTAAAGGCAAAGGCCAAGGAGGTCGTGGTAAAGCCTATCATGACAAATGATGAGATAAAGGCGAAAGAGGGAACCTACTTTGACGGAAAGAGCTATACTATCTTTGATGAAGATGTCGATGTATACGCAATGGTCAACGGGGAAAAGAAGTTACTGGCCAAGCTGCGCAAACAGGTACTCGACCCGGCGATTATACGCACGGGATGGGAGGGATTCTGGATTGCAGCGGGGCCCTCACGGAATAGAGGGGCGGCGGCGGGACCTATTGATGCAAAGGGCAATTACTGGAAGAAGCGGAAACCGGTCGATATAAAGGGTTGGTCGGCGAACGAGACGGTGCGTGGATCCGTGTCAAAGATGCGTGTAAACAACAACGTCTTCAGCTCGGTGCTCGGATATTTCAATGCGACTCCCTTTATGAAGCTGCCGTGCCGCATTACTTCCTATACGATGCGCTACTGGAAGTATTACAAGCACGGACTGCCGTTTATTCACGCTATCGATGCCTGCTTCAAGGCGCTTGTCCCGGATAAGTACGCCCTGCAGAGAAAGGCGGCGGAGCAGATGCCGATGGTGCATATCCAGGACACCTCCTTTTCCTCTGTAACAATTAATCGTAATTTCCGTACGGCTCTTCACAAGGACGACGGGGATTTCAAGGATGGGTATGGAAACTTGTCGGTCATTGAGCGTGGCCACTACCATGGAGGGTTTACTCTGATGCCCGAGTTCGGTATCGGATTTAATGTGCGGACGGGCGATTTCCTTGCCATGGATGTACATCAGTGGCATTGTAACACGGAGCTGTATGAGACGGCGGAGGACAAGGAGAAGAATAAGACGCTGCCGAGAATCCACAAGGATTCGTTGGAGACGGGGACTCTGGGTGCAGAGAAACCCTTTAGCCGTGTATCATTCGTTTGCTATTTACGAGAGAAGTTGAGGGAATGCGATAGTGGAAAAACCCGCAAGTTCTACAAGAAGATTGGCTACGTGTATAAGAATAATTCGTTCACTGCAAAAAAGAGAACTACACACACATCAGATGGCGCAGAATAGGAGACCAGGAATTATTCAAAAATATGTTACACACGCTATTAGCGACATTGCTACTCCGCTTTTAGGTGCAATTGTGCCTTCTTCGGCTCCTGCTCCTAGTCCTTCGGCTCCTAGTTCCACGTCGGCCTCTAGTTCTATATGGGGTGCTCCTGTGGAGGCCGCAAGAGCCTTCACCTTTCCAACGACAAATGCTAAGAAGCCGGCCGTTCCGATTCCCGCCCCCGTGAACCCGTCCGTCTTTGGCGTGCCGGCCTTTGCTCTTGCGGGAATGTCTGGAATGCCTGCAATGCCGTATGGACCCAAGCAACCCCGCATATCTTCCGGTGGAAATTATGTTCTGCAGGTCCTCTTCTATTTATTCTTATACGGCTTTGTCATCTTTCTCCTGCTTGTTCTTATACACTATACGGTACGCCCTATCTTTCAGTTCTCCCCTGGTGGTACAGGTCTAGTACCTCTTGCTACAACATCTGGATACAGCACATATTGGAATAAGGGAACGCAGCCCCTCGTTACCGACATGGTACCAGATCCCGCAAATCTAGGGGATCCCTTACGTTCCTATGACTTTATAATACAATACAGCTTCTCTATCGATTTATACATAACCGATATGTCGACAAGCTCCTACGTCGATAAGCTACTGTTTTACAAGGCGGGCCAGCCGCAGACAAGTCTTACGCCGAGACCATCGACGGATGGAGAGACAGGCCTCGCTCCTAAAAGTGCAGGGTGTACTGTCACTCCTTCAAACCAGTCATCTGGCACATCCGTCTCATCCTCCCCGTCACCCTCCTCCAACTACAGAGTGATTAAGACTACCCCTGTAACATCGATTGAAGACACTATGGCCGCCTTACCGGTTTCTATGATCGGCTACTTATCGAAGACAAATGACGTGGTCATCACATTCTTCTGCGGGAAGACTGCAACGAGATACAGTAGTTTTCCTATACGAAATGTACCCCTGTACACCCCTTTCCGTGTAACAGTGGTTGTCGAGACGAATTCTTTCACGGTATATTTGAATGGTGTGCAGTTGTCGCAGACGAAGGTCCCGCAGATGCTCCTTAATTTCTCTGACACCAGCCCCCAGCAATTCTTCCCGAATACGTTCAAGGGAGAGAATAAGTGTGGATATGTTCAGAACCTCCTTATCTGGAATCGTCCCATTACCTACAATGAAATAGGAGCAGTGCCTCTTGCACTCACAACAGCAGCTAATTTCGGAGTCGCTGCTTCCACAACATCTAATACTTGTTCATGATAGATATGATACTGGAGGTATTAATCGGTATAGTAATAATTGGTATCGCAGCATACTTGACCATTAATTATATCGGCTCGGCTTCCCAGTCGACGAAGGTCTACGATATAAGTTCTGCAGAGTCAAACGTGCTGACAAATGCTCAACTCCCGTGGAATATGAAGACACCGTCTGCTCTGCGATTTGCCATCTACATAAACGGTGCCCCGAGAACGGTGGCGAAGGTCGACGACTGTGATGTGGCAACTGCTACCGGCATTTCAAATCGCCTTATCCAATCATGCGACGACTATAGTTATAACATCTGCCAGTGCAGCAGCAAAAATGACTGTGGAAACTGCACTCTGCAATCGAACTACCTGTCGAAGCTTCTATGGATGGGCACGTGCGTGGAACTGTGGGCATCCGGCTATACGTCCGAGTCTGATCGCCCCTTTATTCCCACATTGCTGAAGATTAAAACTGCTAACGAATCAAACATGTACTTTGAAACCATCCCCCTTCCGGCAATTCCGCTACAGAAGTGGACGGTCGTAACCATCGTACAGGAGGGACGTAGAATTGACGTATTTTACGGGGCCAAGGCTGTTACAGGTGTGTATCTGAAGTACCCACCGGTTCCCGCATACAAGTCCGATATGTGGTACGCGGGCGGCTTACCTGATTGGAGTGGTACGATTGGACTCTTTTCTACCACTCTCACTCCTCGCACATCGCAGGATGTGGAAGCCGACGTGGCAAATCTCGTTGATTCGACCGGCCTTCCCTATGCACAAAACAGCATCGACCTTGCCTTTGACATGGGATTCGTTATACCGTGCTTCTTTGGTACGTGCGGTTCTGGTTCCAGCATGCCCGTCGTGCAGCCTCCCACCCCTTTTGCAGTGTACGCAAGCAATGTTAGTTAGCTTTCTAACCGTACTACAGAATGAGTGGTTATGGTGCAAATGCAAGAAACTCTAGAGGGGTTCTTGGCGGTGTAATCTTTTTCATAGTCCTGCTCCTTATCCTCTACTACGTATACACCTTCCTGTATTCGTCAACCTCGACTGCATCGAGCGTGAACATTATACCGACGTTTGTGCTTGATCAGTCTGCACTAAAAGGGGGGGTTGTTCGGTGCGATGCGGCAAAGCCTCTCGGTGCTGCGAGCTCAACTCCCGCTACGGGCGGCAGTGCCCCGAATGAATCTGCGGTTGCTCAGATTCCGGCGGCAACGGGGCTTTCTTCGGGCGGCCAGTATTCCGTAATGCTGTGGGTCAGTGTCTTTGGCACGACACCCTCGACGTCCGGTCTGTCGACTCTGAATATTCTCGATATCACGTCTGCCAGTAAGACGCTGCTCTACATCGGCATCAAGCCTCTGAACGGTACACTTGTGATTCGCCAGAGCACGACGGACCCGAACGACGGCATGGCCACTAGATATGTTGCGAACCAGACTGCCGGCAGCCCCGTGGTTGGCAGCGACAAGTGCGATATCCTCAATGGCATTGAGTACCAGCGCTGGGTGCTTCTTGGTGTTGTTGCCAATGGCCGCACCCTCGATGTCTACGTCGACGGAAAGCTCAGCAGATCCTGTGTATATCTTGCTCTGAATGACCTGGGTGTAAGCAATGGAAAGGGAACCATCACGGTCGGCAGACAGAATGCGACCTCTGGAACGATCAATGGTGTCTTCTCTACCACGGACTACTACAACTACGCACTGACCCCCGATTCGATCTGGGCCATATATCAAGCGGGTCCCTCAACATCTTCGGCTAGCATTTTTGGCAATCTCTTTACCACGAACATCGATTTGAGCATGGGGTATGCAAGCTCGTAGAGATAGGAGTTACTAAGGGGACAACCGTTTTAACAACCATAGAATTTGATACGCACATGTAGAATGGACGTATCAACATCTGATATTTTCCCACAAATAATCTACGGCATCGTCACCGTGGCCATCATATACATTATCTATATGGGTGTCGAGGTTCTTTGGAGAACATATCTTGCCTTCACTGGGTCACGTGTAGTAGTATATCCCGTAACGGGGCAGAACGCCGTAACCTTTCCACAGGATATCACCACGAGCCAGTCGAATGTGAAGTACCTCCCTGTATCCCAGAATCAGGTAACCGGCATTGAATTCTCGTATTCCACCTTCCTCTACGTGCAGGACACCACCTTCCCCACTACGACAGGCACACCTGGATGGCACACGGCGTTTTACAAGGGATATGCTTCCGGTCCCTTTCCCCTCTGTGGACCCGCCGTATTCATAGGAAGTGACGAGGAGGGTAATGCAGTTCTACGTGTCATCATGAACTCGTATGCAAGCTGGTACAACAAGAGCGATATCAAGCAAATCCCTATCAACAAGTGGTTCCATCTTGCAATCGTCTTATCGGCCAACAATACTCTGAATGTATACATCAACGGCAACCTGGCGAACAAGCTAGTGCTCGAGGGCACGATTGCCTATCAGAACTACCAGCCGCTCAATCTTCTGCCCAACTATTCCACTCCTGCTGCGAAGGCATCAGACTTTGATAACTCGGGTGGTTCGCAGCCCCTCAGAGGAATTCCTCCAGGCGAGAACTTCATTATCCTGGGGCCGATGAAGGGCTATATCAGTAATGTAATCTATTACAGCTATGCAATCGGTTACGCCGAGATCCTGGCTCTCATGGACATGGGTCCGTCGAAGCAGATGGATACATCTAATATGGTCACGCCCCCCTATCTGATCGACACGTGGTGGACACAGCAGAAGACATAGAAGACATAAAGGTATATCATATAATCAGCTGTAAAGAAGAATGCCTGGCGGAGGTCTATTAGCGCTCATCGCATATGGTACACAAAATGTGATCTTATCTGGAAATCCAGATATGACCTATTTTTACAAGACCTTTAAAAAATACACGCACTTTTCAACGGAAACCATCACAAAGGCATTTGAGGGTCCTACCATTTATCCCTATGATAGGACTGTTCAGGTGACGACGCAGGTGGATCGTAAGGGAGATCTTGTGAATGACATGTTCATTTCCTTTTCACTGCCGGCCATCTATAGCAAACATCTCAGCACATCGGGGGAAAATATCGACCAGGACCCGGGCCAAGGGACTGTCTATGAGAGTGAATTCCAGTGGGTTAGGGCGGTCGGCGCAGCGGCCATTGATACAGTATATGTGACAATCGGTCCGAACAAGGTGCAGGAATTTACTGGCGAGTATCTCATGGCCCGTGCTATGCTCGATCTTCCGAAGGATGCCTATGAGAAGTGGCAGCGCCTGGTTGGCGACGTCCCTGAGCTAATGGATCCTGCGAAAGGCATCTATGGAAATCCGGCCGTCATCCCTCCGCAATACCCCACTGTCTTTCCTGATACGACCACATCGACCCAGACGAACAACCCCTCCATTCCTGCAACAACGGTCTACGTCCCCATTCCCTTCTGGTTTACGGAGGAGGGTCAGGCCCTCCCTCTTGTCGGCCTGCAAGTATACCCTGTAACAATCACCGTAATCTTCCGCCCCGCAAGAGAGTTGTATACCACCCTCGATGCAAAAGGCTTTCGTATGGCTCCTGGATATTCGGTGGATCCTGCCAGCGTACAAGCCAGTCCGAACAAGCCAGTCTATAACAATATATCGGATGGACCGGTCCAGATCCGCCAGTTCTTGACGGACATTAACACGAACCCCGATGAACTGAATCGCTGGGCCTTCAACCCCATGTTGCACACCACCTATGTCTTCTTACCTGAACAGGAGCAGAAACTCTTTGCTACGACTCCTCTGATGTATGTGATTCGTGAAGTAACACGGGTTTCGTTTAATGAGATTGTGTCAAATACTCTGCTCGACCTATATATACATAACCCTATTACACGTCTCATTCTTCTTCCCAGGCGTTCTGACAGTATCTATTACAGAAATCGGGCTGACAATTTCACGAACTGGTGGGATTGGCCGAATCGCCCGAAGCAGGGTACCATGGGACCGGCGGGTCCTATCCCCTATTCCTCAGGTGTTAGTATTCCAGCAGGTCAAGCGGATATCTTGCAATACTTAGGAGTCCTTTCAGACGGAAATCCCATCCAGGATATTAAGGAGACGCAGTTCTTTACTGATATTACACCTTACCGATATTTATCGGGTGGGGCAAATCGCAGAATACCCATTTATACATTTGAACTGCATAGTCCGACTCCGCAGCCGGCGGGTTCGATTAATTCCAGTCGCATTAATCGCTTCCAGCTCGATGTGCGTGTGCATCCTCTTCCTGTCAATCCGACCTATATTTACACGATGGATGTCTATGTGGAGAATCTGAACTTCTTCCTCGTAGAGTCTGGCATGGGCAGCAAGAAGTATGCCACGTAATAGCGGCTGCGAAATTATAGATATGAATTCTAGATGGAGTATATCCCTGGATATCTGACTCTTAAAAGTTACCTACAGCCGGTTAAAGATAAGTATGACCTATTTGCGGAATCTGCTGCTGTGAATAACATAGCGAATTCAATAAAAGATATAAACATATCAAATCCAGACTCAATTCTAAAGCCTATTAATACTAGCTTAGATGCTGGTATGAATTGGGTAGAGGCGAATCCTGTAGCATCAGGTATTCTATCGTATTTTTCATTCTCTACTCCGTCAAAGCCCTATCTCGATGAAACAAAGATTCCCACGTGGAGTTCTCTTCTCGGATACGCACCACCCCAACTAGTAAAGCAGAATGGTATTATATATATCTCGGTACAGTCGTCGTCGAATGTGAATCCTGTTCTTACAAAAGTCGACAATTATATTGAGGTGAATTCTAATTACTGGAATTACGTGCAGCTGAGTTCAAATATTGTTAATTTCAACCCAAATACCGATGCAAATAAAACATACTTTTATGACACAATCGTAAACTTTAATAATACTCTATACCAATGTAAAAATAAGAACGCCCAGTGTAAGACAGAATTTACAAATTCGAATGAATGGAATAATCTGTCATCGTCTATTTTGCGTATACCGCAGCAATCATCCAATACATATATTGCTGCAGTACAGAGAACATATGCGAAGGTTGTAAGGGATTTTACAATTGAAGATATTCCGCAGGAGACGTTTTATCAGAAATGTAAGCGTATTTTTAATATTCAATGGCCTTATATATTTGGTGCGTTGGTATATATTGTGGCGATTATCCTTGCCGCATACTCGGCAAATGACCTCTTACACAAACCACCGGCCTTTCGTATTTTGGCATTTGTATATACTTTGTATTTCTTAGTTACATTTGCATCAATGCCATTTACAAGATCGAACATTTTAGGGACCAATGGGATATTTGGGCTTATTATAATTGGCTATTATTTGTATAGATGTCTTATAGGCCCGTATTTCTATCCTGAGTCTGTCTTTCCGCCGCTTCTAAAAGCTATTTTACCCCTGCGAGAGGATCCGAACTACAATGAGTTATCGTTTTTTCCAACTCTCTACACATACCCCGCATCGGCGGAAATGAGAGACTTCATTCGTTCTTCTACGGAGGCATTCAATTATGATAGATTGGTGTCACATGGTGATATACCGAAATTGTTACGTGAGGCATTGCATCTTACGGATACCACGGACGATATAGGAACTCTTGTTATGGAAGATGCGTCGATTGATGAGACGACGGCGGAGGTTAGAAGAGCGGCACGACGCGATAAGGCAGTTGCGGAAACTGTGCGAAGTGTTGGACCGCCTCCTGTTGCTAGTTCCACGCCGCCTAGTTCCACGTCGCCTTCTCCAGATCCTGCTGCCGCTGCTGCCGCCGCCGCTGCTGCTGCAGCTGCCGCCCATGCCGCCCATGCTGCTGCTACGGCTTCTGCATCTGCGAATGCATCTGATTCTCAAGAAGAAGGGTCTAAGAAATAGAACTATACAAGAACAGATGTCCCATCCTTTTGTTTCTGTCCTCACCCCTACCTATAATAGACGCAGGTTTCTTCCGTCTCTTATAGAGTGTTATCTGTCCCAAGAATACCCAAAGCAATATATGGAGTGGATCATCCTCGATGATGGAGAGGACTGTGTAAAAGATGTATTCGATGGGTGTGCTATCCCCAATCTTCGCTATATCCGCATGAACGAGAAGCTGCTCATTGGGGCAAAGCGGAATATCTTGAATAAGGAGGCCAAGGGGTCCATTCTCGTTGCCATGGACGATGATGATTTCTATACGCCGAAGCGGGTCAGCCATGTCGTAAAGAAGTTCATACAGAATCCAGGGATTCAGGTTGCTGGATCTAGCGAGATCTACCTTTATTACACGGATATTAAGAAAATCTACAAGTTCGGCCCCTATGATAAGAATCACGCTACGAATGGCACGATGGCCTGGAGAAAGGAGTATGCTAATACGCATACGTATGATGAGACGGTGGCATTTGCAGAAGAGAAATCTTTCTTGGCTTCTTATACAACACCCTTGATCCAACTTGATCCGCTACAGGTAATGCTTGTAATAAGCCACAGTGATAATACATTCAATAAGAAGAAGTTGCGAGAACAGACGAACCCGTTTGTCAAACTGACCCTGTTTAAATTATCGCAATTCATTAAGTCACCCACATTGCGGGCATTCTTTGAATCAGCCTAAAAACGTATATGCAGTGTACAATAAAAGGAATGGGGCCCGTAGATATGCTATATAGTAATATATTGGTTATGAATCAAATACATAAATACTCGTTGTCTTGTTCTAGCGAAGCGACTGTATCTTCGCCTGCGACCAGTCGTTCCATACCGCTCGTCGATATACCGCTCCTCCCTCATCAGATCATCTCCTTACAGAAGATGCGCCTCATAGAAGAATCTCGGAACAAGGGAATATGGGTGAACGATGAACAGCTCGTTTCCTCGTACGGGATCCTCGGCGACCCTTCAGGTACGGGGAAAACAGCCACGATGCTGGGTCATATCGGCCAGATGACAGAACATCCCTTTGGAATCCATACAGTCTGTACACTCAGCCGTGATAGTTTACCGAGTCTATACAGTGTTACACAGAGGCTCTACGAAGATACCTTCAATACTCTTATCGTTGTCCCCTATTTTCTTCTTTTGCATTGGCAGGGGGAGATAGAGAAAACTCGCTTTACGCTTCATACGATCAAATCGCAGAGGGATATTGATTCCACCGAATGTATTCGTCGAATAAGTGAATGCCATATTACTCTCATTAGCAATACGCTGCTCCAGTGCCTTACAGCACGTCTAAAACATACGATGCCCAATTATTTGTGGGAACGTGTTGTCTATGACGAGGCCGATATGATTCGTATACCCGCTGCATGTCCATTTATAAGGTGCAAAATGTCATGGCTTATTTCGGCCAGATATAAGAATCTTACGCATGCGAATCAGCAAATCCATTCCTATATACTGCAAAAACTTTCCCCAGACTTTCTCCAGAGCCTCGAAGAACCGCTAAAAAAACTTCTTACAGTATATACACAAGAACATCCCCACCTAGTTGTCTATAAGACAGTATCGCATACGTACTTTCAGAGTATTCTCAGGACGACGCATCCTGCTCGTGGATACTTTGTCGTGACAACCGAAGAGGAATTCCTTCAACAGTCCATGCAACTTCCATCTGTGGTGCGGAAGCATATATCATGTTCATCGAAGATGCCCTATATTCATGCAAATACACGGAACCTCATGGAAGAGGGGAAGATAGAGGAAGCCGTCTTGAGTATTTCTCCACGCACTATGAACAGGGATGCATTTCTAACATCTCTTACGTGCCCGTTTAAGAAAGAACGTTTTCTTGCGAGTTCTGGCTGCACCATATGCTTCGACGCGGCCGAAGTCCCTTGCATTTCACCCTGTTGCACCCATCTCTTCTGCGGAAGCTGTATGCTGAGGTGGCTCGATACAAATGCCGTCTGCCCTATCTGCAGGGCCGACTTTCCGCCTTCTTCTCTGATAAAACTCCAGGATCAAGACCCTCCATTCCTTGATAAGATGGGCACTCTTCTCTCGGTTCTACGGGATATCCAGGGGCAAATTATAGTAGCAAGTCAAAAGCCACGGGAAGTGTATGATAGGATACGCTTAGATATCCCCACTCTTGCAGTAGATTTGTTACAGGGGCAGCTCATGAATAAGAAGGCTGCCTTTGAAAGGAAGGAAATAACTGTCTTAGTTATCGCTGATGATACCGTAGGTGTAACATTTCCTAGTGCTACACATATGATACGTATGACATCATTGGGGAAAGAGGGACGCTGTCAAACCATAGGACGGAAGGAGCCTCTCACAATTCTACGCCTATCAAGTAGGCTCTAATGCATGATTATATGGGCATAAGTCGCATATTATCCGTCTTCTTTTTCTTATCTTGTTTCTTACCCCCCGTCCCCATTGCCGTCTCCACATTTGCTTCCAGCATCAGTGCATAAGGCGACAGACGAATCGGTATTTTCTTTGAATCTGACAGTTCACAGAGAACTTTCCACACATTGAAGAGGGCCGATTGTTTGGTCAGAACAGGTGTATAGCGAATGGCATCGATGGACGGTTCCTCGCCACTGTAGGGCGCATACTTGGAAAGAAAGAGATTCATCGTATTTATTTTTACATCCTGGCTGAGAGATAAGAGACGCCATGTTTGGTAGAAGAAGGCCCAGTAATCAGCATAGTCAGACTCCTGAATGCAGCGACACATCTTCATATAAATATTCCAGGCCTCTCTCGTATCCCCTTTTACAGCATGGAGGCGATCTGGAATATTCTCTGCGATAACAAGTCCTGCAAGGTTACTGTCATTGTTCTCCATTTCGAGTGTTAGAAAGGGGTCAATTTCATTGTAGAGACACCACTTCGCAAGGGGTACCACGCCCTCGGGGATATTCGTATATTCTTCTTCTTGTACGTAGCCTGCATACTCTCCTCGGAGAAGGGGACGGAGATCGCCGAGGCCCGACTGCTTCCAGCGTTCGGGCACAGAGGTTCCCAGGAGTGTCTGCACATGTTCTTCTTCTGCACAGTCGACCTTGAAGGTGAGACAGTAACGGGAGATGGCCTGCAGGACACGTTGCTGGATGGTGTTGCTGATAAAAATACAGGGGACACCAGGGGTTTCGGGCACCCATTCACGTAAATAGGCGAGGAGGCTCTGCAGACCCCCTTTTTCACCGCTACTGAGGCCGTCGATCTCATCGAGAATAACGCCGAGTCCTCCCTGCTTGCCCGTTTCCATCATATTGATAACACCTCCTCGCTGGAGAAGAGGGAGAATGACCTTGCGAAAACAGGCCCCACTTCTTGTGTGAGAGGCATTGAATTCACGAATGCGAAGGTTCATTATTTCCATGACACGATATGCAAGGGTGGTTTTTCCGACTCCAGGGGGGCCGACGAGAAAGACGGCGGGAGTTGTACGTTTCTTAAACCAATCAAGGATCTTGGATTCGATGGTTGGATGAAGAGAAATCGTCTTGGATTTCATGCTATATGTAGTATAACTCAGTTCTTATGCCCTTCTTACATGCCCTCGTGCATTCTTACATGGAAGGAGCTCTGCCAATATTAGCAGCCTTGCATATTCCATCAGCTTCTACGACACCTTCCCAGCGCACATACTTTGTGTGGGCACTGTTCGGAGCCTGTAAAATGGTGCAGATTGTGCCGGCAGGCTGCTTTGCAGGGAATAGAAGAGAGCCTTCTCCATATAGGGAATTTGTATCGACGCAATTGCCTCTTGCATCAATTGTCATAAAGTCGGGGCATGCGTTTATGATCGGGGGCCAGAAGGTTGGCGTGGGGCCAGGGGTTGTACCTCCGCATTGGCCGGATGCACTTACGGCAGAAGGGCCTGAAGCTGCAGCTGCCTGTGCTGCTACGGCACCAGGTGTGCCTTTGAGCTGGCCGTTTACGAACCATCTCTTTCCGAAGAAAACGAACATCAGAACCAGCAGAACCAGAATAATCATAGCAGCCATCGGCTTGTTCAGTTCGTAGGCGTACTTAATCATGTAGAGCCCGATACTTGCACTTATAATCGTGTAGGCAAGAAAGTAATAGGAGAGCGTTGTTGTACCCCAGGTAAATGTTGGCAACGCCATCTTTCTAGAATATACATACATAAAGAATATCATATTCTTTGTGAACGTAGTTCGTTGAACGGTGTTCGTTAGAGACCAGATGCGAAAGGATACCACGGATGCTGACGCATTATGCTTAAGCGAGGCAGTTGGCCGTGTCGCCAGCATCGCTGGCAACCTCGAGGTAGCCCACGCCGAAGGAGGGGCCAATGACGCTGCCGCCACTGACACCAGGGTTGGCAGCGGCACCCATGAGCTGAACCTTACGGAACACACGGGCCGAGCTGATTACTGTCTTACCCATGTCCTTCAGGGAGTTGCCAGCCAGCAGGTTGGTCGACAGAGCACCCTCCGTACCCCAGGAGAAGGTGGCGAACGAGCCAGGAAGGTAGGCACCGCCCGAGCCCGTGCCAGGCGTGTAGGTCAGGAAGTTAGCGGCAGCCACATTCGCAACCACTCTCAGGTAGGCTCTATCTTGCTTGAAGCCAGCAGCGACGGGACCAACAGACGACATTTGTTATACCTCTTCCTTAGAAAAAAATTCTGCGAAGTGCCGTTAGATGGTAGAGGCGGACTTGCAAAGAGGAAATGGTCGTATCAACCTTTCACACCCTTCGTATGCAAATTCCTTAGGCGATGGTCGTAAGTCAGGATCCTTTCCCGGGTTCGGATATCAACAGAGCGTCGAACAGAACTTCCAGGCCGATATGTTGCGTGGAACCTGGGAACAGGGGCCTCTCTCAGACGCATTTTTCTCCCAGCAGAACGTTGCTGCCGTACAGGCCGCCATTCGCCGGTATGTGTTCGACAAAAGCCAGCCGAAGGGCTACGTGATCGATGACCAGTCGGTCGACGAATTGAAGATTATTATGCGGGCGATGTATTACCAGTACGCAAAAAATCACCCGAAGGATATTCCCGGGCAAGTCAATGAATTAAACCAGCTCGTAGTGAACTGGTCTGGACCGCACATCCTCTCCGCCGTAGACCATTACATATATTACCTAAAGGACATTGATACCCTGCCGGTTCCTATGTCGCACCCCGTGCATTTAAGCAGTGCCGGTAGTCGCACCCTTTCTATGACCCAGCCGTTCCTCTAAGATTCCAGTGGCTTCCAGTCGCTTCCAGACGTTACTCTCAACGCTTCGCCTTCGTCTTCGAGACAACTGCCTTCTTAGCCGTAGGAATGCTGATCCGATTCTTCAACATCGTTGCCCATCCTGCCTCAAAGTCATCCAAGTCCTTGAGCCAGAGTGCCGATGCCGTAGTATTTTCCAGAGCCTCCACCGCCCCCTTCGCCTTTGCCACCGACTCCTCCGCCTCCACAATAGCATTCGCCTTCACACGATCCATGCGGAGTCGGAGCAAATAGTCGTAGCCATCCACCGAGTCCGCCGAACCCGATAGTGCCGGTAGAGAATGGGACTTCAGGGCGGCAACCAACTGCTCGTCCGTTGCACGCCGTAGTTCCAGACTACCCTCCAGTACGGCTCGGATGAACCGTGCTTTTGCATCAGCCTCCACCGCCTCTGCCCGTAGACGCTCCATCTCCTTCAGCCGTCTCGTCTCATACGCCTTCAGCCTCGGGCCGTAGAACGCATCCGCAATCTCACCGGGCGAGGAGTACTTCACGATCTTCATGTCATTGTCGAAGGCAACCATGTTACTCGTACGCCATGTGTTCGTCAGACGGAACCGCTTCTCGAACTCCTGCGGGTGCGCCTTGCAGTCCTCATAGTAGTCCTCCGATAGGAAGAGGACAAAGCGAACCTCCTCATCCGTATACAAGTCATCAAACGACTTGAGTACGGGCTGGCCATCGTCGCCAAAGGCAAGGGCCATCTCCTCCTTGGTCGCTGCCGTACAGAAGCTGTCAAGGAGTGTCTTGTAGTCCTTGGTCCATGAGCCAACTGGCAGCTCCGTAATGGTGATTGACTTCGTTGCGTCGTCGAAGGTATACACGCCCTTCGTAATCCAGTTGCCCTCGCCATCCCCAGGGATGACAGCGCCCTTGAACCCATACCACCACGGCTTCAGAGATGCACGAGCGAAGCTAGTCATCTTCCCAGTCAGGCGATTGCGCAGTAGGCCAACCAGGTCAGCAGGATTGTACTGCGGGATGTTCGTGCTGAAGCCAGTACCAATGCCCACGCAGCCATTCACGAGAAGCATGGGAATGATGGGATAGTAGTGGTCCGGCTCGACGGAAGTGCCGTCGTCGTCGAGATAGTTGAGAATGCCCATATCCTCCTTGCGAAAGATGAGATCGGTGATCTTCTCGAGGAAGGTGAAGATATACCTCGCCGAGGCACTGTCCTCGCCACCCATGAGTCGAGACCCGAACTGACCCTGTGGCACAAGCAGATTCAGATTGTTACTGCCTACGAAGTTCTGGGCCATGCCCACAATGGTTGCACACAGGGATGCCTCGCCGTGGTGATAGGCGGCGTGCTCCGAAACGTAGCCGGCCAGCTGGGCCACCTTGACCTCAGAGCGCAGACCACGCTTGAAGCAGCCAAAGAGAATCTTTCGCTGCGACGGCTTCAGTCCGTCAATGACATTCGGCAGGGATCGCAGATTGTCGGCATTGCTGAAGTGGATCAGCTCATCGTTGATGAAGCGAGTATAGGTCACCCGCCCTCCTGCACCAATGTCGAGGATCCGCTTGGGGTTGTAGCCGCTGAGCCAGACCTTGCGGTCATCGGACCGCTTCTTGTGAAAGGCGAGGGAGATGGACTCATCGCTCACACCGTCCCAGTCATAGTAAATCTCGGCCAGGCGCTCAAACCACTCACGAGCCTCCTCCTTCGTGCTCGTACCCAACCCCTTGTAATACTTGATGGTCCAACCCGCAGTTGAACCAAGACGCTCCTTCCATGCGTCGAACTCGCCGTTGCTGTAGAAGGAGATAGACTCCGAGCGACGAGACGCCTTCAGCAAGGGAGTTGCTAGCGAACACAGGAAGCCGAGCTGCAGGAGCTCGGGCCACTCCGTGTGAAACAGGTTCATCAGCAGACCCTTGATGTGCGACCCGTCATGATCCTGATCCGCCATGATCATCACACGCCCGTAGCGCAGATCCTTCTTATCCTTGTATTTCGAGCCCTGGCGAAGACCAAGGATGGCCTTGATTGCCGTCAGCTCCTCGTTCTTGTTGAACTTCTCCTGGGAGATGTCCTTCACATTCAGCAGCTTACCACGAAGAGGAAACACACCGAACCGCTCACGACCCACGACGCTGAGGCCGCAAATCGCCGACGTGGCAGCTGAATCTCCCTCGGTCAGAATGAGTGTGCAATCAGGGCTCTTGGCCGTGCCGGCCCACAGTGCATCGACCAGCTTGGGTAGACCACGCAGGGTCTTCTTCTTCGACCCATCGGTGCGCTTAGCATCCTTGGCACTCTTAGCCTCGAGGGCCGACTGCGCCTCCTCCAGCAGACCAATCTTCATGAGCCCGTCCGAAAGCTTCTCGTGCTTGAACACGCTGCCGAACTTGGCAGCAGGAGTCGTCAGAGTCTCCTTGGTCTGGCTATCGAACGACGGGTTCACGATTGTCGCATTGACGAAGAAGACAACTGCGTCACGAATCTGACCCACTTTGACAGGGACCTTCTTCTTTGCAGCGGCCTCGCAGAAATCGCCCAGTACGTTTCGCACCACCGTGTCGACGTGCTTACCGCCCTTCTTGGTATTGATCCCGTTGACGAAGCTGACCGAGCGAGAGCCGTCGTCCGTGCCGGTCTCGTCGTCGTACAGGCAGCGAGTCAGGACGGCGGCGACCTCCCAGCGAGGCCCGCACGCCTCATATACCAGGCTTGCAGAGCCCTCGCGGAGAAACAACTTGATGAACTTCTCAAAGGTGTTCGAGGCAATGGCGGAACCATTCCACGTCACTTTAACATCCTTTCCGCACAGCGCCGCCAGCTCGTACGTACGTGTCTTCAGAACATTGAGCATGGTGTCCTTGTCGAAACCGAGGAAGCGAGTGAGATCGGGCGTGTAGGTGATGCGGACGAACCCCTTGCCCTTATCCTTCTTGATGCTGGGCTTCCCGCACTTGGACATGTGGTCGGTCCAGACTTGGGTGTACTTCTGAATGTCGCCCTCTGACCCCGAGGAAGAACGGACCTCCACCTTGAACTCGTGGGAGAACACATTCACCAGCTTTGCACCATAGCCATTCTTACCACCGACAATCTTCTCCTCGGCCTTGTCGTAGTTCCCGCTCGTAAGAAGGTGTCCAAAGATAAGCTCAGGGACCCAGACTTGCTTCTCGGCGTGCTTCTCAATAGGAATCCCGCTACCGTCATTCTCCACGGTGATGACAAGGCCCGACGGCTCATCGGCAACCGTGATGGCAATCTGCTTAATGGGAGTGGCAGAGCCGATAGAACGGATGCGAGCATCACGGGCATTGACGAGGAGCTCATCGAACAGCTTGTAGAAACCAGGATTGAAGGCAATCTTGCGATGCACCATCTTTCCCTCGGCGTCGAGGATCCAGCGCCACTCCTCGTGCGTCTCCACTGAGCCCACATAGGTATCAGGGAGCTCGAGGATGTGCTCACGGTGGCTAAACTGCTTGTATGCTACAGGGGCTGACATTTTCGGACTGGGCAAGGGGGGAGCCTTGCGCATCAACTTTTATTTGGCCTGCAGGAATCCAGTTCAAAAAATTGACATCGAGGGCCTCCCTGCAAACAAGTCACAGGATGAAAAGCATAACGCCGCATTCTCTGCGTATGCGACCCTGCGTATGCGAATATTGTGGGCAGACCGATACGAAGACGGTACAGGTGCGGCGATACCTCTTTGGCATCTTGACATGCGACGAGCATTATGTCTGTGGACTGAGGGACTGTAATGCATATATGCACAAGCATTCGCTCGTTCGTCTGAGCGATGCTATGGCACTGCCTGGCCTTGGAGAGATGCTACGGATGATTATTGATAAGAATTCTATGTTTCCAGTTGTACGGTCAAATGGAAAGATCGAAGTTGGTTGGCGGGTCTATGATCCCGTGTTTGTGTGTTTGCAAAGGAATCGTGGAGAATGGTACATTCCCTGTATAAATGCTGCAATGATTCTGAAGCCGGTCAAGATTAAGAACTTTCTCTCTACCGAGTTCCCTCCTGAGTTTCCAGCTGCGGTTGAAAAGGGTCTCGCTGTACTTAATGCTGGTGTATATGCAAAGTATCGGGATGAGCCGGCCGATGCAATTGACAGCCCCTGTGAAACGGTTTTGCCGAATGCAGATGCAAATGCGAATGCAGATGCAGATGCGAATGCAGATGCAAATGCACTAAGTTAAAAGGGCATACCCGCATACGTCTGCGTCATATTCATTACGCCATTGTCCTGCAGTGTAATCGTCGTAACCTTCTTCTCAGTGTCCCTATCGACCTTGTCCGTCTTGTTGGGAATCATGGCCATACTTATATCAATATGGATATGGATCACATTTGACTCAGCATCGTTATAGGCCCAGTTGACCGTGTTGCTCACAGGCGTATATTTTATTGAGCCCGCATTGATCATGGCAATCCACCACGACACAGGCTGGTTCTTGAAAATAATCTGGTTCGTGGGATTCGGCAGATCGTAGCCAGCGGCGTCCTTAGCAGGAACACGGTCAGCAGGGTAGTTTACTGCGGAAAGCATTGATACATCGGTAGCGGATGTATCGGCGACGAGACCCTTGAGCGTGTAGAAGGTATCGGTGGCCTGTGCAGTGGAAGGGCTGGCAGCATACGTAATGGATGCCATTTCTAAAGTCTAGCTTTTATATTTCTTTAAACTAAGTAAATGGTCGAGAGGTCAACAGACAGAAGGTCAAAGACAGCTAAACGTAAGCAAAAGGGTGGCTACTATTTTTCAGTCTATCATGGTATCACGAATGCCGGCCTCCTTCTCCCTCTCGCCTTCCGCCAAGGCCACAGTCTTTTAAATACAAAACGGAGAACTAGAAAATACAATCGCGGTCGTTCGCTTAAACACAGAAAGACTCCGGGCTATAGATGAGTACAGCCAAGACCAATTCCAACGGAAATCTGTTCGAAATCAGAACCGTGCAATCTGGCTCTTTTCGCACACTTGTGGAAGCTCTGAAGGAGATTCTTACCGAGGCAAATCTTGAGATCGACTCGAACGGCATCAAGGTCATGTCCGTCGACGAGACTCACACCGTCCTCGTCTACCTGCGTCTATTTCATGACCGCTTCGAGAACTACTTCTGCCCTGCAAAGCACATTCTCGGAGTGAACATGATCTATTTTTTCAAGCTCATCAAGACTATGGGGAACAACGATTCCCTGACTCTCTATCTACCTGCGTCCAATCCCAACAAGCTGGGTATTCGCATGGAGAACGCCGAGAAGTCGACGGTCACGAACTACTTCCTCAAACTCTTTGACACGAACATTGACGAGATTCAGATCCCCAACCTGAACTTCAGCAACATTATCCACATGCCGTCGGTCGATCTGCAGAAGATCTGCCGCGACATGAACACTCTGGGCGAGAAGCTGGACGTAGAGATTACTTCGGCCGGTACTGACCTAGTTTTCAGGTGCGAGGGCGACTTCGCTGAGCAGGAGACTATCATGTCCGAAAACAACAATACGATGAAGGTTCAGAAGTCTGGTTCGGCCAACGAGGTCGTCCAGGGCATTTTCCAGCTGAAGCACCTGGTCCTTTTTACAAAGTGCACGACTCTATGCCCTTCGATACAAATGTTTCTGAAAAACGATTATCCGCTGATACTCGAGTATACTGTAGCTAACCTGGGGTCTGTGAAGCTCGTTCTCGCGCCCATCAAAAACAAGGAAAATCATTAATTTATGACATAAATATGTCATGTGATTTTTCCAAACTCTAAAAAATAAAAAAATACCCAAGTTATGCAAGATTTTACTAGACCAAGATTACCCTCTCCGGTATAAATAAATTCTCCTGCTACTCTATAGAATGGAGTGCAAAGTCGAAACCTGCAAATGTAAAGCCACATATGGATTTACATTTGGAAATCCTGAATATTGTATGAAACATGGTAAAGAAAATGGTGCAAAAACGCAATACGGTGTATGTGTCTGTGGTTCTTCTACCCCCAGATATGCTGCCAAGGATGAGAGAGCATCATCTTGTGCAAAGTGCAAAACAAATGACATGAAAAATGTAAGTGACCGCCATTGTAAGTGTGGAAAGCACCTGCCGAGTTATGGGATGCCTGATGATAAGAGGCCAGAGTATTGTAGTCTTTGTAAGAAGGATGGAATGGTAAATATTAAGAATAAAAAGTGTATGTGTGGAAAGGCAGTTGCCTGTTTTGGAATGAAGGGTGACATTCGTATATGCTGTAAATTATGCAAGAAGGAGGGGATGATTAATTTATCACTCGAATTATGTACATGTGGAAAATCTGCAGCATTTGGATTTAAGGGGGATAAGAAGCCAAGCTATTGTTTTACATGTAAGAAGGAGGGGATGGAGAATATCGTTACTAAGAAATGTCCATGTGGAACAGTTCCAGTCTTTGGAAACCCTGGAGATACCGTGGCAAGTTGCTGCCTGAAATGTAAGAAGGAGGGAATGGTGAATGTTACAGGAGCAAGTTGCAAGTGTGGAAAGTCACAACCGGTATTCGGACTTACCACTGATACTCGACCTACATGCTGTGCATCATGTAAGGCGGATGGCATGGTGGATATCCGAACAAAAAAATGTAAGTGCGGAAAAGCACAGCCCGTCTTTGGTTTACGTACAGATAAGAAGGCAAGCTGCTGCGTATCATGTAAAACTGCAGAAATGGTAAATATAAAAGCTAAAATGTGTAAGTGTGGGCGGGCACAGCCAGTATTTGGACATAAATCTGACAAAAAAGCAACCTGCTGTGTCTCCTGCAAGGAGGAGGGGATGATTGATATTATTTCTCCCAAGTGCTTAGGACTCATCGACTTCCAAGGAAAGGGAAAAATGGATTGTCCCTACGATCACAGAGCAAAGAAAAAATACTCGAATTACTGCACGCTATGCTTTGAAAAAAACTTCCCCGACGATTCGAGAACTGCACTGATTCGTAAGAACTCCTATGAGATAGAAGTAAAGGATTTCCTAGCAGAAAACTATTCAATCTTTATACACAATACGCCACTCTGGACAGGACAGGCCGACTGTACTTGCCGTCGCAGAATTGATTTTCGTACACTCATAGGGAATACTCTTCTCTGTATAGAGGTTGATGAGGATCAGCATAAATATCGCAATACAGAGGATGAAGAATTACGTTACGATGATCTTATGATGCTACATGGTGGTAAATTTATATTCATTCGTTTTAACCCCCACTTATATATAAATTACGAGGGGGAGCGGAAAAATCCAGATATGGCAACAAGACTGCGTTTACTAAAGGAGGAAATTGATACGCAGGTCGAAAGGATTCTTGAAGAAGATAATGATGAGTTATTGGAAGTAATTCACTTATATTATGACGAGTGTTAAAGTAAATACCTATAGCAGAGCCCCATGGATCAAGCCATACAAGTCCTTTCCACGGCAGGAGTTGTATGTGTTGATATTTATCGCAATGTTATGGGATCGATGCTTGTCCTTTTTGTTCCTGCTACCTGCGGAAACCATCCGTGCAACCCCGTCGAGAATCTGATGAATGGGAATACTCTTTATTTGTGTGCGGCTGGATGCAATTTCGCCACCCTCCTCTGCTTTCTCATCCTGATAGGCATAGAGTTCAGAAGAGAAAACTGGCTCAATCATTATTTGATAGTGAATCCAGAGTTGCCCATGAATACTGGCTGCCTTTTAGATAAGTTAACCGACAAGAGAAGAGAAAAGCTACATAACATGATGAAACTATATCAGCGCTGGGTATATATTACTCTCGCAGTCTACATGGCAAACATAGGATTCAGTGCGTATATTATCTTTGTTGACTACATGGATCTGAAAACGCCCGTATCTCTTGTTACAAATACGTTGCTCATTGGGGCCAAGTTGTACGATGTGCACACCATTGCGGGTGCGGATTCCTTTGTATCTGCATATAAGCGGAGTCATGTGCGCTACAACGATGTGAATCCACGGAAGGCACTTGTCCTGGCAGACATTGAGTAAAAAAAGATGGACAGTAAAAAGATGGATAAGGATGTCCCGAAACATCAGAAATACATCGACTTTTACACGAACCACAGTAAAACCGATACGGAATACTGGGGTCTGGGAATAGAAAATGAGACCTATCTTGTGTTGAACGATTTGATTGACGTGCCGAAAGAAACCTATCTAACGTCTCGTGCTCGTGAGAGATACTCCGTAAACTACTGGCTAAATTATAAGGATAAACCTCTCCTCGACGCCCTCTCGTACCTGCCAGATAAGATACTGACACCGAAGTATGTGAACAGCCACTCTTTTACACGGGCCGATATACATGGGGAACATGCGACTCTGTACAGGAAAGTCCCCGTACCGAATCCAAAGTTTACGGGTACAACGGTGGATGCATATCTGAATGAGAAGAGTGCGGTGGTACGTGAGTTGTTCGAGAAGAATATGATCTATGACGGCGACACGTTTGAATTCACCACCTTTGACTTCTATAAGGCATCGGTGCAGAGCACGGTTGCTGAGCTGAACAGAATCAAGGCGACGTATTTACGGGAGGTGAACGAACACCTACCTGAGCTCGGCTCGCTATCCTATCCTACGGTCAATCACGGCTTTGCTATCCATTCTACAAATCCTCGTAACATCGCCACCTGCAATAATTCCACCTATCACATAAATATAACCCTGCCGACAAAGCTCAAAGATGGATCCATAGCCAATGAAAAGGAATTCAAGAACAAGCATGCAAATGCTATTCGTGGAATTCAGTGGATTGAGCCCTTGCTCGTCGCCTTGTATGGAACACCGGATATACTTTCTTGCTTTGACCCTGCCTATGCGGGTGGATCGCAGCGTCTGGCTCTCAGTAGATATATTGGACTGGGCACGTACGAGACGAGCCGAATGGAAAAAGGGAAGCTGATGGATACTACTCCTTCTGCCTATATGAAATATCTCCATGAGAAATCACACTACAATCCTCCGTCGGTAACGGGCTACGATTTCAACTATAATAAATTTACCAAACATGGAATTGAATTCCGAGCACTGGATGCATTTCCCGTTCAATATCTTGAACCGGTAATGAATTTCCTCGTTCTCATCTGTGACTATAGTACGAAGCACGCTATTCCTGATCCTATCCATGAGACTGCATGGACAGAGGCAACGGTTGAAGTGCTGCGCAAAGGATCCGTGGCGATTATCGAACCACCCTATTACAGGGCTATACGGACAATCTTCGGGATGAATACGTGGGCAAGCTTTTGTAGGGATTTCTTTAGTTGCGGAGAAGTTATGCTGCCGTTACCGCTTATGCAGAGTATTTCAGATAGTCTCTGGAAGAAACGGGGAGATGTAAGTGCGAAGTTATCTCCAGGCATGACGCCGCCGCAGTTTGTCGATTACAATGGCGAGGTAAAAAAGACGTTCAGAAAGATGATGGGGATGTTTACGTGAGGGGCTGCTTCCTTAGCAACGTAGCTACTTATAACAATTCTTATAGGGACGACAGGAGGCTCGCTGGGTGAAGCCCATCCTGGAACACTTTGTCTTCTTGCAATACGTCTTGCTGAATCTTCTGGGGAATTTGTACTTGCGAGTTTTACCAGTCATACTACATATGCCATATGTATTAGTAACGAGAATACATGTAACATTCCCTTGCACAAGTATTACCTTATGCAGAATATTGAATGACGACCAGACCAGAACCTCCAGCCCCACCCATAGTGATGAGGCCTCCAGCATATGGCGGCTGATAGGAAGCTGCGCGTCCTCCTTGACCACCATTACCTGTATTTGCTGAACCGCTTACTCCAACGGCGTAACCACCGCCGCTATTTGCTCCGCCATTTCCACCAGCACCATAGACTTGGGCATTTCCTCCATTGTATCCAGAAATCGTGAATGAAATGCCTGTTCCTCCTATTCCAGCAACATTCGTAGTGCCAGCTGTTCCATCTCCTCCCGCACCACCACCGCCTCCACCACTCCCCCCTCCTCCTCCGCCGCCGCCGCCAGTTGTAACTGTGCCTCCAGTACCACCACTCCTATAAATGCCGGCAATTAACCCCTTTCCACCACCTGCCGCTACCGGACCTCCGCCGGCAGAATCGAAACTTGAATCCGTTCCATCCGCTCCATCAGTATGGGTACCAGTACCAGGACCTCCTGATTGTGTACCTTGACCAGTTCCTCCAGCGCCCCCCGCCCCTACAACAATAGAATACGTCGTACCTGCTACTACCGCATACGTACCCGTTGTAGCAAACCCTCCGCCTCCACCACCATTACCTCGCTGGTCATACGCCCCTGCACCGCCACCGCCACCACCCACAATCCAATATGTAATAGGACTTTGAATTGTAGCAGGGGCAGTCCATGTTGATGAACCCGTTGTTGTGAAAGCACTGTAATAGGTAGTATATGTCGGACTGGGTGTCGTATTCGACGAACTTGTATCGGTAGAACAGCATTTCCCTTGACCAAGAACAATCTGGGTATATGTGGTAGAACTTGTATCAGAATAAGTTCCGGGTACCAGCCTTACGTTTCCTGCATGATATGCGGCAAGGGTTTTCGCCCGGTTTAAAATTGTTAGTTGGGAAGAATCACGATTTGTATTCATTTCTATGTAAATACTTTGAAATTAATCTATGAATATGTCGGAATTGCCTAAAACAAGCTTCTTTTGTAGAAGAAAAGATTTCCTTGCTACAAAGTAATGGCCTACGACTACCTAATAAATACGGCATCGGGCCTCTTTTTCATATGTTATATTCCAGAACTATATGCAAACTATAAGAACAAGAATGCCAATTTTTATAACATGCCCGAGAAGATCATTCTCTTACTGGCGAGTAGTTTCGCCTTAGCCTATTCGATTGCAAACGATGATGTATCTCTTATTGCAAACTACGCTCCTATTCTTGGACTCGATATAGTCGCATTTTTAATGAGACTATATTATGTGTGTAAAAATAAGGAGGATACTGCTGACTCAATTGAATCATCTGCTGCCTCACCTGATTCATCAGCAGATGCATCAACAGACTCTCCCGTTTAGATCTTCTTCTCAACATGCGGCATGTACTTGACTTCCGAATGAGGTATCTTTGGGTCGAGAATCGTCAGGCCAGCGGGGCTGCAGAACTTCTCGCAATCCCTATTCCAGATTTGAAGGATATTGAAATCACGGCGAGGGGTTATACGCACACAGGATATCTTATCCTCGGGCGCTAGACATGTGCCGAGTACGGCCGATACAATATATTTCTGCATAATCGGACCTACGTTGTTCCGCTCAATGCGAAGAGAATACGAGCCACCACGAATATTGCGGGCATTCTCCATAAGCGGCGGAATGTCCTCGGGTGTAAAGAAGAACTTGCCACGAGCCCAGTCGAGGGGGGTTAGAGCGGCAAAGACATTTGCCAGATCCTTATATGTATGAATCGTGCAGATACACTTGAACGTGTCCATGTGCCAGCGGGTTTCCTTTGCTGGATGGAAATACAATTTCCATGCACCAGAGGGCAGGGGGGTGTCAAGCGTGGGGTGTGACATGGCGGGACCCCGTAATACTTGTACCCCTCAATCAACTTTTAACTCGGTGTTCCAGCCTCGAAATGGTTTCTTGGCGAACGCAGAGCCGAGTTTGATGGTCATATCTTCGCCCTCAGATGTTAGGGCTGTAAATGTATACGTGTCAATAAGGTCGGTCGAAAGACATATTTTTTGATGCAGGAAATAGAGAATAACGAGCTCATATAGGCTGGGAGGGCTGTCGTACCAGCGAACTGAGTATAAGAAGGAACTCATATCGAAGGTCGTCTTATTTGCAGCTTCAATCTGCGCAGTTACAATGTCGATGCTCTGACTATCTGATGTGGACTGTCCAAAGCTGTAGGTATCGGGCGAATAGGTATCGATGGAGGGGTCAATCGACCAGCGAGAATTCACAATGGTAGGATAGGCATTGCGAGTTGTAAAGGCCCATGATTTCGGCTGATAGGCATCGTAGACAGCCTCGCACAAGAAGACAGCGGAATCCTTTATTGCAGAGAGAGTATTGATTAGGTAGATGGCAACTGCAGCAACTGACATTCTTGTAAAGAATATCTAGAGTAGTTTAGGTCTGGTGCATCGAAAGATCTGGTAAATCTTTGATTAACCAGAGTGCAAGAGATTTGTCCATGTAAGAAGGATACGATTCCGTGCAATTTTCACTAATAATTGCAAGAGGCCTAGGAAAGAGAAAGGGTGCATTGAAAAACGAAATAGGACGCCAGCCTCCGTCGGGAATATCTTTGAATTGCCGATTTACAAAGGTGGTCATTAATACATATTTTGCATTGCTTCTTTTTATATTTTGCAGTGCCTGCACAATAGATTTGTAGGACAAATGCACAAGTAAATCTCTGCAGAAGATTAGCTCAGTGGCAGGAAGTACATCCTTTGTAATATCAAGGTGAAGAAATGTGTGATTGTATTGTTTCTTGTTCTGTTCAATTAATTCGGGTACAATGTCGGCGCCGATATATCTAGGAATGTGCTGCACTATATGCTTGAACCAGTTAAAATCTCCACATGGCACATCAAAGACTGATGTAATGTTATATTTTTTAATAAGCATGATAATGTATTCTCGAATTTGGGCAGTTTGGTATAGGTTAGAGCCGGTACCAGAAATAGATTCTTTTCCGTGCCAACTATTTAATGAGTAAATTTCTGTGAAGGTATTCTGCATATCTTCATAGAAGCTTAGGTACGTCTTTATACAGATAATTATCGGGTGCAAGAGCTGGGGCTCGGGCTTGAGCAAGAGCTGGGACTTGGGCTGGGAGAGGGTCTGCACTTCGGTATAGGCGAGGGGCTCAGATTTTTGGCACAGGTTACGCAACATTGGTTGGCTTGTATATTGTTATAGAAGATCCATGAAACAACCATGAAGATTAGGACGAAGACAGCAGGAACGAAGAGGACGGCAAGACTAATATCTTCGCCAAAGAGGACGCAAAAGATATAATAGAGGCCTGTAAATGCAATGCCGAGGCCGGCGTGGTAGGGGATTATATCCCACTTATCTTGAATTGTATCGAGGAGGAGGATTGCTACAAAAAAGCAGGCGACTATATTGACGGGCCAGCAGGCCATTCTAGTTAATAGGTTTCATTTTACTGCTTGTAGCGGACAAGCTTCTTGGTCTCCTCGCGCCATACGCCGATGGGAGTATCGATGAGATCGCCATCGGAATCCATCTGGTATGCCTGGTTTTCAGCGTCAACATAATATGTAACACCCTTCCACTCGACCTCCTTGTATTCGACTATCTCTTCCTCCTCGGCCTCAGCCTCGTCCTCTACCTCAGCCTCGGCCTCTACCTCAGCCTCCTCTTCTAGCTGTGCGTCGTCCTCTACCTCAACCTCCTCTTCTAGCTGTGCGTCGGCCTCAGCCTCAACCTGCTCTTCTAGCTGTGCGTCGGCCTCAGCCTCAGCCTCAATCTCAGCCTCAACCTCCTCATAAGCCTCAGCCTCGGCCTCTAGCTGTGCGTCGTCCTCAACCTCGGCCTCAGCAGCAACCTCAGGCTCAAGCTCAGCCCGTTCAGAAGGCCGGACAATATTGGATAGAAGCGAGCCAAAATCCGACTCATTTCCTGCGCTCTCACGCCTTGACACAACATCTAAGCCTGCAGGGGTAGGGCGCAAACACTGAGGGAACCAGACGGACGCCCGCTGGGTCTCCAGGAGGCCTGCCACCATTGACTCAAGAGTAGTAATACGATCTAAGAGTGACTTTACCTGAAGCTGCGACTCATCAACGCCCTTCCACAGAACAATATGAAGAGGCGTCGACGAGTTGGGCACGTGCGTGAGATTGACAGATACACCACAGTCTTCCATATCCTTGGACATTTCACTCCAAGGATATGTAGAATCAATTTTTAAGCTGGCCTGGGCGTAAGCCTGGGACATACGTGCAACTCACGCATCAATACCCCTTTTTACACGAATCTGAATACATGCATCTAGAGTGCTTTCCTTGTCTTTCAGCGGCTTGCTACGCTTCAACCGCAGTGCCCCTCCCTGCTCACTCCACGCCTTGAAGCGATCCATCGAGAAACCCTGTGTCAGTGTATTCTGGAGCGACGAGTCGTAGAAGTCAATCGGCTTCGTATCAAGGACTCCCAGGATACTTAGCATGGGCGGCTTGTGGATATCGACACGCAGAGAACCAGTCTGAATGAGCTCCCTGTACTTCTCATATGTGTACACACCTCCAAACTCGACGAGCGACTCACGGGGAGGTGCAGGGTACAGTCGTCCGCCCGTAGAATCCGCCGGCCGGTACATGCGATGAAGAAGGGCCATGCGCTCCCAGCGAACATGCGAATCAAGGTGCTCATTCAGAAGATATGCTAGGCCGCACTGCGGTGTGCAAAAGTTGCCATATACGTAGTAATAGTTGCTCTCCTCTTTGACAGGGAGAAAACAGGGCTCATTTTCAAAGGTGTGGGAACACCAGTAACAGTGCACATCCGTTCTCTTGGGGATAGGGAACGGCTTTCCAGGAGCTGATGTATAACATGCCAGCACTACGGTGCGCTGGAAGAGCTCCTCCTTCTTTTGCGGCGCCGACGTGGAACTAGTAGGAGCCGCAGGAGCCGCCGTGGAACTAGCAGAAGGAGCCGCCGTGGAACCAGGAGCCGCAGCTAACGCCACGTTGGAAGTATCCCCCTCCACCTCGAAATATACGTTCGATGAGTCGTCCTCGTACGGCACCGGCTGGGGTGGCGGCTGAGGATTATACCTCAACGTCGACGTCTCAGTGAAATTCACATTGCTGCTATTGAACGGTAAGTGCACAATCAACGGCTTTCTGGGCTCTGAGAACGACCCCTCAATTCCTTGGGGAGTGACTACGGCAACTACGGTGACCGGCTTTTTCTCCCTCTTGGGCTTTCCTTCCGCACTCTTGCGAGGCGTGCGTTTCGGCTTCTCGTCGGCCATAACTACTCCTTCTAGCACGTCCCCTTTAACCGACTTTATAGTATCCACCTAAACACTCTCAATGACTACCTTCCAATAGCAGCGATGTCGATTATATTAAAAACGGATGAATTCCCGGAAATCCTTCAGTGCATGATAAAAAATCCAGAGTGCATGTCGCACATGCTCTTCGTCGGCCCGCCCGGCTCTGGCAAAACGACTACGGCCCAGAGCTTCGCCATGGCCATTCACGGCAAGCTGGCGAACAGCTTCTCGAGCCTTCTTTTCTTAAACAGCAGCGACGAGCGTTCCCTCGACATGATCCGCAACAAGATCTACCCGTTCGTGGAAAGCCGCATGCAGAGCCTCTTCTTCCAGTCAGACAAAATACCACCGAAGGTAATCATCTTTGACGAGGCAGAGACACTGACTGACCAGGCCCAGTGTGCACTCAGACCCCTCCTACAGCGCCCCACCTCCGAAATAATCATCATCTTCATCTGTAACTCCCTCTCGCACATCCACCCCCAGGTCCTCAATAAGTTCCTCATTGTCCCCTTCGCCCCCACGAAGGTGGATCGTCTCCAGAAGATTGTCAAGTTCCGTGTGCCGATGCTCGACACTCTCTTTCGGCGTGGCGACATCCGCTTTTTTAAGCAATGCTCCTCGCAGAATACCCAGATCACCCGCTTCCTTTTTAACACCCTTCATGTCACAAACGCCGACTCCCTGTATAAACTAATTGCCGAGCCAGGCACTCCTATGAGAGACCGTGTCTCCTGGCTTCTCCTTCTTTTACAGTACGTGATCCCTATTTCAAAACGTGATATGAGTCTCTGGTCGTCTATTACATCTTCGGACAGCCATGCATATATCAACGAGCCGACTGTAAAAAGAATCTTGTTCGATCTTTGGAAGCGTGCAATGACCACTCTTATGCAGGAAACGGCTTGATAAGTTCTGTACAGTGTTTTCGCAGAATGGAGTTCATGAACTTGTATGCCGTATCGATTTGGATAAAGCGCCGTGCCCCTGTGATAATGATGGAACCGGTGTGAAAGGGGCTGATGGTGATCTCCTTGCACTTGCCGATCTCCGTTCCGTCGCCGCTCCCTGAGCAGATAGTGTCGCCGCAGGGACAGACACCCTCTGTTGCACCCTTGGGAGCTGCCTCATTATAGTAGTATTTCGTGTCGCAGCCCTGATAGATGGTCGACTCGAAAGAGCTGAAGAGATTATACTCATTCACAAGAAGCTCATGGAGTTTCTCGCGATTGATGGAGCCGTTGACGCTGTAGTCACTGTTAATGAGCTGGATGCTGTAGCGGTGGGGTTCTGGCTTTCCCTCGAGAATGGGGCTGGAGAACTCGGAGAGAGCCTTGACCAGCCACTCGAAGGTCTCTTTTGCAAAGGCGTCGGTGGGAATACCGGTCATTTGGACTCCGCCGTTTTTGAAGAGCTTGATGTTTACCTCCTTGTAGACGGGCTGGCCTGCGGATACGCCGCACTGGCGGCGAACGACGAGGGTCGATTGGTTGAAGAAGATGTTCTTCGACTTCTTGCGGTTCGTCAGCTCGTCACGGGAACAGGTGCCTATGACGAGCTTGTCGACTGCCTTTGCTCTCGCCTTTGACGTAACGTCCTTGGCAACAGTAAAGATCGGCTTGTATTCAACCTTGAGGAATCCCTCGCCGGGCCACGAAAGAGGAATGGCCTTTTCGTGGAAGATATCGAGGAGCTTTTGGAGAGAAAGAGTGGTGCCTATATGCCCTGTGACAACCATGGTGGATATGCGAAGGGGGCTTATTACGAGATTCGAGGGAAGCATTCTGACTTTAGGTGGCGGTGGTTCCCTTTATCAATTTTTGTGCGAGGGCTTCGTCAATCTCGGCAATATCCTTTTTTACTTCGTCCATGCAGAGGTTAATTGCACGTATATCTCCCTCTTTTAAGGCAGTTATGTCGTTCAGAATCTTCTGGTAATGATCCATGGATTGTTGAAAGAGGGCTTTCAGATCATTCAGATCCTTGGATGACATAGAGGTATAGGGTACATCTATGTCTTCTTCTTTGGCATCTATCTTGATTTCAGTAACGTCCATCTAGACGCAAGAGTACGGAACGTTTAGATTGTTTACTCGCCAGAGAGAGCACTCGCCTGGATTCTTCTGCGCTGGATCTTGCCACTCACGATGTAGATGGAGTTCTCCGTCATAACAATGTAATCATCGCCGACCTTGTAGACCTTCTTAATGAGGCTTGTGAACTCCTCGGCAGACTTTACGAGCATCTTCTCCTTCGTCTCGCTGTCCTCGCCCATGTAGGCCTTGCCGGTCGTAGTGTCGACGAAGTAATCAAGGTGGATCGGCTTGTCCTCGGCAATGGCGAGCTTGCTGGCCTGCAGGAGGGTGGATGCGCTCGGAAGGGAGGGGTTGGGATTTAGTGCTTGCGGGACAGGCGTCGACATTTCTGTCGGAAGGAGGGGTTGGATTTTTTCTTAGTTTTCCGCACTCGCTTGGAACCGCCGAGGTAGAGGCTTTGGGGAGAGCCGGTTGATTTAGTATTTCTAACGACACGTATACGGATACGGGTTCTAGATTTGGGTTTCTTGAGGGTAGCTTTATTTCTGTTGAGCTTATTTGTATTCTTCTGAACTACACTGTTCTTCGTCATACGGTTGTTCCTTGTTTGACTACTGTTCTTGCCGTTTCTCACATTCTTAGCCTTCATTTCATGATTCTTCTCGATTGCATTTTTATTCCTTTGTGTGGTATTTTCAACTACCTCATATTCCTCAAACAGTTCATCATTTACCTTTCGGTTTGCATTTACCTTACCGTTTGCATTTACCTTACCGTTTGAATTTACCCCAGAACCATTTACCTCAGAACCATTTACCCTTTTACTGTTGTTTACGTAATTTGGCATTGGCTGTACGTATATTAGATCGGCAGTGGGGGGATCTTGCGAGGCAGAAGCAGGAGCAAAAGCAGTACCCCTGTCTTGTTCCTGGCTGACACTTGTATCGGGTATATAGGATGTATAGGGCATTTGAGAATAGGAGGATTGTACTGGCTGGTAGGAGGGTTGTACTGGCTGGTATGACTGATAGGGATTGTAGGATTGGTAGGGATTGTAGGACTGATAGGGATTGTATGACTGATAAGGCTGATAAGGTTGATAGGGATGGTAAGCCTCAGCGGGAGCTGCAGCGGTGGAAGCCACTTCAGCATTTTCCTTAGCAGTTGCAGCAGCAGCAGAAGCCTTCACATTAGGTTTTGCGGTTTTTATAGGCGTGGTTCGATTCGCAGCAGCAGCAGGCGACGCAACGCTAGAAGGAGCACTTACAACTGGAGTTTTTACGCTAGGAACAGGCGGAGCAGCAGTTGCAGTTGCAGTTCGAGCAGCAGCAGGCGACGCAAGGCTAGAAGCTGCAGTCATAGGTGCAGGAGCAGGAGGTGCAGGAGGTGCAGGTGCAGGAGGTGCAGGAGGTGCAGGAGGTGCAGGTGCAGGACGGGGAGCCATAGGTGCAGGAGGTGCAGGACGAGGAGGAGAAGCAGTACGTACTATACGAGGGGCTGGCATACGCCGAGGTACAACTACCATTACTTTTACATGAGATCTTTCTTTTGAAAGAGTTTCAAAAGGAGGAGTTCGCAAAGACTATTACATGGGAACAGGGGACGGGCTGACATTGCCAGCAAGAAGAGCTCTGTCGCAGATCAGGTAGTAGAAAAGCATAGCCGTACCGCCAATCAGAGATGTTATTACACCGTTGGCGAGAATGGCCATTGACATCGGGGTTGTCTTTACAGACATGGCAGTTCCGATAACGCTAATCACAGACAGAACAAAGATAAACGCATATACCACGAAAAATATGTAAAAGAAGTTGCAGATTGTGTTGCTAGAGATTTGCTTCATCCAATTAGCTTCCATTCTATCTGTAAAAAATATTTTTACTTGGTAGAATGGTAAGCCGCAGACAGTCCAGAAGCCGCAAGCAGTCAAAGCGTGTAGCTAGTCGTAAGCAGTCAAAGCGTGTAGCTAGTCGTAAGCAGTCCAGAAGCCGTAAGCAGCGTGGTGGTGCTAACGAGTCGCTTGCCCAGGGTGCGGACTTTTCCAAGTTCCACATGCAGCAGCACGGCGGTTCTCGTGCCATGCTGGGTGCCCCGCTCGACTACACTGGTGAGCTCGATGCTGGCCTCCGTGGCGCCGCCAGACTGACGGCCCTCGATGCCTCTTACCAGCAGGCCGCTGCTCATGGTGTCCAGGGTGGCGGTGCTAGACGCAAGTCCAAGAGCAAGAGCCGCAGCCGTAAGTCCAAGAGCAAGAGCCGCAGCCGTAAGTCGAAGAGCAAGAGCAAGAGCCGCAAGTCCAAGAGCAAGAGCAAGAGCCGCAGCCGCAAGAGCAAGTCGAAGAAGCAGCGTGGCGGCTGCGGTGCCCCCGTCGGACAGCCCACGATGCTCCTTGACAACTATGCCAAGGCCGGACTCCCGAGCTTCAAGGCTATCTAAGCATTGTACCCATCCTCCACCTTCGTAGGAACAAACATTGCCCGAAGAGACATCGCATGTCTCTCCAAGTATGTCCTCTCCTCATCCGTAACCTTCACATCAATGTGGGCAACACAGTTCCCAAAGCCCCCCTTCTTATCAGGCATACCCTTCCCAACCACCACCACCTCCTCGTTTCTCTGCGTACCGGCGGGAATGTCAATCTCCAGCCCATCCGGAAATCCAGGGTGCGACATCACCTTCCTCTTACACCCAAGAAGGGTATCAGCAAGGCTCAGTACAAAGCTGCAGCGGATGGTAACCCCATCCCTCTGCACATCGAGCCCCGCCTCATCCGCCGCCGTAAGGCGAATGTGTAAATCCCCAGGCTTCTCGGCATCCTGCGAGTCCGAGCACGCCTCCGCAAAGACGATCGTCTCTCCCAAGGAACTGCCCGGTAGAATTGTAACCGTGAGAACTTTCTGAGAATTGACCACCCCTCTCGACGAGCACGTGCCACACGGATTGCCCTTCATGGTTCCCTCGCCCCGACAAGAACCACATGGACCACGATTCACTGCCATCATCCCGGGACCAAGCTGCATGAGCGTCTCTTTTACACCCGACCCCCTGCAATCACTGCATGTCTTCACAGTGAGGTGACCCTTTCCGTCGCAGCCGGTACAAAAGACTTCACGATCCAAGTCGATGCGGACCTTCTTCCCGTTATAGAAATCAGACAGCCTGAGGGGGAGCTCATGTACCTTGTTGGAACCCTTGGGGCGCTTCATGGGACCGGCCTGTCTAGCCCCAAACATGTTTCCGAACATATCACCCATATTGAACTGCATTCCAGGCATTCCTCCCATCCCTCCCATTCCTCCCATTCCGCCAAATGGATGTCCACCGAATGGATTACCACCGAACGGCTGCTGCGGCTGCTCTTGGGTACTGCCGGTCATCTCATACATTCTTCTCTTCCCATCATCACTCAGAATATCATATGCAGTCTGAATCTGCTTGAACCTCTCCTCATCTCCGCCTTTATCGGGATGAACGACCTTCGCTAAATCGAAATATGCCTTCTTAATCTCCTTCGCAGTGGCTTCCTTGGAAACACCCAGAACTTCATAGAGAGATTGTTCAGGCATACTTGTTGAGTAAATCATAGAATGTTTAGACCGGTCCTGTCATAAACGTTAAGAACCAGGGATCCTTAATGTTTAGATAATCACTCAACTGGAACTAGTTCAGCTTCATAACACCCTGATTGGCTCCGTCGAAGAGGGGAGCCTCGTCGCTGTTCAGGCATATGTATCCCGTGCGGTTGCCAGGAGTAAGACTGGTATCGCTGGCAATCTGTACCTTACGGTAAATGTAGCCATCAATCACAACTGTCTTGCCCATATCGGCAAGCACGGTATTAGCATCGAGCGAGTATGTATCATCCATTGTCAGTGTATTCAGCATATATCCACCATTGTTTTCCACGATCCAGTACGAAAAGGCAGGGACCTGGGCGAATCTAGTGAGAACAGATGTCATTCTATATTTTATCTGGAGAAAAATAAAACGCATCTCGCTTCGCATACCCGACCCCTACTTAATTTAGAACAACACGGTAGAAATGTCCTCCGCCAGTGATGTAACCGTTTTACGCCAAATCGTAGCCCAGTATGCCGTAGATGCGGCGAACATAAATGCCTGGTCTACATCGAATCCCATTCAGACAACGAATACGATGGCAGCAGGGGGCAGTATTTCTGCCGGTGGAGGCCTGAAGCTACCTGCCTCCTATGTCGGCACCGCAACTCTTACAGCTGGTAGCAACACTGTTACTACAGCCGCCTGCACAACGAGCTCCTACATCTTCCTGACGAACAAGACATTTGTGAATCAGGGACTTCTGCGTGCAACTCCTGGGAATGGCTCCTTCGTAATCACCTCGACTTCTAATACGGATGCGTCCCTCGTACAATGGCTCATAATAAACCCGGCCTAAGTACAACAGACCCTTCTTTACCAGATGTCTAATCCCTTGTTTGGACAAGACGCTCTTTTCCAAACAATTCGTGATTCCTACACGAATCTCCCCCATTTCTTTATTACAGGGCCACCAGGTTGCGGGAAATCGACCTTCCTCGAGAAATGCATCACCATGTTCAAAACAGAGGCCCCCTTTCACGTCGAATCCGTGATGTATCTCAGTTCCGAAAAGGACAGGGGTATTCATACAATTCGTGACAAGGTCAATGACTTCTGTAAAAGGGGTCATGCTAAGGAAAACTCGCTCCGATTTATCGTGGTCGATGACACGGATGCTCTTCCGCTCATTAGTCAACAGGCACTTCGTCGTCCTATGGAGACGTATGCTCATTTGACTCGATTCCTTTTTGCTAGCAGAAATACCACGCACATGATCGACCCTCTGCGGAGTCGGTGCTGCGTCATTGAGATTGAGCCCATCAGTGTCGTTGACGTATTCCCTCGCTTCGTCGAACTCTATAGCATTCCTGACGTGGGCCCGAACTCTCCCCTGTTCGACTTCTGCATACGCAATTTCACCACCCTCCATGAGATACAGTGCTTACTCAAGGTCTACAAGTGCTTCGTTCTAGCTGGCTCCTCGCCCACCGAGGCTATTGCGAAGCTGAGCTATCTGATTCCAACCTCGAACGCTCATATCAGACCTCTGATACAGGCACTGTCGAGCAAGAACTATTCGGCCATACGTGAGTCTCTCACTGCCCTGTACTTGAATGGCTATGTGCTCGACGATATTCTTCTCGCTATTGAAAAGGCCGTGTCCATCTTTCCCAGCACCAACCCCGAGTACAGATACTCCATTTTACAGTTTGTTATGTTCGGCTGGATTTCCATTCAGCAGGGGAAAGAACATTGGATGGATGCAATGGATATTCTTGAAAGTTGTACGTAGGCCTTAATCTAAAGAAGCCCAACTATACAGGCTAGTATGAGTACATTCCCACAAGTACTGTTCTACCGCTATGAGAAATACGCCGCCGTCGATAAGCTTCTTATTAGCGACAAGCCAGAGTGCACCTTCCTTGTAACCTCTGATAAGAAATCCCTCGAACTCCTCTATGGCACCACGTACTCCACCCTCGTTACATTCGGCGATACTGAACAAGAATACTGGGCAGATGTGAATTCTGTCATCTGCGATAGAATCCGAACTAGATGGATTCATTACACAGAGATAAAGGACCTGAAAGAGATGTGCCGTGGAATCCAGTACTGCTTCGTCAATAGCCTTCTGCGTGAAAGGCAGTCGACACGTCCCATCTTCTCCGCCTTCACCACCTGTTACAAGTCGATGGAGAAGATTCTCAGGCCCTATCTGTCACTGAAGAAGCAGACCCTGGTTGACTGGGAGTGGGTAGTGCTCGATGATTCTCCAGGGGATGACCATTTCAAGTATCTCATGAAACTCCTCGGCAGTGACTCACGGGTTCGCTTGTATAAGCGCAGCGAGAACAGTGGAAATATTGGTAATGTGAAGAATGAGGCAGCGTCTCTTTGCAGGGGCAAGTATGTACTGGAGCTCGACCACGATGATGAGATCGTGCCCAACCTTTTTACAGTGGTAGCAGATGCTTGGAAGAAGAATCCAGATGTTGGATTTGTCTATACGGACTTCATTAATATCTATGAATCGGGGGAAAACTACTGGTATGGGGATTTCATGGCGCTTGGATATGGGGCCTATTATTGCGAGAAGTACAATGGGGCTTGGCGAAATGTGTATTCTACGCCACAGGTCAATAACATAACGATGCGGCACCTGGTATCTATGCCGAATCACCCTCGTATATGGAGGCGGGATGTACTCTTTGAGCTCGGAAACTTCTCTGAGTTTCTGCCGATTAATGATGACCAGGAGTTGATTCTTCAGACGTGTCTGCGGACGAAGATGATGAAAATACCTATGATGGGATATATTCAGTATATGAATGCTGGCAATAGCAATTTCAGTCTGATACGGAACAGGGATATTAATCGCATCGGCCCCTCCTTTTTGACTCCCCAGTTTTATGCGAAATATAATTTACATGAGGTGATGAAGGGGAAGGGTGCACATGACGATGAGAAGTATATGCATGTGAATGAGCGTATTTGGTTGCGTGATAGCTATACGCCAGCCTACGCAAATGTTTTGCACGAGCTCTATGACTGCCAGATATGTATTGTGTCAAAGGGTGTGTTCATGTCCCGTATCGATGAGCTTCGGGAGCTGGCGAAGAATCCGAGGAACGATTTCTTTCTCATCGATGCTTCAGGCGATTTCAAGGGGCTGTGTGCCTTCTTGGACGAGCAGGGGTTTCAGGCGAAGTGTTATAGTATTAAGGACCTGACGGAGGAGCAGATGCTTCATTACTTTGAGTACATATATGCCTCCTGTATAAAGACGGTGGTAATGAAATAGATAATGCCGGCGGTTTGGCGAGAAATACCTCCTTTAGAACTCGTGGAACGATTTCTAAATGCGTATGCACTCAAGGGACTTACTGATACAAAGTGGTTTACGAAGCGGTCATGCAGCCTTGAACTTATAGAGGAACTGCTACCCGAGGTGCAGCCCTATTATGTGCCGTGTAAGGCGACGGATATGGGTGGACCCGTGAGCTTTCAGCTAGCCTTTCGTGTTCTTCGCCATATGGTGAAGGCACATGGGATCAATTTGTTGTATGTGGAAAAGTCGTGTAGGGGGAAGGAACTCTGGTATCATTTGTCATCATCGGAGGCGAATACGGAGGTGCGATTTGATTAGTAAGAGCTACGCTGGGAGGCCAGTATATGACTAATGGCCAGGTCAGAAGAAAGAAGTTGCGATTCGCTCATCCGCAGAACCCACGCCCACGACGATCTCTCCAGAAGATCCTGGTACGGTACTACGAGGTAGGTGGCTTCCGCCGGTATCTGGAAGGGGAGTCTCCCCTCGGTCCCACTGGCAAAAATATCTTCCAGCTGCAACTTCTTATTTGTCCTCTTATTGCGAGAGAGTTCTTCCAGGGGGCGCACCTCGACCTGTACGCCCTTTGCGCACGGCTCATGCAGAAGCTCCTTCCAATCAGAGGCAGAATCACCACGAATCTGAAAGCCCCCCGTCTGTGTCTCAAGGCGATTACGGATTCTCTTCTCCCACTCAACAAAGATAGGATTACCAGGGCCAGGGACCCAGAGGCAATGAAATCCGGAGTCAGCATCCTGGCCAAATGTGACTACTGCGTCCTTCGGCATAGGGGCGAAGGGACGAAGAGTCACTGTCGAAGGGGAGAGCCAGAGACCTCCAAACTTGGCGAGAATGGCCGTACGAATCCAATCTTCCTCTGTTACATAGACCCGAGCCTTCTGGTTCTGCAGCCTCGTAGGCAGCTTGTCCCATCCACCGAGGAGCTCAGCAACCGAATCCAGGCCATTTAACACATTGACTGTATATGTCTGCCCATTCATGGTCACAATTCTCTCGTAGAGGATATTGAGCAGAGGGATCTGAATAGCATGAGATGTTCTCGCCCCAAAGTCGAGCCAGTGACGAGAATTTATATCGGACGTGTTGTAAAACAGCCAGAGGGGGGGATTTGTTAGACCCAGTTGGAGGGTTGCAGGGGTTATTTCAATCCGTGGATAGGTGGGCCTCGGGCTTACGAATTCGTAGAGAATTACGGAACCGAGAAGCAACATTGTCAGCCCTGTTAGTACTGCGTACTCCTTCATCTTATAGCATATGCTATTTTTTGCGTGTTACTCGTTTCCAGATCCATACCCCATCTGTGCGTGGAACAGATCTGTACATACCGTTGCTACCTTTTCTAAGCTTATCTGGACACGAGTATGCGTTCCAGGGTACCTTTCCCTTTCGCCTTGTCTGACAAACCATTTTACTTATACGTTTCGGCATTCTAATTAATAATTAGAATGCCCAGACTACTTAGGGAGCTCGCATTTCACGTGATTGATAAAATTATCGAGACCTTTGTTCGATAAGTATCGAATTAATTACGTAGGACTAATCGTTTCATGCGTTCAAAATACGAATTCTCTTCCACTGCCTCCTGGGCCACACGGAGCTTACGGCGTGCTTCTGCGTCGGCCATGGCCTTCTCAGCGGCATATACCTGCTCTCTCTCCGTGTCAGTAAATACTGCAGGAGCCGCCTTCCGTTCCGCCTGATACTGCTGCACACTCCTATTCTCCACTTTTACACCCGCCGTATCCTGACTAAAGGTCGTATAGTCAGTATAGGCCTTTTTAAGGTCAGTGAACTTCAGGCCGGCATCATTCGCAGCCACGGTATAATCTTCACGCCCCGTGCGTCCAAGTTCTACGCCGTACCCCATGCGAGATGCCATGGACAGCTCTTGGGCTACCATGGCCCCCCCAGGACGAGCCGTCTTCCCCTTGCTCTCATCTTCAAATGCCTTGTTGAATACGTCACGATTAAACTTCCCGCTGAACTTGGCCCCTGATGCGACAGTATCACTACCCTTCAGCCAGTCACCATACCCTGTTTCATCCGGGTCAGGAATACGTGTCTTCTCGAACATGTCGTTAAAGGTGTTGAGGTCGAGCTTGGATGGGTTCAGGCGAACGGGCTCGACCATCTTCCATTTTTCTTCTTGTTTGCTGCGTCCGCCGGCCAGGGCAGTAGGGGCTTCGACCTTCCCTTCGGCAGGGCGGCCCCCGTGGATTCTCTCGAGGATCTCTCCCAGGTATGCATAGGCTCTCGTAACGGCCTCGAACTCCTTTTCTGAGCCGCCCTTATCAGGGTGTGCCCGTAGGACCGCCTTCTTATAGGCGACCTTCAGGGCCTCAGGCGTAATAGCGACCTCCTCCTCGAGTTGTAGGATACGAAGACAGGCGGAAAAGTAGTTCATGGCACGCTCACTTCCCTTTTGACTGCTCTGGATGGAATCGGAACCACGCTGCACCATGGTTGTATGCGACTTTTGCTGCAGAGAAGACATATGCTGCGCTGAAGGGGGCTGCTGCGCAGCATAACCACTATGCTGCTGCACATAATGCAAGAGGGAACCGTAGACGCCAGCCATTTTCATCGACTGAATGTGCTCGGGAGATTGTAAGATGGTCTGAATCATTTGCACTCTGACGGACGGAGTTTGAATTTCCATGATATTCTTATATATTCGTACATGGGCATCTGGAATACCACTCGGGATATTCCCCATACTATCTGTCAGAGGACAAAAGTTCCCGTATCCTTCCCGCAGTGAGCACAGGCACAAGCGCCTCACATTCCCACAACCACTTCCTCCCTGCCGAAAAGAAAGAAAAGCTTATGGGCCACGCCTGCGGGCAGAGGAGAGGAAGCTTCCGAAGCGAGGGATCCCGTACAAGCCCCCAGCTCTGCAAGGGAAGAACCATGGCAAGCTGCTCCGAAGGACTCGGCGGCACACTCGAAGTTAAACTGGCTACGGGGAGACAAGAGACACGGGAGATATCACTCCACAGAGGCGGAATCCAATAGGGAAATACCCAATCTGTGTCAACGGGCATTCCCAGATAATACCGAATCACCCACTGCACACCTTTTACATATTCGTTGGAGACAGCGGGCCGGTCAGCCGTGGGATGCATATATTCCCAGTATACGTCCCGCCAGTTGTCCCTGAGCCTCCTATTTTGCACCATACTCTGTTCGACATTCCACTGTAGCGGCAGCCCTTCCGACGGATCCATGCCCTGTAACACTCCCCTCTGTGCCTGCTTCTGCTTCTTTTCGATCATCCGATACATTCTCTCCGTCTCTTCCGTTGCAAAGCGGGAAGCAATGGCCTTGAGGACCGAGAGATTCAGTGAGCCTCCCGAATCGACTAGCCACGCATCCGACCCCTTCATGGCAAGAAGTTCTCTGAGAATATGCGAGTGTCCGTCATCCGCAAGCTTGTGAGTGAGGCTGTGCGGAATGAAGTCATTGCCCATAAGCGACATGAGAGCAACGTAATTGATACACGATATCCAATCGGTAACATGCACCTTCTCCTTCAGCGACTGGACATCGAGAAAGGAGTACTCGGTTTTTTCCGAATGCCTCTCGGACCTCTCGAACTCCTGCCGCTCCCGAAGAAGCCACACTGCCTGGGACACTTCCTCTGACAGAAGCATACTGAGAAGAATCAGATCCGCATCGAGGCCGTAGATAACAATCGGCTCCCCGCACAGATCACGATTCTTTCGTAGATAGTTAAGGAGCTTGTGCTCTCCCTCGCCCGGCTCCTGTACACTGCTCAGAACCCATTTATACTTCTTTACGAGTCCCTGCAAGGCCACCGTGAGCTTATCCATAAATGCCGTGCCAGGCGTGATGGCATTCTTGTCCCACCCCTGAGCAACCTTCTGTGACTCTAACCACGCTGACTTGAACCGGCGGACTCGTTGCTGACGGATCTTGGCCATCGGCACGACTCCGTCCACCGCTAAATAGACATTCTTCGGCGACCCCGCTGCTGCCCACACCTCTTTTACAGTGTCTACCACCTCCGCCAGGAGCTCACCCTCCCACTTTTCCGCCTCATAGGGGTCAGTATGGGTTGGAAAGGGCCGCAGGTTCGGAGAATACAGGCAGCGGTAAATAAGACAATTGAAGTCAAAGCATAGTATACCTGCCTTGACAGGCAACTGCGGTCGCACTATGTGAACATATGTGCTGGCCAATTTTCTGAAGTATGAAGGGATTCCCATCCTATTTGAGAAGCGAGCTGATGCTTTAGATGCTTTGCACTTACTTTAGAACCTTTCCAGATAGAAGATATGTCGACTCCCCCCTCGACAGTGAAGGTCCCAACAATTGTTGAGCTCCTGCAACGGAATATTGTTCGGCCGGCGGTCAGCCACTTTGGCGAATTTGCCAATTTTTCTCCGGTAATATTTACACTCGGCAGCTTGTATGTAGCCGCCGTAACTCTCAATTACCCGATTCTCATTTTCTCCCTCGCTTCCGGCGAGGCCTTCCTCATTAAATACATCCTGTCCGGTATTTCCAACTTCCTCGCAACGAGCGACACGGTCCAGGTCGATGCGGGAGCAGAGTGCAAGAGTATATACGAGGGGTCTATCTCGACGAAGTTCAAATTCCTGTTACAAAATGGCGTGGGGTCCACATTCCCGAATTCGCCCCTCTATTTCATATCGTTTGCTGCTGCCTATTGCATCCAGTCAATGCTGTACTTCTCGGAAGAATGCATGAAGCGTGGCCCTGCCTATAGCACACGCCCCTATATCGCCTACATCATGGCCGCCCTCATTATCATCTTATTCTCTCTTTACACTCTCATGTATAACTGCGACTCGACCTTTGGCATTATGATGTCTGTGATATTGGGTCTCATAGTGGGGTTCATGCTTTGTTACCAGAATCTGGTAGCCTTTGGAAAGGAGGGTATTTCCATGTTATTTATACCTGCGCTTGTGCAACGTAATGGACTGGATTATATATGTGTATCTACGAATTAGATGGATGCATTCATTGATGGATTATTCGCTGCAAAAGATACCTGTGTAGACGGACTTATAGTTCTTCCACACGTACTTATGGGATTCTTCCTAGCCATAGGACTACTTACGACGAACATTGGCATGATATCTCTTGCACTGGGACAAATGTTCGTGGTTCCGTCGCTCTCCTTTGCTGCGAATGCCACGACGGATTTCCGTGAAAATAGCTTATCGGCCATCTTTAACTCCGTCGTGCCAGTGACCATTCTTTACCTCATAGGAGCAACGGTCCTCGAGACTAAGTACGGCTTTTCAACGATAACGTGCTTGATTGGTCTGGCCCTCGTATATTTATTTAAATTCATGCTCGACTTTTACACGTTTAAGGGAACAGCTGCCGCTGCACTCTTTGACGTTGTGAACCCGGTTGTTTGGTTTTCGGGGCGGCCGATTCAGGGAAATCCGGATGGGCAGGCCGATATTTGCTTTATAACACCGGAAGAAAGTCGTGATAAGCTGTCTATGAGAAGACAGACACCGAGTGGGTGGATGATACACGTTCTCTTCTTCTTTGGCTTCCTCTTGCAAAATGCTTATACGATCTATACGAGCCCGGTTCCTACTATCAAGACGAGCGGGGATGCGAGCATTGATGCTAGCCGTGTGGAGGCTCTGAATGAACGAGTATCAAATCGTAAATTTACGACAGGCATGGTGATGGCTGTGAGTTGCGTTGCCCTACTTGCGCTGATTGCTGTGCGTATGAATATGACACCGTGCGAAAACTCGTTCGGCGACACCTTTGTGCCGATGGTCATATGCTTCTTATATGGTGCTGCATGGTATACCATTTTAACAGACAAGTGCGGCATCTCGAGCACTGATATTCTTGGTATCGTGCAGGGATTTATCAGCCCTGAGGCAATAGATAATCCGATTGTGTGCATTGGGTCGGATCCGGGTCCGTTGCCTGGTACTACGTAGATATTGCCTGGTACTCTACGCAGACGAATACTGTACCCAGAGAAGCATATGCCGTTTGAATTCTCGGAGGTGGGGGCCAGAGACCTGGCCAAGGAGGATGGAATCTTGGATGGTATCGAGATATTCCTTCCAGGCATCGAGGACGACCACCTGCGAGACAACCCCTGTTACACCTTCTACCGTCTCCTTTCCAACGGTATCCTTTCCCAGCTTCTCATTCACAGAGTTATGTAAGGCACAGATCCATTCCTGAATCGTCCCACTCGATTTAGGAACCGGAACTTTCTTTTTAAATTGTACTACATGATCGGTGCATTCCTTGCAGGGAATGCAATACTCGAGATGTGAGAGAATCCAGATGGCCTCTCGTTCCTGGTCTTTGCAAAAGGGGTTTGGTTTCAGATGGGATGGCCTCGTTTGACTGAGGTCATGCCCGATTCCATGAAGAACTTTCCACAAGAAAGGACCCCATACCGACGGCGGAGGCATCTAAAATTGATATAAATATCAGGGGCCCCGTATGTCCGCATGCCTTATACCGTTGTAGCAGAATGTTGGTCGATCTTTGAGTCGGCGTTGATGGTGCAAGCACGCAAGTTGGTGGAAGAACTAGCAAAGGATCAGGGCTCAGATGTGAAAGAGTTGTGGGCAAAGATACGTCCCACCATAAAAGTGGACCTTATTGATGTAGACGTTCCTGAGCAGCCGCTGTGCACTCAGTTCTGTCAGCGGGATGGTTCGGCTATCTTAGAGAGATGTCGTGCTCCGTGCCTCCTTGGCTTTGAACGCTGTCCCTCTCATAGTAGTTCTACGCCTGCCACGTCGGTTTCTGCAGTAGGGGAAGTCGAGCGCTTCTTGGATCACGAGGGTAATACCTATTTCCTTGATATGCATAACAATGTACGTGACAAGACAGGTATCATTCGAGGCATTGTTGAGGATGACGTCTTCTATGCATTTGTTAAATAAAAGGAAATCTATCTGTAGATGTCGTTTAGTGGGTTACTACCTAGCGAATTGTTAGAGCTGCGAAGGATTCGCAGCATTCATGGTGCATATAGCTGTCACCATGGCTCAACTGGACTACCAGGCTCTCCTGGTCCACCTGGCGTACCCGGCCCAACAGGTCCAATTGCTCAACCAATCGTATCTTTTTCATATATATATACGAATTCATTCGTGGAACCTGGGTCGGGATATTTTACTACTAACCCCCGCCCGTTGAATGCATCCTCGACTCTATGGCTTTCTCTGGAAGATTCGTTTGGAATTCTACAGCTGGAGTATTTAAGTACAATTGGCCTTGGAAGTGTTGCAGTCGTGTATTCGATTCCCACAGGAACCCGCTATTTATTTCGTATAACATCGGTTTCGTTTATAGGGTCTTCTGTTTCTTTTGCAGTGACTTCTTTGACAAATATATACTATGTTCCTTCGGAAGGCGAAACGTTTCATATAACATTCCAAACTACAGTATCAGGCCCAACTGGAAGTAGCGGCCCTACAGGCATTGTGGGTCCTACAGGAGCTCAAGGTGTTACGGGACCAACGGGTACTATAGTAATTACAGGCCCAACTGGTTCTGCGGGCATTACGGGTCCAACGGGAATGACAGGTTCTGCGGGCATTAC